GTTAGTGTTCGGGTGACCCGTTTGGTCAATCCGCGATCTATATACCATTGCAAGTTAATAACACCCATCCAATTTGTAGAATACCTAATCATCGTTAACTCCAGGCCAAACGGAAAAAGGTTGCCAACTGCTCGGAAGCAAATCTATAGCCCAATTCGGTCTGCTGATAATCGGTTCCACACTGATAGCCATGATCAACTAACCACTGACTCATGCCTTCGCATCGTTGAGCGATTTCTTTACGGATCTCAAGTCTGTCCTGATTCTTACCTGTGCCTAGACTAGTATAGCGACGCACCAAATCCGCATAAAACGGTTCGGTATCTACAGCAATACAAAGATGTGGGTATAGTAGTTGACTCATGCTACTATTATACTATCTTCAGTATTAAGAGTCAAGTCGTAAAAACCCACTAAAGTGTGCTTCTGTGAGAGGCAGGGTGGGTATGTGGCTTTTTGGCTACAGTTTTATTGTTTGGTGGCCAATCTTTCCACGGCTTGTTGAGCCATGGCCCGGAATGGACCCGAGGAAGGACTACATTACGGGTCCATTCCCATTCTTAAATCCGACTTCCCCTCCCTGCTCTTTAATCCTCTTTAATACATCTTCAAATAAGATTGGAGCAAAGTCGGGTAGTTGTTCAACGGACACATTGAAATATCGTGGATCAATCTCGTCGCTATATAGAATTTTGCCGGTCTTGGCATCAACTCCGCGTGGCTTCATTACACGATTGGCGTGGAGGTGGCCGTGGATTGAGCAACCAAATCTACCTAGCGATTCTTCATGAATAGGAATATGGCTAAGAATCATTCCATTCATCACATGATATGCACGAAGTTCACGGAAGTATTTCCGGTAGTCCTCATCTTTAAAAATGTCGTGATTACCACGAATAAGAACCTTGTCTCCGTTAAGTCTATCCATAATAGGCAATGCTTTTCGATTCATAACAACATCACCTAAGTGGTAAACTTTGTCGTTAGGTCGTACTCTTTCGTTCCATGCTGTAATCATGGCCTCATCCATCTCCTCAGCAGAGTCCCACGGGCGAAGTTTTGTAACCCCATCACTACGAGTGAAGCGACATACACCGGCATGACCAAAGTGTGTATCGCTAACTAAAAATACTGCTGGCATATTATGCTCCTTTCTCTAAGTTAATAAAACATTATACTATAAAAGTATTTTTTTGTCAATTCTGGTGGAAATGGAGGGATTCGAACCCCCGACCTTGTCCGTATGAAGGACCTGCTCTACCAACTAAGCTACATTTCCGTAAATGAAAAAAGGCGTAGAGTATTATCCCCAAACCTCTTTATATTTTTCTAAAGCCTTTTTTCTTGCTAACACAAGTCTAATTTTCATTTCATCCGAAATGTCTTGTACATCAGCTGTTTGGTCGACTAGCTCTGGACGACGATATCCAATTTGAAACTCTGGAGTTTCATCGTAATAGTCATCATCGTTATCATTTAAAAATACACGAGCTAACGGTCGCTTAGGTAGATGTAGTTTTGCCTTCGTTCTTGTGATGATAGCACGGACCCGACCGTTTGCTGTCGCAGTTGGGGCAACCCATTCTAAGCGATTGGAATCCAAAGACTGTGCCAACTCGGCTGAGCTTTTCTGGCTTATTATTACTAAAGTCGCGAGTGTTAATACTTGTAACAGGGTGGGTATACATGAGTTTCTCCTAAGCATACTATATTAACGCTTAAGAGTTACACTAAGTTGACAATAATATTGCCAAAATTATATCTTTTGGTCCGGCGTACAGGAATCGAACCCATATTCATCGGGTAGAAGCCGATTGTACTATCCATTGTACTAACGCCAGCTTATATTGAAACACACTAGAAGAACCGTGACGAGCGGATTCATTTACCTTCCTCCAACAAGCGGAAGCCCATACCGGTCAGATATGGTGCCACTACTAAGGATTAATGTGCTTCAATATAAACTGGTCCAGGCGCAGAGATTTGAACTCTGAAAGTTCGGGTAAAAGCCGAATATGATAGCCAGTTTCATCACACCTGGATTGTTTTTCTTGCTTGCGTAGAGCTTTATTGCTCTTGCGGTGCGAGCCCGCTTTCCGTTTATTTGCTAGTACAGCAAATATATTTCTTGCTTTCATTTTACTTCTCCTTTAAAAATCTGTTAGTGGAACTAGTTCCTCTAAATTTACAACATCGGTCCAATCTTCAATATGGCCCGAGTAGTAACCGTTGTGTTCGTTGCGTACTTCAAAATCAATATATCCACGGTTAGTGCGAATAGTAAAGAAGCCATCTTCGACTACTTCTGCGTATTCGTCATCTGTCTCAACATTGACCCACTCTTTTTCTTCTACAGCAGTAACTAACGCACCACGTAGCAAATCAAAAGTGTTACCTTCTCCAATTACATCTCTACCTTGAAAGTGATTAATGTAAACAGTATTACAACAATCGCCACATACATAAAATCCTAATACTTCTCCTTCGATGGTACGAAATGCAACTCTATCATGGTCTTCGTTTAGGAAAATACCATTAATGCGTTTTCCAACTAGCTTGTTTAAAACCATGCCATTCTCCTTTTAAAATTTAAAACATATTAGGGGTGACCTGTGGAATTCGAATCCACCCTATCGGAATCACAATCCGAGGTGCTAACCGCTAACACTAAGGCCACACCTAATATGTCTATGGTGCACCCTCTTGGTTACGCTCCAAGCCATCCAGCTCTTAGAGCTGGCGCTTCCACTAGGTTAGCTTAGGGTGCTCTACCTCTTGATATCCAACCATCATAGTTGTCGACATCTTTTACTTCGTCTACTCCTAGTTTACTCGTGCAGTTAGGATTTTCACTACACATCGTAACAAAGGTATGTCCAAGGCTACGATGGAATTGAGACGCAGATAATGCCATACTTAAATCATCAAACACTTCTGCGTGTGGTTTATTATCCACAGTATAATAAACTTTAAACATATTCACTTTCTAAAATTGGTACCTCGTGATGGTGTCGAACCACCGAGACCCACTTGTAAGGAGGGCAGTATACCGTTTACTTAACGAGGCATTTGGTAGAGGTACTAAGATTTGAACTTAGACTAATGCCTTCAAAGGGCACGGTGCTGCCGTTACACTATACCTCAACAGTTTGGTTGCGGGTTCTGGAATCGCACCAGAGACTAGGGCTTATGAGACCCTCGAGATACTCCTTCTCCAACCCGCGATAGATTGGTGGACCGTGGGAGAGTCGAACTCCCTACTCCTGCGTGCAAGGCAGGTGTGTTCCCAATTATACCAACAGCCCTAAATTCTTTTGCCATTCATTAATAAATGGCAATACTTCGTGTTTCCATTTGCTATGAACCATCTCGTGATGATTTGGGCATAGCGGTATTAAATTACTGGGCTTGTTATTTTTTCTATTCTCATCAATATGATGGATAGCAACAATCTTGTCAAACCCGCAAATAATACACTTGTGTTCGTGATGCTGTTTTGCTATAGTCGCATAATGTGTGGCATTGTCTTTCCACCAAGAGCTTCTGTTATTAGCACAACTTCTACTACAAAATCTAGCTGTTTCAAATTGTTTGGTATTTTGTCTACCAGTCCAAACAAATTCTTTATTACAGCATCCGCAAATTTTAGTATGATCTTTTACTGGACCATACTTTCTATTTACTTTTGCTATTTGACCAGCTTTATAAGATTCTGTATAATATTTTCCGTTATTCATAATTTTTAATTACTTTGGAGCGGGTAGAGAGAATCGAACTCTCAACTAAACCTTGGCAAGGTCTCGGGTTACCATTACACCATACCCGCAAATTTATAAAATACTTTCTAATAACTTCCTAACATCTAATGTAATAGGTTGTAAGTTATTTACTACTGTAGAATCTTTACATATCCAATTAGCAACAGGCAGTCCTGGTTTTAAATTAAACTGCCCGCTTTTTGTTTCAAGATTCCTATTACATTCGTCCCACGATAATTGCGATATAGCAAACTTATGCGGGGCTGACTGAATACATAACAAATAATCAAATGATTGATTAAATTTAGACTTATTAGTATTTTGAAGTGAAACTCGTCCTGTAATTGTATTCTTCGGTGAAAACATATCAGCTACTGATTTAAATTCATATTTTGTATTAGTTTCTAAATCAATGCTATCATATCCTTCCTGGTCAACATACTTTAATCTTCCGTCTGTTGCTTTCTCTAATGCTAATGCTAGAACTTCGCCTTTGAGAAATCTATAAGATGGCTTATTAAGTTGCTTGCCAAGTTTAACTAAACAATCAACTACGGGTTGATAATCTACATCCTTCAAAAAACTCATAAGTTCCTTTAATTTGGAGCGGGATAAGAGAATCGAACTCTTGACCGAAGATTGGAAATCTGCTGTTTTACCATTAAACTAATCCCGCATTGGTGTCGTAACGGCAGGGCCCTTCAGGATGAGTTACGACGTTACTACATTGAGGCATTGCACCGTAGCTTACGCTACCCCCATCAACTGCCTCAAATTTTGTGTAGGGCTTCCACCTACTCCCACCTCGCTTTAAAGTCTGCGTGTCCAAGACTTAGTTCTATTGCTAGAACTGAAAATGTTACTTTCTAATACTTTGGTACCTCGGGCCGGAATCGAACCGTTCGCGTTATATTGGTGCCCGGAGCCGGACTCGAACCGGCATGCCTTTTAAAGCGGAAGATTTTAAGTCTTCTATGTATACCATTTCATCACCCGGGCGTTTGATCTATCTTGCGCCAACCTTTAGGTTTACCACCTTTTCTGTTAGCGGCAATTTTTGCCTTATGTTCTTCCGACTTTGGTTTTCCTTTATTTCCAGATCCATTAGTATTACCTAACATTACTTTGCTATTCATAGCAGATGCTTTTTCTAAACCATATTTTTCAACACGGCGTTCAAAAGGATTTTTATGTGTCCCAAACTCTTTACCATCAATGATGATATTATCGTAATCAGTGCCCCAATACAAATGTTTTGGATTACTACATTTACTATTATTACAAGCATGACACAACAGTATGCGCCCGCTTGGAATAGTTGTATCTAAATATTGTGCTAATACACCTTTATGATTAGTAGAGTTACCGCCGCGTTCACAACAAGGCTCGGATAAGTCTAAGTGAGCCCTGCGTTCTTCGCGAGATTTTTTAATAAATTCTTCTACTATAATCATAACAGTATTATATAGTAATAATTTATTACTGTCAAATATTTTGGTGGGCAAGGAGAGACTCGAACTCTCACGCCTTGCGGCACTGGCTTCTAAGACCAGCATGGCTACCAATTACATCACTCACCCATTTACTACTTTTAAACCTTTTAATCTATCTGCGGCATAACTAGCCGCAAACGCTTGTGGCTTAACTAGTGGCTCTACATTACATACGCCACGGATATAACCAATAGCTTGACTTACAACATTAGAACTAGCATGAATTTCGTTAGGATTAATATCTAAATGTACTTCTACAGCACGACCTTCTAATACTTCTGCTAATTTTAAATACAATTCACTAACCTTAAACACTTCAGTCATTAATCTAGTATTAGGTTTATCACAACGGTCATAATCTCGTTCTCTAGTCACTTCACCAAATAACTTACAACCGTGATTACCGTCAATATGTACAACAATAGCGGCTGTATAGTCAGCATACCATTCTTTGCCACGCTTAATTCGTTCAGAGTCCACACCAATATAAATCTTAGTGTCTGGACCTTGAGCATCTATAAACTTTTTGATTTGTGGTATGTTAAACTTCATTATTCTCTTTCTTAAGTTATTTGGCGTCCCGGCAGGGATTCGAACCCCGACCAACAGTTTTGGAGACTGCGATGCTACCGTTACACTACCAAGACGTTGTACTACTATTTAATGTTGGTGCCTCAACCTAGACTCGAACTAGGGACCCTTGCGTTATCAACACAATGCTCTAACCAACTGAGCTATTGAGGCATGGTGGGTCTTGAGAGACTCGAACTCCCAACCGCTAGTTTCGAAGACTAGAACTCTAATCCATTGAGCTAAAGACCCATGTTTGGTAGTAGATATAGGTTATGATCCTATCCGTTGCAGCCCATCTGACCACTCTCCCAGGTTTATAAAACCCGGCCGCACACCAGTGCTATCTACCATATTGTTATTGGCGGAAAGTATTGGAGTCGAACCAATCCACCCATTGCTGAATGACAGATTAGCAATCTGTTGCCTTGCCGCTCGGCCAACTTTCCTTAATTGTTTGGCGGAAGACAGAGGAGTCGAACCCCACCCGGCTCTTCACCAGGACCTGGTTTTCAAGGCCAGTCGCAGGACCATCCCCGCTGCATTATCTTCCATATTGTGGCTCCCCGAGCTGGGCTCGAACCAGCGACACCGTGATTAACAGTCACGTACTCTACCAACTGAGCTATCAGGGAATTGTTTTTGGTCTGTGAGGTAGGATTCGAACCTACAGCCTCCTGACTCCAGATCAGGCCGTCTACCAGATTGACATTACACACAGATTGTTACTGGTGCCCCAGAATGGAATCGAACCACCGAACCCGGCTTACAAGACCGGACCTTTACCACTAAGGATACAAGGGCTATTTTCTGTCTCTACCATTTCCTTTATTTTTAGCCTTATATGTAGGCGTCTGACTATGGCAGTTTGGGCATATTGCCCTTAAATTTTCTTCTTTGTTATTTTTATAATTCCCGTCGATATGATCTAATTCTAGATATAGCGGAAGACCATTATGTTCTTCGATACCACAAATAAGACATTTATTATTTTGTTTTGCCCTTATATAACGATGTATATACATACTAGTTTGATGTTTGCCTCGAAGGCCATCTTCTAAACCAGACTTCCACCGTTCTATGTAACTTTGATGCATTCCTTCTAAGTAATGCTTGCCACAATAGATTCTTTTTTCTTTATGTGTAAATACCGTAGAACATATTTTACAGCTATATTTTTGTAACATATAATCTTTCTTTAACTGGCACTCTGTAGGGGTGACGATCCCCTCTTACCAACGTGAAAGGCTGGGGTCCTAACCAACATAGACGAACAGAGTATAACTTGGCGTCCTCACCGGGTGTCGATCCCGGTCCTACACCTTGAAAGGGTGTTGATCTAGCCAATCGTAATCTATGAGGACATAACTTGGCGACTCCAGGGAGTAACGATCTCCCTCTTCCTCTTAGACAGAGAGGTGTGCGTCCATGAACACTTTGGAGCCTTTGTTGGTTGCGGGCTAGGGTAACGCTCCCTATTCCATCCTGGCTTATGAGACCGGAGTGTGGCTATCACAACCCGCAATAGTTGTTGGAGGAACGGGTCGGATTCGAACCGACGACTTTACAGTTTTGCAGACTGTTGCTTTGGGCCACTCAGCCACCGTTCCGTTATTGTTTGGTGGGTGGTCATGGAGTCGAACCAAGTATGCCAGAGGCGTCTGATTTACAGTCAGGTGCGGTCGCCAGTGCCGCTCACCACCCATATAACGCTCTCTTTAGAAAGCGTGTAATAAAGCATACTAAGGCAATCATTTTTGCGCTGTGGAAAAGCGCCATGTCTTCGATCCGCGATGCCATTGACGGACCAGGTCTTTTAGTATGCTTTATTACGCTGTAGTTTTTTGCTCCACAAAAGGAGTTTCATCGTACAGGCCGCCCGTTTACTAGATGTTTTAAGTGCCTAGCGTGGACCTCGTTCCCACATAACACACTATACTACCTTACTGTTTATTTGTCAATCTTCTATTTGAAAATAAACAGCTTCTTTACGCTGCGAAGCAAGTAATACCTTTGCTCGCTCGATCTTATTCTGAATCAACTTCTGCTTTTGCTCATCACTGAGTGAATAACTATAAGCCTGTTCCACAATACGATCATTTAATTTACTATAATCTATTGTCATCTTTCTTTCCTTTTAAAAACAAAAAACCCGGAGTGTTTAGTTCCGGGTCCTTAAAGTTTGTGATATTAAAATATTACTTAATCATCATATCCTTCTTGGACCCTACTATAATCTTTCCCTGCCTCAATCATATTAAAGCCACTATTATGAATTGTTGAGCGTAAAGAGGCTACCGGGCTCCAGCAGAGTGCTGAACCTTGTGCTATTTGATACGTTACGGACAATCTTGTATTTTTCATAATATGTTTATTATAATGCTTAATTAATTCTTTGTCAACCTTCTTTTTTACTTCTCTGAACTTTTATTTACCTAATGTTGCAATTATACGCATATTTCCATTGAAAGTCAACCACTTTTGGTAAAATTAGTTGCCCCATCTTAAAAGGAAGAGTGATGAGTCGGTATCGCGAACAAAACTTACACCACATAAGTGTGGTTGATCCAATGTCCACATGGTCCAAGTCCAGTGTATGTAATGTCTACCTACTGTTGTTTCAAGCCAATATTCCATAGTATCCACTGCGGCGATCCAATCTAAATTTCCATTGGTTTCTATTATTGGCCAAGGCGCTACAGCTCTATAAGGAAGTTCAGGATGTTTGTCCCAAAGTGCTCGCATAGAAGTATTTACGAGCCCAGAACTTTCATTATATGCTATTAATTGATTAGATCTTCTATAGATTTTTCGAACCCCACTGTAATTACTAATCTCGGTCCTGGGCTCAAATGTACGGTATGCACATAGTCTGTGCGTACAAATGCGCTAGGAGTTAGTAAATTTGATTCTGCAGCCGTAGCAGGGCCTAAATATTCCATTTTTTCTGCTACTGTTGTTCCTGGCATAGTTAGCCCAGTAAAAGGTAATCCAGTTCGAGTACTTACTTGAGTAATCGAGTATAGTCTTTTATCAGTATGATGAAAATCGGTCCACCAATGCATAGGATCTTCTGGATTACCTTTTATTAATATATTAAATCTACTTTTTAAAATTTTATGGTTTTCGTTATCCACATGGGGTCTTCCATAACCTTGATTTTCTAAATTAGCTAAATGTGCGGTTATGATTAGATTGGATGTATCACAATTATATTGCGACAAATAATTTAATAATTCTTGTCCAGCACTTACTTCACGCCATTCGTGCTGTAACTTTCTTTGATCCCAATCTAAATTATGATAAAAATTTTCATTAAAATGATTTTTATATCGATTAAGTATCCAATCTTTAGCTTCCTGCGAAAAATCAAAATCTGTTTTATGGAATAGTAACATTGATTAACTCTTCTATACTTTTATCGAAAGGCACAGTAATTACCAATCTTGGTCCAGGACTTAATTTTATAGTATGAATATAATCTGTGCGTACAAATGCGCTAGGAGTTAGTAAATTTGATGCTGTATCTGTAGCAGGACCTAGATACTCCATTTTTTCTTCATTAGTGTGTCCTGGCATAGATAAACTACTAAATTCTTGATTAGTACGTGTATTTAAAACATTACTATAGTACAAGCGTTTATCTGTATGGTGAAAGTTAGTCCACCAAAGCATAGGATCTTCTGGATTACCAAGCACTATTATATTAAATTTTGAAGTTACTGTTATTTTACCTTTAGCAGGTCCGTATAATTGTTCGGCGTCAACGTGCGGGCGACTATAATATGGTATTGTTAAATTTGCCAGATGAGCAGTTATGATCAGATTAGATGTATCGCAATTATATTGAGAAAGGTAAGACAATAATTCTTCTCCAGCAATAGATGCTCGCCATTCATGTTGTAGTTGATTTTGAATCCAATCATAATTATGATAGAAATTTAATTTGAAGTGATCTTTATATCGGTTAAGTAACCAATCTTTAGCTTCTTGTGAGAAATCAAAATTTGTTTTATGATATAACAGCATTATAATTTCCTACTAGTATTATCAAATTCTATCATAGTGACTCTTTTATTATCTAAAAAATATTTAATACCGTTAATAACTTGATTAACATCAATGACTGTACGACCTAATTCAACGCACCTAGCATTATTTTCAAGAAAACCTGGTATCAACAATAAACATCTTTCTGGATAAAATGGTTTATGATATTGATATGTTTCGTGTATTATTTTTTTATTAACTTGATATGGATTGGTGCTATAGTATCCAGCAATACTTCCAATAGTAATTAAAGTTACTTTTGAATCTTTTAAATCTTTTATGATATTTGCTTGTATAGTACCTGAATAGGCATTATTGAATACTATGTCCGCTGATTTCATTATAGACAAGCACTCGTCGTACTTTGTAGTTAAATCGTATCCGTTACTACGACTTAACCCGATAACTTCTTCATTGGGGAATAATTCAACTATTTTGCTTCCTACTAAACCAGTATGTCCAGTGATTACTATCTTCATTCTATATTTACCAACAAAAAAAGGACCCGAAGGCCCTTTTAGTTTAACTCGTAAAAATTAGAACGAGTACTTAACACCTGCGGTTACGATGTTGCCATTGTAAGCCTTAGTAATGTTATTACCTTTTTGGTAGGCATAATCAGCTACCAAATTTACATTCTTAACTACAGGATAGGCAATCCCTGCGCCAATAAATCCAGCACCACCATTACCTACGCCAGGTTTTTGTGTGTCAATAAATGCAGCTCCAGCACGAACATTAGTTTGTACGGGACCTAGTTTGATAACGTCATAACTCACAGATGCTGTGTAACGATTAACATCAACAGCATTGGTAGTACTACGATCAAAAGTTCCTTGAACGCCAATTGCGCCAAATGATTGACCAACAGAAACGCCTGCGGTATCTTGTTTAGAGCCCATGTTGCGGCCACCAAAAACACCAACGTCAGTTGCGAAAGCAAAAGTAGTTGATGCTAATAATGCTACTGCTAAAATTACTTTTTTCATACTAATAGTTCCTTTATGTTTATACTACTGAACAAATATTTATTGTTTTTTTGCGTTGGCCTGCAAAAATTGCTAGGTTTTGGCATATTTTTAAGTTTAATATACGCATATAATGAAGTCAAAAGAATAGGGGTCGAAGCCCCTATCTGTTATTTTCTGTTTCGACGGATAACTCCGCAAAGCAGTGATTAAACTGCTAATGTTTGGCGTTGTGCTGTACGAGCAGAGAAACGAATTCCCTTACCTGAAACAGTTACTTCGCCTTTAGATGCGTTTGCATTTAAGTTTTTCGCTTGATTTACAGTCATCGCCTACTGTGTTGCCTCTTTCATTATCTCACCATGTCGAAACCTTGTCATCCCCACTGAAACATACTACAGCTTTTGGCCTCGCTACCGATAACTCGGTTCGGTAATATGCTTCGGTGGAGATGCCGGGAATCGAACCCGGGTCCACAGCGCCTTCACTACGAAGGAATTACAACAATTCTTTACAGCGGAAGAATATTTGATGCTTGCTTGCCTTTAGGGCCTGCCACTACATCGAATGTTACCGCTTGATTCTCTTTTAAACTCTTAAAACCATTTGTGCTAATTGCGGAAAAATGTGCAAACAATTCCTCACCACCAGCATCGGGGGTAATAAATCCAAACCCTTTTGCATCATTAAACCACTTTACTTTACCTGTTGCCATGTTACTTTACTTCCTTTATTAAAAACTATTATACTACTATTTTACCTATTTTGTCAACCAATTTGATATAAACAAGCGTAGCGTGATACTTAATATATCTAACCACTCTAAAACTCAAATGAGCATTAGTAGGTATATTTAGTATTGATCGGTTCCGAATTGCTGGCAATGGACCACAACCTAATCTGCTCCACTCTTCTTCAGAGTAATAATACTGTTCAACTGGTTTTTTGTTCTGTTCCATAAATCTATTTAGTACTGGTAGGCCTTGTTACTTAAAGACATTTGGTGGTCCGGGTAGGACTTGCACCCACACTCCCCGAATTATGAGTTCGACGCTTTACTTTTTAAGCTACCGGGCCATCTTTACTACATTGTAAGTATAACATCGTTAGCTATAATTGTCAAGAAATTTTTCTAGACTACCATACAAATTAGCTAATACTGCTTCTTTACTACCAAAAAAAACAATAGACTTTGGTACACCTTTAGTAGTTATAATATAGTAAGGCATTTGAAGTTTTCTATCAAGGTCTAGTATTGTATGCTGATTAAACTTCATAGGATCATCAATGCGATATTCATAAAATTCAAGGTCTAATGTATCGGCTAAAGCAAACCAACCTAATTGAGTTAATCTAAGTCCGCCAGTTGGACGCAAATTATACCACCATGATACTCTAGCTGATTCTACGCTAATGCGTTGTTCTTCCGGGAGTTGATTTACTAATTGTTCTGTAAGTTTGAGTTTGTTACGCACAGTAATATCAAGGATATACTTTTTCGCCTTGCTTGAGTAACACTACGCTAAACTTATCAGTTTTGAATTGTGTGTTGAGTTTTTTGGCAAGATTGATTGCGTGACCTGGATTACTAAAACTTACTTTTTTATATTTAGGTCCAGGGTACTGAACTAATAAATTAGAAGTTTTAAGATTAACTGGTTTATTATCAAAGTAAACGGCCCATACTCCTTCCGAAGCAAGTACTTGCTCGGTTTTGTATGTTTGCTTGTTTGTAAGCTCAGCTAAAATGGTTGGCTTGGGGCGACTCACTTAGAATTCCTTTTGAATAGTTCTTTTCGTGCTTCAGATATTTTTTTACAAGTTTCTGGAGAACGCTTTTTACCTTTGTGGAGCAACGATATTTTTTGTTTGAATTCCTCACTTCGTGGAACCATTATTTGTTTAGCTCTAGCATCTTTTATTTTTTGTTTTGTTTCGTCACTATGCTTTTTTCCTAACATAGTAGGCGCTTGTTTTGCTCTAGCAGTTCGAATCTTTTCTTTACTAGACTCTGTATGTCTATAGTTTTTACTATTTTCTCTAATTTTTTGTCTAGTGGACTCTTTTACAGTACCGTAACTACCTCCCATTAATCCATCTTCGGGTTTAATGTTAGCCCATTCTGCTGACTCGACAATTTTGTTTTCTGTAGAAAATTTTAAAGCGTATTCGACTAATGTTTCTTTATTATCGAATAGCTGACACCAAACGGTAGTAACATCTAGACCGTGTTTATTAAGATGTGCCCGCCAGTGTACGCCAGATCCTAAATATTTGTTAGGATCCCGTATAGTTTTTCCAAAGTATTTTAGACCGGTAGTATTATGTTGCTTAATGTACAACCAGGTAGGTTTAAACGGTTTCGACATAGTATATTATTTAGTCATAATATACCTACTTATTTCATTTATTTGAACCCACCGCCATCAATTTTAAGTTCAATAACCTGGTCCTGCTGGGGCTTTAATGCGGCTGTTTGTAGGGTTCTAAGTTCAAGTAATAGCTCGGTTAAGTCCGCGGCCATGCCTTTAGCATCTTTCATTGGCATAACAAAGTCTTTACTACCCCGAGCATCATTACCTCGAACCCGCTCAATAAATTTTTGTAAGTGTAAGCTCAATGTTCTCTCTTTAAAAAGTTAGCTAGCTTAGGTGGTTCCCATCCCAATGGTTTAAGAATTTTACCATCTTCACGACGGCGTACTTTGCCCAGTTGACGGTCAATTTTGGCAAAGTTAGTAGCCATTACCTCACGCCAAGCACCTTCACCATCTGCGCCCATCGAATTGATTGCTCCGATAGTAACGACAATAATATCGATTAAAGCATCAAGAGTTTCAACTTGATTTTTATTAGCAATAGCTACTTGTAGCTCGTCGTATTCTTCTGTAATCAATTTGGAGTAAAGTCTAAACTGATCATCATTCATGCCTGAGATAGTCTGCTCGCAAGCTGTCATAAATTTTGCTGAATCCTTAAACGGGTTTGTCATACTTTTTCCTTTTTCTTTAATTGTGCGTTGCGTCTTGCTTCGGACCAAGGCTTACCTTTATGCTGTGATCCATAAATCTTTTTTCTCTCTTCTTCTGTAAGAGAACTTCTATGTTGTAATGCCTTTTCTTGCATCACTACTTTTGTATCTTCTGAATGTTCTTTATCTCTAAACGGATTATTTTCCTTCATCCATTCTCTGTGTTTTTCTTTTCTTCTCTTTGCTTCTTCTTTATCCTGTTGTATCTCTTCGTAAGTCTTGCCTTTGTTTTTACCTGGCTTACCTCTGCTGGCATTGCCTATTTTAGTTTTTGCTTCTTCGGTATGACTAAACGGACCACCATCGCCTGCTTCTGGTTTTAAGTTAGCCCACTCTGGACTATCTACTACCTGCCATAAGTCACTGTAGTACAGGCCCCAGGCTCTTATTTCTTCATTATCTTTACACTCTTTTAATATTTCTGTATCAACATCATTGCCGTGTTTCTCGATATGAGCTGACCAACGCTTACCAGAACCTTTGTAAGTGTACGGATCTTGATTAGTCTTACCTAAATATTTTAATCCGGTTTTACGATGAGTTTTAATGTACAAGTAAATCATATTGTACTTAGTCATCGTAAAGGGTTAGTCATTTATTTCTCTTGTATCTTTTTCACTTCTATACAAGCCCATCCCGATGCTGATTTAACAAGTACTCCATCATTCATTTCGCATTGGTTAGCTCTTTGTATTTGCTGATAAATCAAAAAAGGAACGGATAACAATATCAATAAAAGTATTGGCGGCCAAATTTTTTCAATTAAATTCATTTAGGTAGTGCCTCTTCTTTAGTTTGAAATGGACCCTCGTAAGGGTAGCGTTGTAATACAATTAATTTAGGATCTTGCATAGCCGCCCAATGACGACCTTTCTTGACTGTGTACCAACCAGCCGCATACCAAGATTTACTTTTCTTTGTTTTAGTGTAAACTGGTAGCTTTTGTGGAACGTCCCACATAGGATTATATACACGACCTGCTGCCGGAAAGCCATGTACTATATTGGTTGTTTTCTTTTTCTCAGGTTTAATAATAGCTTCAAAAGTAACATTGATATTTCGTTCAACTAATTTAATACTTTTGTATTGTGCTACTACTTGATTATTAATCTTAACTTGATAGCCGCCATCGCAGGCTTCAATGTTCCCTACTTTATTATTATTTTCTTGTAAAATCCAAAACTGTTTATCTATTACGGGTTTAGCTACTAGACTCATTTAGTCATCCTTTTTCTACATTGTTCTTTTACTGCTACAGGATAGTCGGGACTAATCTCTGCGATACCACAATCATACTTTACTGTTACATGGCGTACATCTGCGGGCCAAAATGCTAAGGCTAATATAGTTAACAATACAGCAAATGTTACCGTAGTCCAAAACATATCTTTAGCCATATTATTCTTCAACTCCAAAATGTTCTTTAATTACTCTGCCTACACCTAGAGTAATACCTTCGGCTTCTGAATTATGGTCATTGGCAACTTCGGCACATTCCTGAACAATCAACTCGGCGAACTTGGCTAAATCGTCGTGCGACATATTGCCATCGCTTAGATTATTATCAGTGATACCAGCCTGTTCAGCAAGTTGTTTAATCTTCTCGTTCATTGCTTTAATTCCCAAATTTAATTGTATGCTACTATTGTAACAGAATTTAACCATACGGTCAACTATTTTGGTAACCTAATAAAATTAACGAAAGATAAATATGAACTAAATAAGTGTAGTTCGCGATCCTGGCAGATCCAACTACTCTAACAGTTAAAAAGGAACTATTAGCAATGACTATTTACACGCTTTACATTAAGACGCATAAGAAAACAGGACTAAAATATTTAGGTCAAACTCATTACGATCCCTATGAATACAAAGGTTCGGGGATTGATTGGAAAAAACATATTAAACAGTATGGAGACGATATTACTACTCAAGTTATTTATTCCGGAAAAAATCGTAATGAAATGTCGTCCTTGGGCAGATATTACAGCAACCTATACCGCATTACAACTTCTGTGGATGATTTTGGCAACAGAATTTGGGCTAACAGAACTATAGAAAACGGTGGAGGCGGATGGAACATAGGTAAAACATACTCTACAGAAGAACGAAAAAAGTTTGGGCATACTAAGCATAAGGGTTCTAAACGAACAGATAAACAAAAACAAAAAATGAAGGATAATCACGCAGATTTTTCTGGTAGCAATAATCCTAACTATGGCAAAAAAGCAAAAGATTCAACACTTACAAAAATGAGAGTCTCAAAAGTAAGAGTATGTCGCATAGTTGATCGCAAAGAAATGTCTGTAAACGAACTTACTGGCTGGATTAAGCGAGGCTGTAATCTAAAAGACAACTATCGACATGATCCTACTATCTATTCATTTACTAACCTAATAACTAACGAAACTATTACTGCTACTAAACGAGAAATGATTGAACGATACAATCTAGATCAAAGTGCTATGAGTAGAGTATTAACCAGAAAGTTAAAATCTACTAAGGGATGGTCTTTAACTTTGTAGTGATCCAGTGTAGTGCTTATTAAGCCAATCACCAAATGTTGCTGCGTTTTCGCTTACCTTTGTAAGTTCGTAACGCCCACAAAATTTAAGGAAGTGACTACCAACTTGTCCTACATCCTTGTGACTAATTTGTTCCTTAATAGTATCATCTACTACTTCTTTAACATCATCTGGTTGCGCTGTTAAATCTACTAATGCTACATTACGCTGATAATCGTCCAACACACGATGTTCTACACCATCTGGATCCGTCCAGCGTTGTAGCATCATATTGTTCCAATTATATCCCTTTTTGTCCTTGTCAGCGAATGCCTCCACAAGGCCAACCTTGTTTTTAGTGCCCTTTGTTCTGACACCGGGAAATGCCGAAAAGACATTGTCGCTCGAATCGCCGCGCATACATTTCTCAAAAAGTAACCACTGTGGATCCGGTATTGTTTTTGGTTCTTTAGTTTTCTTGTCGATGACTGGTCTACCTTTGGCATCAAAGATTCCTTCTATAGTATGTAATTCGTCGGTAATTCCGTTATACTGCTTGACATTTTGTGCTAATAATTGAACAAAGTCAGTATCACTGCTGATAATAACGTGTTCATCTTGTGGATGTAATGCGATCCAACGAGCTATAATATCATCCCCTTCTGCTGTTGGGCAACGGATAACACTACAGTTTGTTTTCTCTGACAAGTATTTAGTCAAGGAATCATAGGTTTCCCAGAACATCTTATCTTCTTCTTGTTCTGCTTCTGTAAGCGCAGCTCTAGATACAGCACGATTAGCCTTATATGGTTTGTAGAAGTCTTTGCGCCAACTGCGCCCTTCTAAAGCAAATACCACATGATCCGCCTCAAATCGACGAGCCATTTTGTTAGCGGCCATTAATGTTACATGGAGGGCAAATCCTACCTTTTCCCAAGTATCACTAGCACGAAAGGCTCCATGTCTAGCACGAAAGAAAAGATTAGCGGTATCTATAAGAACATATTTCATACAAACAGTATAGCAGAACTTATATTAAAAGTCAAACGAAATTGTTGGTAATAATGTAATTTAGGAGTAAACGGTTCCAAAAAGAATGCCCGTCTTTACCAAAATGCTTAGAATTTGGGGATACCGTTTCGATATTGGCATTACGAATTTTATCTTCGTAAGTATCTGATATAAAGCTATTGTTCCAATCGTGTTGGATGTTAAAAGATTGGCTACTGTTAAAAAATATATGTTTAATATTTTGGTTGGCTAATTCCAAATGAAATTGCCAAATTTTTCCTTCATCTTCAGCAGTAGCAGGCCATTGGATAATAACTAAAACATCCTGCTTTTTCTCGTCTAACCATTTTTTTGTTGCGGCTATAATATCATCGGTGGTATTATCAACATACGCTTCGCAATGAAAACTATAACGAAGGGCTAGACTTAACATCTTGCCCCAACTGATTGCTATATTATCAGGATGCGGTAGTTGGCCTAAATGAGCTATTCTTGCGTCATCGCCGGCAACAATATATTGATTTACAGCTTCGGCGGCTGTGGTGTGACTATCACCGTTTACATATAATATCATTGTTGTTTTAAGAGTTTAAAAGTTTCAGCTTCGACTACACGTCTGCGTAAACTACTACTTGAAAACGAATGGTCACGATCGTTAAAAATACATTCGATACCTCGTCGATAACATTCACTCTTTCCAGTAAATTCTTTATCCTCATACTCAATACCCAATACACGAACATCCAAAGGCAGTATTAGAAGCAAATCAACTAAGTCTTGTTCTGTTTGATAAACAACAACTTCGTCTACATAGCGACAAGCGGCTAATTGTATTTGCCGTTCAACAATACTTTGTACAGGTTTGTTTTTAGTATCTCGGTCAATAGTAGGATCTGTTTGCAATCCAGCAATTAAGTAATCACAATGGTTCTTAGCTTCGGATAGCATAGCAATATGCCCAGCGTGTAGCATATCAAAAGTACTAAAGGTAATACCAATCTTTTTACCTTCTTCTGTAAGTCTGCGAATGTGATTAAAAATCAACTTACTTCACTCCTGCCATCGCCAACATCGCGACTTTTAACTACTCGCGGCGACATTGCTTCGTATTGTTCTGCTGTTTCTAATACTACATTACGACATACTGCGGTAAACCAACGATCAATAATATCTGCGTCTGTATCTTTAGGATCCATCATATAGCCATGGCGAACCAAATCGGCAATCATTTTGTCATTCCAATCAAATTCAAATGCGCCTGAATTAATATCGTTAGGATCTATGTCCATACTTAATACTTCAAAGTATGCTTCGCCTTTTTCAGTAGCAACTTGTTTAGCTGACTTAGCTTGTTGTTGCGCTACAGCCGCAATTGGCTTCTTTTTAAAAAAATCAAATATTCCCATTACTGATCCTTAAACAAATTTATTTCTTCCCATGGCAAATCTTTTTTGCCAAAGTGACCATAGTTAGTAGTCTTACTGTATATAGGTCTAAACAGCTTAAAGCGATTAATAATACCTAACGGAGTTAAATCTACATTATTATAAATCCACTCTGTTAACGCACGACTATCACCGTCTGACTCTATATAAAAACTCATAGGTTGTGCTACCCCAATAGCATAACTAATTTGTACAGTAGCCCAGTTAGCACGACCAGCGGCAACAATATTCTTAGCCAAATAGCGAGCCATGTAAGCGGCGCTACGGTCTACCTTAGTAGGATCCTTGCCACTAAACGCACCACCGCCGTGTGGGCTATATCCACCGTATGTGTCTACAATAATCTTACGACCTGTTAATCCTGTGTCACCATCAGGACCACCTACTACAAAACGCCCTGTTGGGTTAATATAAAATTCTGTCTTTTCATCTACAAATTCTGTAGGTAATATATTACGAATAATATTGCCAACGTCTTTACGAACAGTTTCGATATCAACATCGGCATTATGTTGTGTAGAACAAACTACTTTAGCAATACGAATAGGTTTGGCATCATCGCTGTATTCAAAAGTAACTTGACTCTTAGCATCTGGTCCAAGATAGTTAAGTACACCTTGTTTACGAACTTGTGTTAACCCTTCTACAATTCTATGACTCCAGTAAATTGCCGAAGGCATAAAGTTTTCTGTTTCGTTACAAGCATATCCAAACATTAATCCTTGGTCGCCTGCGCCAAAGTTGTCTGTGCCTAACGCAATATCTGCGGACTGGCCATGTAGCAAGTTAATAATTTTAACAGTACGCCAATCAAATCCTGACTGCTCGTAACCAATATCTTTGATGACTCGACGAATAGCTGATTCTACTTCTTCTGAATGTAATACACCTTTATATTCTCCAGCAACAATTACTGTATCTGTAGTTACCAATGTTTCACAAGCACAACGAAGACTAGTGTCTTCTTTACTCATTACTAAATCTAAAATAGCATCACTAATAGCATCTGCTACTTTGTCTGGATGTCCTTCTGATACTGATTCGCTTGTGAATAGATAGCTCATTAATTTCCTTTTAATTTCCATATAAGATGTTCGGTACTGCTATGCCATTTGTATTGATACGCTGGTTCGCCTGGCCCGGACCATCCAGCTACGCCACGATAGGCATATTCTAGCCAGATTAACTTATTACTTAGCGCACATTTATGGGGTAGCCAAGAAAATTTGAGTTCCCAAAATGCCTTTCTATAAAAAGGATCGATTAAATCAGGTATAGGCATACCATGAAATCCTTGTGGATACAATCAAGTACCCCAGTCGTTTTTCCAAAGAACCACTTGAAGTCTATCACTATAGCGTAAGCCATTTGCCATAGCTAGTTCTGCTACTCGACGATTATTCAAAGTATAAACACTTTCAACCCCGCCAACTGGCATTAAGTAAATTGGGCCTTTAAACCCAGCCGCTTGATAAATTTGCGATACTGCTAGTGCTTCTTCGGCATCTTCTTCTGTAGAGATTACAAATTTTAAATAAGTGTATCCAACTTCTTGATATTCGCAAACTACTTCAGGCTTAATAGCATCTTCACGCAATTCACCAGAGCAACTTAATTTAGCACTAACACTAAATGTAACTTGTTTAGGCTTGCCAACTCCATCTAATGACCAGTTAATCAAAAACTCTTTAAACTCTGGACTTAGCTTTTGAGTGCCATTCGTTTCAAAAGTAATTTCTCGTAAATTGGCCATCTTAGGATTGTTCAGCAAGTCTGGATAAGCACGTTGCCAACCTAACAAAGGTTCTCCGCCTGTGATAACCAAGTGCTCAGTGCCCCACTGACCAAATGGCAGAATCTCCATAATGCGATTAGCAATAGCATCTGACTCCATTAAAGGACTTAAATCTTTAAAGCGCGGATCCCAACTAGCATAGCTATCACATCCTGTACTTACTAATGGCAAGTCTTCATATTTGGTAAACATATGAGCAACTTCTGCTATTTCTTCTACTTCTGTGCTAAGTTGACCTTTGGGCATACCAAATCCAGCACAGCGGAAATTACAGCCGAAAGTTCTAAGGAATATACTGGGCACTCCCATATAGCGACCTTCGCCTTGAATACTATAAAATAGTTCTGCTACTTTTAATTTACTCACCGAATTCCTCTCTCATCATTTGATCATGTTCATTTTCTTCTTTAGCACCTTTCCGTGCTTTTTGTTCTTGATAGCCGCGACTACCGTCTCCTTTGCCTTTTACTCTGCGCCCACACTCCGTACATTCGTGAAATCCTTGTACAAACTCTTTTCCACTATCAAATGTTATTACTTCTGTGCCTTCGATTGTGAATTTTTTGTAACACTGGTTAAAGGTACAAACCACTTTCATAGTTTCAGGATCTATAAAAGATACGTCTACTTTTTTCTTTGACAATTTACTCATTTCTTCCACCACCCTTCATAAGGAAAATTAACCCATCGAGGGTCTTCGTTTTTATTAATCTCCATACCAGCATAGTTAATAGTTAATTCACTCTTACTTGGTAAGTTATCGATTAGTACTGCTACTCGTACATTGTTGCCCCAAACTTGTTCCCAAACTTCTGTAGCCTGCGGTAAGCAACTTGATTGCCAATCTTGTTTAATCCAGTTTAGAGTAGCACCTGTATCATTAATATCATCAACGATAAGAATATTTTTGCGTAGCTTTTTCTTAGAATATGATTCGTGATCTTTGCGGATTTCTAAGTTGACATACCCAAAGGCATCACTTGCCATTCCGCAATCACTTACACAATCTTGATCATCCCGTAATGATACTTTAAGTGTTTGCATTGGCACGTCTAGATATTGGGATATAAGAACAGCTGGAAGTAACCCGCCACGAGTAAGTCCTACAACATAATCGGGTTTCCAGCCGTCTTTCGTAATTTGACGTAGAATGTCTTGAGTTAAACATTCTACGTCTTTGTAAGTTAAATTAGTATGGTCCATACAAGTATTATACACACTTGTATTTAGGTCGTCAAGCTATTACGATAAAATTTGGCGAATACCTTCTTCAAACGACATAGGATTATAGTCAGGCATAATCGAACGAAGTTTGGTAATATCAGGACGGCGATTAGCAACAGAACCTGGCATACTTGGTAACTGTTCAAATACTGCGTCTGGATGACCTAATTCGGTAGCAATAACTTTAACAGCATCACCAATTGAAATCTCGCGGTCATTGCCCACATTAACCAATTCACGAGTAGTGTTTTCGGCAACATAGATACTAGCACGGATAGCATCTGATACATGACAGAAGCTACGAGTTTCTTGTGCGCCGATTACAGAGAAAATACCGTTTTTAATCTTGTTAATTTGGTCACCTAAGAAATGACCTTGTTTACTGTTTTCACCATATACATTAAAGTAACGGATCATAACATAAGGTAAGTCCGAATTAGCCAAATAGTTTTCACTAGTAATCTTAGCCAAACGATAACTCCAACGAGCATTGTGTATATCTTTAATAAACACATCTGAATTCTCTGGAACTGGACTCGTAGGATCATCTGCTACAATTTCACTGCTCGAAGCATATACTAAGCTCTTAAGATTAGTACATTTACGAGCAAAATTGAAAATGTTTAAATCGCAAACAAAGTTATTTTCTAATACCTTGTTAGGCATTTTGTAAAAGTTAGTTGTACCGTTAATAGCACCATAGTGATAAATGTAATCAAAATCAGTTGGCAATAATTCATCAAACAATACTGTGTTATTTAAGTCAGCGGCAACAAACTTATCACAATCAGGAATACTTGAACTACGACTATGATTATCTAGTGCCCATACTTCATTGCCAGCGGCTTTAAGTTGTTTACAAAATTCTGTGCCTAGCAATCCGCTAGCGCCTGTAATTAAAATTTTAGCCATTTACAATTTTCTCATTATCTTTAATAGTTGCTTCAATCATAGCGAAGTCAAGTCCTAAGTTCTTAACTAAGTTAGCCCACGCACTTGTATCTTTTGGCAAGCAATGTCCGCCAAAGCCACGCAAGTTTTCATTACACATCAAATATGCTGGATTAATACAATCACGCTTGGTAATAGCATTGTAAACATTATTATAATCTGCGCCTAATGCTTTACATACTTCATAAGCAATATTAGCAAAAATAATTTGTACAGAATGATTTACATTGTTGAAGTATTTGATAACTTCTGCTTCTGCTGGCTTAACACAAGCAACATTTTGTGGCAAGTTACCATGGATAGCTTTAACAATAATATAATCTTCTTCGCGATTACTGCCAATTACTAATAAATCATGATTGTACATAAAATCAGCTAACGCTGTTTTAGCACGAAGAAATTCTGGAACGGAGCAAATACGCAAGTTAGGGTATTGGGCAGATAGCTTATCGCAAGTACCAGGAACACAAGTACTTTTAAGTCCTACTAAACCTTTGTAGCCAGCGTCGTTTAATTCGCCAACTACCTTTTCTACAATACTTGTATCGCAATCACCATTTGGCGCTTGGTTAGTAGGAACACAAATGAATACACATTCTGTATCTAATACATCATTAAGTGTTGATCCTTCGTATGCTGGATCAAAGAAACTCATTTGGTGACCCAAATGATTTAATCCTTCATAAACTGCTTTGCCTACTGTGCCTTTTCCTATTAAACCAATCTTCATTCAATTCTCCTCTGGATATTTCATATCAACTAGTTGATTACTCTGAGCTGACGCCATGCTTAATATTTCTTGTGCCACATCTTCGGGTTCTAAACATATAGCCGAAGTTTTCATATCTATCATTTTAGTGCGTGTGCGTACTGGATTAATTAATCCTAATGTAACTTCACTGCCTTTAAAATACTCACAGGCACCTTGCCATACATTATATAGTGCTGCTTTACTGGCGGCGTATAAAATGTAGTCTTTGCGTCCTGACTTATACGCACTAGATCCAACCATAATAATCTTTACAGGTTTCTTAGTACCGTTACTAATGTAATGACGAATAATGGACCAATTCGATCCAATGTTTATATCAAATGTATTTGAATGTGTTTCGTTATTAGTTTTATCGAAATGACCTACACAATTTACAATAACATCTGGATCATTACTTGATAACATTTCTTGTATTTTAATATCGCTATCTAAATAAACAAAATTTACTTGATTTTTGCTAATAGGTTTGACAATATAGCCGGCTCGAGTGAAGGCTTCACAGGTAGCTTGACCGATGCCGCCATTAGATCCAAATATAACTGCTCGTTTAATCATGTTTTGGTAAAATAGAATCTACACGGAATGTATCATTCTCGTAATCTTCGCCACCGCGTGGGCCTTCAGCAAAAGCAATAAACACACAGCCATCGCTACCAGCTTCCATACCGTGGATCTCATTAGGTTCGCTAATAACCATATCCCCAGGACCGGCAGTGATTCCAACGGCTGGCTCATCACTATCAACAGGCTTAGAGTAATAGTGTAAAGTACCAGCTAACACATAGGTATACTGCGTAGTAAGTTTGTGATAATGATTAGCACGAATAGCACCAGGAGCGTTAGTAATAATACAAGCATGATTCATATTTGCTTTGTAAAAAATATCGGTAATCGAACCACGGTCGTCTGCGTGTTTGCCTAAACCTTCTTCTGTATTGTTATAAATGTTGTAATGTCTCATTGTGATATAAACCTTGTGTTAGGGTTGATGCTTAATAGAGCTTTCTTTAGTGGCTCTCCGATATTCCAGCTTAGTACTAATGCGTATGGTTTTTCGTGTTTAGCAAACTCGTCATCGCTACGAATAGGAATACGAGTTAATGGTGTGTATTTGCCTTGTTTAAATTGACTAGCATCTGTAATACAAGTTAATACTGTTTTATCTAGTTTGTGCCAGTTTAACCAAGTATTAGCTTTGGCTGCCGCCCCAACACCAATAATAACAGCATCAGGTTCATCTGCTAAAATTTGATAAAAGTTAAGTAGCCACGCATTGCGTTGCTTTTCAAACTTGTCTTGTAATTTGGTATAGAAAGTAGTATCAAACAAACCCATAGCAGTTTCGTTTTCGATAGCACCACGAACCAAGAATGGCATTCCGTTGTTAGTAGTATGTTTAGCAATAACTCTAATACTGCCGCCATGATAATCAACTATATCAAAATCTACAATATCTAAACCAACTTGCTGTAGCAAGTTCCAAGCACTCTTAATAGTAAAGTAAGAAATGTGTTCGTGATAAACCATATCTACGAATCGACCACTTTCAATCATACTTGCCCAGTACGGTAACTCAAATACAAATATACCATCTTTATCTAATAACTGTGAAACTCCCGAAGCAAAGTTAACAGGATCGTTAGCATGATTGAATACATTGTTAGCTATAATTACCGAAGCCTTGCCATGTTCTTCGGCAACTTCAACTGCTGTATCAATATTGAATAAAGCAGCTAATGAGTCGACTCCTTTTTCTTTGGCAATATCGCACATAGTTTGGGAAGAATCGATCCCAAGTACTTTGGTATCTGTATCTTGAAATTGTTTAATTAAGTAAGCATCGTTACTACCAATCTCTACAACCAATCCCTCAGTGTTGTATTTGCTTTTGATAGTAGAAGCATATTCATCCCAGTGATCTCTGGCAGTTTTTGAATTTGACGATGTATAGCTATAACTGTATAAGTTATAACGATCTTCGGCATCGCTAACGAATCCTAATTGGATTTGCCCTGAACTAGAATTTAAATGTAGTTGTAGTGGAAATACTGGTTCAGACATATGAAGCTGATCTTCAGCAATGAATGTATCAGCATAAGCGTGTTGCCCGAAGTCTAAAATTTTTGTAACAAACTCGCCTGTAATTAAACAGCGATCTAAGTGGGTGCTTTCAGTTATTTTACTCATTATCTTTTTACCGGAGTTTGTATCATTTGTTTATTAATATCATTCTTTTTAAGTTTTTCCCAAGGATCCTGTTGACCTAGTTTTACATTTTGCCAGAAAGAAAGGTCTTTACCTTTTGACACTAGATAAGAAGCAATCTTTTCAGCGTCAACTAATCTGCCATTGCCATATGAAGGATGATGGAAATCTTTTGGACTACTAGGATTACCTTCTAATACCTCACGATTTTTAAATGTAAGGTCTGCGTTGCTACCAGTTAAGTCATGTCTATCGTGTGTAGCGTAAATTTCTACAATTTCCATAATGTCAAGCATATAAGCAATTTGACTTAACTCAGCATCAATCATTTGATGACGTGAGAAGAATCCAAATAAGTCATACCATTCTTTAGGAACAATAGGGAAAATAGAATATGGATGTTCGCGATGAACATGGATTTTAAGTAGTTTGAATTCACCAGTATGATCAGTGATAATTTTATCCCAACCTGTAGTTTCCATCAAAGCATCGTCATTCCAAACAAACAACCAATCAGCTGATGCTTGTGCGGCTAAGCCATTATAGTAACGATTTAATCCAACATAACCCATTGGTTCAAATACCATTACAGTATAATGAATTCCTTTTTGTTCCATCCAAGGCTGGATTGATTCGGAAAAATATTTTAATCCAACTTCATCATCATTATCAAATGCTAATAATAATTGGACCCCGTCAATATCAAGTACTCTGTTAAAAACACTAATAATACTTAATTTTAATGCTGTAGTTCTGCCTCTTGTAGGAAGCATTACCGCTATTTTATAATCGTTTTTGGACTGGGCCATTGTTATCCTTTGTACAGTTTGTACTATTTACTGGATAATATAGGTACTTAATAATTTTCTTAATCTTTGTAGATAGTGGACCATGTAACTAACTTAGCTGACTTTTTTAAGGTAGCATCGTGTAGTTCTTTCTCAGTAAATAGTTCGTGAGCTTTGAGTAATTCAATTAATAAAGTGACATCGCCTAATTCTTGTATCAATTCTTCGCGTTGAGTGCGCCCAGATTTGAGATTTTCTCCTTCTATCCCAAATCTGCGGCACTTGCTTATAGCTTGAATAACTTCAGCACACTCTTCTTGTAGAATGTCTAAAATTTCGTTAATTTTAGGCGAAGAGGTCTTCATTCCATTCCCTGTGTCCTTCGCGATACGCCATGTTAGACATTGTTTCGCGAACTTCTACACGATAGCACCATAAGCGGTCAGCTTCGGATTGTCCCCACATATCAGGTATGTAAACTCCGTTAACATATTTGTAAAGTTGATCAGCTAGGCCTTCACAACCTAATTTAGGAAGAATGGTTAGTTTAGCAAGATTGCGTTTTTCCATTTCTTTATAAAAGTCAAGTTCCGGATCATCTTCTGCTACTAACAATGTATGGTCAAACTGTGACTCTAATACCGATTTCAATTCTTTAAGTCCACCGTAATCGGCTGCCCAGTTGCGTACATCTAAATCATTTGTACCAAAATAAAACTTCATACTAAATGAATAGCCATGAATTAAATTACAATGACTATCAGCTCTCCATTGACGATAAGCGCAAGGAAATGCGTCATGATATTCTTTAGTACTTGTGTATTTGTATTGTATTGCTTGGTTTGCCATTTATTTCTCCTATGTTAGATTATAGCATAGGCAGCAGAATTTGTATACCGGGATGATGCTCAAAAGACCGGTTGAAACTATTTATTATCAGATTCTGGTGTAGCAGCAGGAGCTACTGGCTTTTCGGTAGTACCCATCTTTTTAGCAAGGTATGGATCAACATATGGTTTGTTAACTGTTTCGTCGGCCACATTCCAACCAATGGCACTAAAGAATCCTACAATTAACCAAGTTCCTATAAGTTCAATGATCATATTTTTATTATTACGAAAAAAGATATTGTATAAATGCGACAAACATAATCCAATATATATAAATTTCGTGTAGTATCTGTTCAATCATCTCGGGGCAAAGTCCTGTTGTAGTTTGATATTGTCCATAAACTCTTTCTTAGTGCCAGCATCTTCATTAAATGCTCCACGCAATACAGTAGTCTGTGTCAGACTAGAGTGTGCCATAATACCTCTATTTTCGCAACAACCGTGAACAGCCTGTATATATACACCTACGTCTTTACTATCAGTTGCTTTCATTATTTCTTTAGCGATGTCATTACATAGTTCCTCTTGTAAAGTCCCACGGCGAGCACACCATTGAGCAATCCTTGTATACTTAGAAAGACCAATGAGCTTGTTGGCAGCGATGATCCCGATATAGGCAACCCCACTAACTGGCTGATGATGATGACTACACATACTACGCAATTCACTGCGAACAACCAACATACCTTCATATCTATCCTCTGAATTATTTGGAAACGCTGTACAATCTGGAGCCGGCTCATATCGCCCTGCCATAATTTCGTTAAAATACATCTTAGCTAATCTTTTAGCTGTGCCTTTACTGTTGGGATCATTTTCGCGATCAATAAGCAATGCGTCTAGTACACCTTCAAATGCTATAGTGGCATTAGCAATTAATTCATCTCTGTGCCCGACTACATACTCACTAATGTTATCCCCAGCCCAGAAGCGTTTCTTATCGCGTTTCATATTAAAACGGATAGCATCGGCTAAGGTTGCTTCTTCGTACCCTTTGTCGCTCATCATCATTGCGGCATCTTCGTAGCCAGGATGATACGGTGCTTCTTCTACTAATTTCTTAGCGTTTTCTCTATCTTCTGTTGTAAATGATGTCATTCGTTTTCCTCTGATAATCTGTCAATAATTTCTTGTTGCTCTTGTTCTTTCATTTGATTTATGTCTAACTTTTCAAATCTATAGCCATATCTCATTGATGGCATAAGCGCAATCTTTTCAAACATATCCATTTGGTCAGTTGTAACGCCATAGATATAGCCTCTAACTTCTTCACTTTCTGTTTCCGCGTTAGCAAGTTTAGAACCTCTTTTGGAAGCGCCATGTAGTGTAGAACGCCAAGCATAGTATTCTTCATCGATTGAATCAACAAACCCTTTTAATTTAGGATCATCCTTTTTAGCAACCCATACAATGTATAAGTTGTCAGATTCATATAACAAAGTATGCTCAGTTTCGTTAGAAGTTATACGCTCAAATTGTTCTGTTAGTATCATATATGCTTTTATTATAAAGGTTATTTAGGTTTAAGTCAATTACTATGTAATATTTTTTAACAGATTTGTAGCCGAAAAGAAGTTTTCAGAAAGATCCTTGGCTTGTTTTTCGATATATGGAATTCGAACATCATATGATTCCATATCTTCTATAATAACCTTACATAAGTCTGGACGATAAACATTATACGCTTCATAACTTTCAGTCCATATACTAGGATATTTGAAATGATTATAATACATTTCAGTATAACTTAATCGATCCGGAACTAGGGGAATGGCTCCTAGTAATGCGCCTTCGTAACAGCTAATGCCAAGTGTTTCTTGTAAGTTAGCAGAGAACACAATCTTAGCTTCGCCCAACAATGTGTGATATTCATGTTTAGTAAGTTCTTGTTCTTGACAAACAACGAATTCATATTGTGGTAAGTGTGTAGCCAAATCTTTAAAAATGTCTACTTGTTTTTCTGGAGCAATACGATGTGGAAATAAGATTAAGTCACGCTTTTTTAAATTCTTATAAGGAGCCAGTTCAGCTTCCATATACTCCATGGGCCATCCTGTTTGTGTTACATAAGGATTGGTACCATTATCTTCTACATCAAATAAGTTTTTAGCAAACATTTTGATATGAAAATCTGTAGCAAAGTAGTTGTGGTCGTATGAAAAGAAATAACTCTTTTCAGCGTGACGCACCCATGGCTTATCTCCAACTAAGCGTCCAAGAAAGTCTTGAGGATCATAACTGCCAGCATGCCATAAGCCATGTGTGGTTACAGGAATCTGTAACAACTCGCTCATGTATTTTAAGTTTATGATGCCAGGATGCCAAGCATCAGTAAAAATGAAATGATCACCAGGATTAACTGCTCCGGAGCAAAATAAACGGCCCATCTGCTCAACTTGATTAGCCTTGTATATATTGGTGCCACCAAAATTAAGAAAAGCACCAGGAGTAGTGGCTTTAGGAATATCCTCAGGGCCAGCGATAATTTGAACATCGTGTCCTCTCTTTCTAAGAAGGTTAGGTAAGTGAGTTTTCCACTCGCAGGTATAACGAGTGGAAACACTTTCTAGATCGACTAAAAAAACGGTCAAATCGGTCTTCCTAAACGACGTGCGTCTTCAACCCACATATTCTTAGCATTTTTGCCTTGAATAAATTTGTTGTACTGTTGCCAAGCATAGCTCTTAAAGTTATACAAGTCTCCTTCGTTGAAACGATATCCGTAGTCAACGCAGAAGTCTAGAAACTTACCAAGGTCATCTTGGACTGATAGTGCGCGAGCACTGGGTTTATATTGTTGCTTACCCATTGTGTTTCCTTAAAATTTAATACTATTTGTTGGGCGAGAAAGTTCATACTTTATGAGGCAACCGTTCTCACCATCTTCGGCTACTTCAATCCATACAGCACGTTCAGGATACCTGGCGGCTATTTGTACATACAAGTCATCGGCTATCATTTCACATGACTTAAAATCGAGTTCTAAAATATCTTTACTGTACAAACTTTCTAACCAGCGTTTAAATTGTATGAACTCCAAATCTCTATTCGAATGCCAAACATCAATCCAAACTTTAAACCAGAACACGTGCCTGTGTGGACTAGCTAAAAAGCTAACATCATATTCGCCGGCTGTACATAAATTAGGATCTGTGGCTGCCGCTGGATAACGATGGATACCTTCTCTACGGAAAGTACACCAAATTTTACGCTCGGCATTTTCTTTAATGCGGTTAGCTTTTTCTAATAATGCTTGTTGTCGTTGTTGATCCATTTTAATGTTTCCAAAGTTCCATTGCTACAATTTTTCCGATTGTTTCTGCTACATCTGTCCCATCCGGAATAATATGGGTTGAATAATTGGTACGACTGTTTTTATCATCGTACTTGCGGAGTTGTACAATAGTGCCACCTTGTGCTGGCATTACATTAAATGATAGTCCGTTAACATCAATCGATGGGTCGTTACCGTCTAAACAAACTTCAGTAGGATAGCAGTCATCTCTTTCAACAGTCATATAACCAGCACCTAGCCAGTTTAATATAGCAAGTCGCCATTTTCTTGGTAACATATTATTCCTTATTTCCGTAATCAAAAATTGATCCAAATGTAGATTTAGACATAGTTTTAAGTTTATCCATGTTGCTATCGGAAATTCGCCAATCTAAAGATCTTGTTTTGGTTGGATTTGTATTTTCAAAATAACCATAAAATCCTCCTTTTTGGGAAGTGTATGCAATTTGAGGATTTTTGATTATTTGATTTCTTGCGTGTTTATAGGCTTGCTCGCATATATCTTGTACATGAGGCTGATCAAAATCAATAAGGTCAATATCAACTATAATACTATTTTTGTCTAATGTAGCTCTTAATTGTTTTTTAATTTTTTTATGAATAGGTGTATCATACCAATTAACAATACTGATAACATCTTCTGGCAACATTGTGCCTACAGTTTGAGCACTGGTAGCATTTTCATGTCGAGTCTTGAACTCCCAGTCAAATTCTTTACAATCTACACCATTACCACGATTTATGTTAATGCCCATAGATTCAATTTTATTTTCAAAATCTCTGCCAGCATCTCCATGTTTTTCATTAGTTAGGACTGTGCCTATTAATGATTTTTTAATCATATCTAGAATGAATTTTTCTTGTGCGGTAATCATTTGATTTCTTCATCTTGAGTATACTGATCCCAGTATGTATATTTGTCTTTGGCCATTAAATCATGTAGCTGGTGCGTCCATACTCCAGGATTACTATGACCCCATGTTGTGTCATCTAATTTAAGTGTAGCGTTATAATTAAATTGTTTAATGTAAGGCAATTTACAACTAATCATAGGAATAAATCTTGGATATTCAGAATAACCAGATTCGATAACACCTTCTGCGTGTTTAATATCAAAATCCAATGTAATCCAATACCCAGTTTCTAGCAATGGCATAATAACTTCATCCCAGGGCCGATATTCTGCCTGCGTTACTGCTTTAGGATTGAAACTTTGACTTGTGCCAAAATAGATATGTTTACAATCAGCTTCGATTGCTTTTTCGAGAATTTCTCTTACTGGCGGGGTACCGACTACAAATAATGTTTTCATACCATACGCAATAGTATGCTCGACTTCGTAGCCTGTAAAGTAAACTACATCTTGTCTTTGTTCAGTGTTTAATCCCACTTGATATAACCTCTACTGTAGCCGCTTGGACGGTCCTTACCATCCGCAAACGCCTGATCCCACTCTATGTTACGATTATAACACTTAGTCCAGAACTTGTCAACATCAAGTTGTCCAGATTGAATCCAATATACTGCTTTCTTCATATGCCAAATAAATTCTGGATTACGAGGACTAGGGAATACCATTGTACAGGCTTTCCATAATAAATTGGCAAAGTCTGTAGTTACTTTCTTTTGTGCTCCAAAAATAATTAAGGCTTGGTTAGCTAAAAAGTCTTCATCAAATACAGCAGAGCCAGAACTTAAATCGATAACAATTTCGTATTTCTTTTCTGGAATAGTAGGAACCATAATATCGCCCCATAAGTCTTTATTACTACGACCTACTACAGTAATATCATTTTGTACCTTGTCAATCTTAAGTGTGTTATACGCTACCCATGCTAAGAATCCGCTACCAAGAATTAGTATGTTACCGTTGCGCTTGTCAATTTCGTGTTGTGCTTGACGAATCAAATTGATACCACAAGCTACAGGTTCTATAATATATTTAGGATCAGCTTGGGGAATAACTACAAATTCATCTTTACGAACATTGTAGTAATCAGCATAAGCAGGTTCGCCGCGAGTAGCAACATAATCGCCTACTTGAACATCAACAACATTACCACCTACTTGGGTAACTTGACCAACACCTTCGTGTCCGCTCATTTCAATAGGCAATGGACCAAATCCACCTGTCATCATATCAATGTCCGAACGGCATACTCCAGTCATTACAGCCTTGACTTCGATTTCGTTTTCGGTGTTATCTGGCTTGTCCCACGCTAGCTCACTGAACGAACCTTTGCCGTCAGTAGCTAATAATCTTACTTTCATGCTAACTCGTAAATGTCAATGTTTTCAATAGTCTTGTGAATCCATACATCTAATTCTAGTTGTAGGTCCCAAAACGCCGGTGTGTCTTTCATTTCTATAGCAGTACTAATCATACGCTTATATGCATCTTCTGGACATAATCCAAGTTCGAAGTAGTAATGGCTACCATCTTCAAATGTCATTAAAATACTACGGTCATCACCAGTTAATGTGCGCCAGTTAGATTCAATAATCCAATGGCAGCCATGTGTATCCACATAACTTAATTCCACTTGATCTTCTACATCATAGATACCGTTAACATCTACACGGCCATAATCTGTTTGTGTAAGTTCAGGTAATGTCCAAAAGCGTTCAGCCGATTCTGTAAGCATATTTGCTTGGTCGTAACTAAATCCAGATAATGATTGGAATAAACTTAACAAATGCGGAAGTAAATCTCTACTGACTCCACCGTATGCTAAACTCTTAGTAGTAAACCATGTACCCGGATTAGGAACACGGTCATTGTTGTTCCAAGTTAAGTTAATGATTTTTGCTTTGTGTGCTAGTTGTGTTAGTGTAGCAATATTTTCACGATACTGATTATTCTTAACCATCATGAAGCGTGTATCAGGATAATCGTCTACAAGATTATACCACGCTACTGCTGACTCTAGTCCTGGCTTCTCGATAAACACAATACGAGTATGATTTGCTATAGCACGAGCAATATCTTCGTGTGTAAAATTAGGAGTACAAATATGAGCAGTATCAAAACAAGCATGATCCTTGAATACTTCTTCCAATTCATAATAATCGGCGTCTTTACTTAAATCAGGATCGACTGTAACAATCTCATGACCAAGTTCAGTTAATACTTGTTTGTATAACTGCCCAATGCCCATTCCTACAATAAGACTTTTCATGCTTCACTTTCAAGTGCGTCAAGTTTAGTTTCATCCAATCCAGAATCATCCATATGGTGTTCTTCTGGTTCCTCTGCTTCAAATAAATTACTAAACATAGTACTAGCATTAACTGTTTTCTTACCAGTAGCGCCACGAGTACCGATAATGCTTTGCCAAAACTTATCATACAAATCAATAATAGCAATAGCTGTTTCACGATCCGGAGCAGCAAATATTGCTTCTACTACATCCTTAAAGTATACAGTATCAAAGCGTTCATCTACAAGCATATTGGGACATTTGCCCGCATCATACTCGCGATTAGCTCGTTGTACTGATTCTAAGTGTGTCCAAACATTATGTCCCATGAGTAATGCGTAAGAGAATGAATCCCAACTTGTTTTACCTTCTTTGCCTACTTTATTTTTGTCGCCTGGTTTATATATGCAAATATCTTTAATCTGTAAGTTATTACTAACAGGACTATCGTCGAAGTGATGAATTAGTTTATCTTGTAATACAGCATCGCTAAATTTGCGTGTATCTGTGGCATACTTTTTATCGTCAACGATAGCACTCATACGATAACACCACTTCTTACGATCTTCGATATCTATTTGATGGTAGACTTGTCCATTAGCGGTTGCTAAGAATGGACTAGCACAATCAAAACTAATAGTGAAAGCAGGATTAACATACTTACGAACAGCCCGTTGAATATCAGTCAACAATAATGCCCATTCTAGTTTACTTGTACCCAAGAAGTGCATCCAATCTTGTTTACCTTCTTGTAGTAATCCATCGAACTTCAGTGCTACTAGTCTACGCAATACTAAGTCAACGTCACACATATTCTGGCCACCCATAGCCCAACCATTAAATGCCTTATTGCCGTAAATGTTTGGATCGCAGAAGTCTTTCATCTGAGCATACCAGTCATCGGCCTGTGCGTGATTTTCACCTTGTAGTACATTTAAGAACTTACAAGCACCTGTGCGGTGTTTGATAAAATATTCGTTATTGTACTTGGTTGCTTCGACGGCCTGCTGATAAGATTCAATACCGGTAGCGGCACGACCAGCTGGACTACGCTCTACCCACGCTGGAATATCAAGTACCATACCATAGTCCATAATACCGTCCATCCAAGCTAATACTTGGCTACGCTTTTTCTGTGCCGCATCTAATTTAGCTTGATATTCTTTTACATGGTCAATCTTAGTATATTTGGTGTTGCCGTTCTTATCATGTTTAGGTGTACCATCTGGCTTTAACGCAGGAACTTGTTCTATGCCTTTAGCTATAGCCTCAGCCATTTTAGCGGCTACTTCCGGGCCGTTAGGATCACGCCATTCACCTTCCCACACACCTTTACCAATTTGGAATCCGCCCGAATCGCCTAGAATGAAAGTGTTAGCACGATCCCTGTTACGAATCATGTCTTCATTCCAGTCTTGTTTGTTAAGATCCAAGTTGGCGTGTCCTGCTGAATACAAACTCCACTTATATGTAAACAAACCTTTTTGACTATTAAGCCAATTAAGCATTTCCATATCTTGGATATTAGTAGGCATACGGGCTTGGTCAACATATTGACTGCCTCGTTGTTTTCCTATGTAAGTACCGTAGAACCCCGACAATGCTGGCAAAAAGATAGCATAGTCGGATTGTTTGGCAGTTAAATTATCTTGCGCCATTATTTAAGACCCATTTGTTTTCTTATTTCAGTCGCTGAAATAGAGTGCGTATCCTCGTCGAATACTTCGTTTTCAATTTTATAACCAACATTACGACCATAGGTAATGTTTGTAATATTAGGAACGAATACAATAATATACTGTCCTTCATACTTTTCCTTTAAATCCGCATGGATGAAGTTTTCTACTTCTTCTTTTTTAAATGGATTAGAATCATTCCAACCTTCGCAATCACGGATCATAATACAAACTTGACCTGTTTTAGCAATAGCACGGTCAAACAATGCTCTATGTCCGGCGTGCCATGGCTGCCAACGCCCTAGCATTTGAACAGTAGGCTTACGCCAATCAAATCCATCTGGATGTGCGGTTGGCTTAGTATGTCTGCCCCATTTAATTTTATTCCAAACTCTTTCATGAAACCAAAATAAACATATTTTAGTTAACACTTCGATAGAAGCGATACTACCAGCAACTACTAGTTCTCCTGTAACAAGAAAACTAACAATAAATGTGTCGATAGTACCAGTAAGGCGCCATGATAGCGCCTTAACTAAACTTCTAATATTAGTGTCAAACATTATTTAGATTGAGCTGGTAGAATATAAGAATAAACAGCAAGTCCGGAATCAACAATAATCTGCATTGCGCCTTCATCACTAATACGCATTACTTTATCGCCATACAAGTCAAGAATGCCAATAACAGCTTTGACTGGCCAACTCCATGCTCGCTTGAGATCACCTTGTACATCTGGTTGGAATACAAAGTTACCAGCGTGTGTTGAATGATCTCCAAAGAAGAACTTCAAATCACCGCCGTCTACTTTAACTTGGAAATTGTTTTCTTCGCTATTAGCTGTAGCTTGCATTTTCAAACGCTGAATAGCCGCTGCGCTTGGTTCAACCTCTAAGTTCCATTTAACACCTTTGAACTTAATAGTCTTAATCTTTTCATTAGCAACTTCGGCTGCCATAAAACGATATGAATTCTTAAAGTCGCCTGCTTTGTTCACAAAGTTTAACTGATCCGGCGCATTGTCGGCTCTGCGATTAATAGCAAGTGTAGCATCTTCTTTGTACTCTTGTAAGTTCAAAAGAATTTTAAGTTTGGCTAAATTTGGCATACCAAATGTACCAATAAATTCTGCTACTGGATTGATTGTTTTACCTTCTACAACAATCGAATTATCTTCAGCTTTGCCAAAGATATTTGTTTCAGTGTCAGTTCCAACTACACGAACTTGTTCAATACTGCCCAAGTCAAAAGTATGTGAAACTAAGTCTAAAAGATGATCACGCATTTAATATTTCCTTTAAGTAATGTTGATAGTATAACAGGTTTATTTAGGTTTTACAACTATTTTGAAACTATTTTCGCCAAAGGTTGTCCACCTTTAATCGAATCTAAAACGCCTGGCTTACGCAACTCTAGCCAAGTACTTGCTTCGTACGTATTATAAGAATACGCAATTTCATATCCTATATTAATGGCTAAATTTTTGATAAATGAACCAGGGGTATAGGATCTATGATTTTTTTCAGCTAATCGAACAGCACTAACTCGGTCGCAATCATTAAATGTCATAATGAAAGTTCCTCCTGGTTTGAGCTTTTCGAAAACTTCTTTTAAATATTTTTGAATCATTTCAAAAGGACGATAATCCAAATAATCATAGGCCAAGCACAATCCAATTTGATTATTAGGTATTTTACTTAAAATTTCTCGATCAAAATCTTCGACAATAGTATAAGAGCGTAGTCGATTTTGATATTGAGTACTAAAAGTGCTTAATGCTGGTAATAATAAATCATGTTTTAAATCCACAATGTATAATGGATCATGCCCTACCATATCTTCAATAAAAGGTCCTGCGCTAGGTCTGATAATTAGTGCGGGCATACGCCAATCAGCATATAGCTTTACTCTACTACGGTATAGGTCCATGCTTATACGATTATTTGTACGGATCTTTAAGACTGTTGCGCTATCCTCGTATAATTCCCATTCAAGTACATCGGTATAAGATTTATAACTTTCTTGAAATAGTGGTGGTTCAGCATCACTAATATCTTTATCTAACTGAGTTTTTAAATTATTAAAATCGCGTTCAAACATATCAAACGCATCGTTGATATCCTGTTGTCGTTTATTAAGACTAGCGGCTAGATATGTAATTTCATTTAATGACTGATTAGCAATATCTCTGGCAGGTACCGCAGATAATTTATCTAACTGATTTTTTAAGAATACGAGATCACTCAACATAATTAGAACTCAAATAAATTTTGAAATGTATTTTCAGTATTAGTAGCACTAGCTAAGTCCCAATCTAATACACTTAATAAGTTATCAATCTTTTGGTCTACAATAGTAGCTTCCATTAAGGCATCATCAAATGGAAGTTCTTTAAACCAATCAGGCAAACGTTGCTCATCTGTAGGGTAACCAATACTAGTCCAACCCAATGGATTTGGCTTTAACTTACATACAATAGTTTTCATGCCGTCGACTACCGCAATAGAATAATTGTCGCTATTCATACGACGTAGATTGTTCCAGTTTAGTGCCGCACGAACGTGTCCTGGCATATTAGCTTTGCCTGCTTTTTCTTCAGCCGCACCATATTTGGTCAAGTTGTTTACACGTTTAGGTGTACCCTTTTCCCAAGCTGGACGCTCAGCAAACGCATACTTAAATTCTCTAATGCGCTCAACAATTTCTTCACGACCTGTACCAGTTAATACCTTTTCCAAAATCTCACTTAAAAACTCTTGAATTATTTTAGGAGTATCCGAACGCTTTAAGTCTAAGCCCATAGCTTTAATCTTGCCTGGCTTACCGTCTACGTCAAGGCGCTTGCCTTCTAAGTCATAAATTAATACAGCATAACGCTTCTTAGTAATAAACAAACTATTAGATGCTACTAGTTCGCGACCCGCTTTAATAAGTTCGCCAGCTTCACGAGGACAGTGGAAAGCCTGTTCCATAAATGCCGGAAATGAATCATTAACTTGATCCGCAATGCTATCATAGAGTTGAATACAACTTTCTTTACTCCAAGACATCTTTCCAGCCGCCACATCATCTTTGATAGCTGGCCACGCTGTAAAATAGCATGAGTCAGTGTCACCATAGATAATTGCTTGTCCTAAATGGTCTTTAACCCCAAAGATACATTCGTTAATATAACTAGCCATGTGTCGAGCAATACTACGACCCGATAGTGTAGTTGACTGTCCAATACGCTTGTCAAAGAAACGACAATGTGGATTTAAAATAGCACCGTATAACGAATTTAAGTTAATCTTCTTAACTAACTGTCGCTTATCCCAGAACGCAATCATCTTAGGATCAGTAGCTTCTTTTTTCTTAGCTTGAAGTTCTTTACGTTCAGCATACCAACGCTCTAACAATCCTGGCACAACACCTTTACGCTCATATGTAACAATAGTGCCATTAGCGGTTAGCATCCAAGGTTTGTTAGAATTAAATACCATCTCCCAAATCTCAGCCGCACTATGTACAGTACTATCGCCATCTTGCCAGTCGATTGTAATTTCAGTACCACGCTGTTGATCCATGACCGCTGTATATTCTAATGTAGCAAACATACCTTCCCACGCTGCCGCAAATGATTTGCCTTTACCAACAATTTCATTAATGTAACGATCAGTCATAATAGGACGAAGTTGTCCTACTACAGTTTCCATTCCCATGTTCAACGCACGAATAGCAGATGGATAAAGTGAGTTAATATCCACAGCGCCGATCCATTCATGAATACCCTTTTTAGGATACGCAACATAAGCACCTGCGGCCGCTGTATCTTCTTCGTCTGTTAATCTTTGTTTACGATTAGGTACAACAAGTCCACGCTCATGTGCTTCGTTAATAATAGCTTGTTCAGTAACAGCTACGGCACCCATTGTAGTTGCTAACAATACAGTATTGGCGTGTGCGAGTTCGTTAGCTAAGTCCAAGAAGCGTAACTTCTTATCTAACTTGTCTAACAACAATGTATCTTGCCTGTTATACACAATAAACTGTTTAAAGTCTTGATTGTATAATTGATCCAATGTGCCTTCGTATTGTGTTTTACTTTCGCCTAGTTCATATTCAGAAATAGCATCCAATGAATAACTGTGTCGTTCTTCATAGGTGTACTTACGATATAATTGCATATAGTCCATGTGTACACGACCTACGATATCATAAGTTGTGCTAGTAGCACCATATCGCTCAAATTCACGCTCTTTAGGGAATTGACCCCACAAGCAGAATCTGCGTGTATCATCTTTAGACAATACTCGCTTGATACGATTTACTGTGTATGGTATATCATAGCCTTCTGAGTTCCAACCTGAAATAACATCTGCGTCATCGATTAAGTCCAGGAATGTTTTTAACATATCCTCTTCTTTTTCAAACACAATACAGTTTTCAAAGTCTTTAGCAATATCATTAGCTGTTTCGATACTCATATGCTTGGGTGGCACAACCAATGTAACTAGTTGCTCCATCCATTGTAAGTAAACAGAAATAGCTGTAATGCCGTTGAATGGATCAGTGGTAGGAGAGAATCCTTTCTCCTTGTGAAAGTCTACTTCAATGTCGAAGAATGCCGCATGGAGTTCTGGAGCATCTTTATTTTTGTAATTTTCTTCTAAACAACGGAAGATAGGATTGATATCAGATTCATAAAGTTGTTTGCCTTTTTGAATGGCTACTTCCTTACGAAACTCTTTACTATTACGACTAGAAAAGCGGGCAACTGGTGTGCCATAGATAGAAGTAAATTTACCTCTAGGATCGTTGTAGTAAAAGATATAATCAGCGGGGTATTCTTTATAAATTCTTTCCCCGTTGATTCGTTCTACAACATGAATTCGATCGTGTTCACGATCATATAGACAATCTACATAACTCAAATTAATCTCCGTTTATGGCCGGTAAGCCTTGTTTCATGTTCGTTAAGCGAACGACTCTTACTGCTAACTATAATATTTATAGTGTTTTGCCCACTTGAGTTAAAATTTGTTCTAGCAAGCTATGGTCATCTTGTGTACGGCCAAATTCAGCTTTGTGAGCAATCTTAATAGCTTTTTTAAGGATAGCTGGTTTAATTTCTAATTCTTCAGCAATAGCTTTAACTGTGTCATTCAATCCACCTTGTAGTGTTTCGATTTCCATAGTAACAGCCATACCTTCATTGATAATTTGCTCTAATTTTTTAGTTTGTTCTGCTGTGAATACGCGGTCTGACATTTAGTTCTCCTGTTAATAATGTTACAAGTATACAGGATATTTTGGATGAAGTCAAATGATAAAAGACACTTTTGGCTAAACGGTAGCGAATCGCTTTACCAAGGCAGGCTCCGCCTACACCGGCCGTTTTACAACGGTCCTAAGGGTGTTCTTTACATATAAGTATTTACCGAAGTACAGTTTTCAAAATGCCAACGATTCATAGCATTAGAGTAGTTGGATATCCCCATATCGCGAACTACACTTTTATTTATCTATAGATAACAGGTGCGTAAGGATTAAGTTTATAATCCTCATCACCGTGTTGTTCTGGATAAACTGGATATTCGTTCATATTAATATTTATTTAAAATCGTTATCGGACAAATAATAGTCTTCAATATTAAATTTATGGATAATATTGAAATCAGTATCGATACCTTCAAACATCATACGCTGTAAGAAAACAGTTCGTAAGCTAGGCTTTTTGAGTTTATTATCGAGATAGTCTTGATTTTTATCAAATTCAAATATTTCTAATTTTGCTTGTTTTTTATACTCAACCCATTTTGTGATATTCCTAGCATCTTGCGAGTTAATACTCCAAAGTTGGAAATCAGTTGAATCATAAAAATGGTGTAAGTATGTATTCATAAATTCTTCAGAAAAGTTATGCCATAGTTTCGGAGAGCATAACACTAATAATCTAAATCTTACTGATTGCCACTTAAAGCAAAAGTTCCACCACCAAAACCAATCAGCATTTTTTTCTATTGTTATACCGTATGTGTCAGCTGAACGACATACTGCGTCTATTAATAATGTAGAAACTTTAGGAACTTGTATTTTGCTGTTTAAGTACGAAAATATAATATCTTTAGAAAAGCTATTATTAAAAACATCAGCTCTTTCTAACATAAAGTTTTTTAACATATCGCTACCAAATAATTGGTCGTTATGCTCACCTGTTACTAATATAATACTTTTATCAAATAACCAAGGAATAGTTTCACTATTGATTATTTGTAATTTGCCAGCAATATAATTTCTAAAGAATTCCTGATTTTCAATTACTGCGTCATAGCTTGTTAATACTCTAATTCTATCTTTAACTTCAGCTAACGGATAATTTTCTAAAAAACTAATCAACATTCTTGTACTGTCGATGCCGCCGCTCCACATAATGCCTAATGGCTTTTGTAGTCGAATGCTAAGTTCCCATAGTTCAGCAGCTCGTTTGTTACAACAATCTCTATAAGATAAAAAATTTGATGTTAATAGCGGTAACTCGCTACCTGGATATACTTTAGTGTTGATTGGTTGTTTAAACTGGTTAGTTCTATCTACTAACCCAACAGCATTACTAATAGTTTTGTACATTGCTTTCCAGTCAGCAACTTCTGAATATAATGGTGTCGGTAATACAGCATTAGAATTAAAATAATAAACGGATTTCATGTTTCGGCATTGCCCCAAAATTCTGTATATATTTGCATTCTTACAATATCTAATTCTTCTTGCGTAATTGCTTGGTTAATCATATCTTTGAATTTTTCTGCTAGGGCAGTAATTCTAAATTTAGTTATATTTTCAGTCTCAATTTTCAAACTTAACTCAGCAAATACTTGTTCAACCGGACGCTCAACAATGCGAGCATACTCTTCTATCATAAGAGTATAAAATCCTTTACTAGGATCGCATTTTGTTATTTCTATATCGGCGACGGCACTAAACGCTGTCCATTTTGTTGTATCGACTCTTAATAAAGCATTTCCAGTATGGGTTTCCCATATACCAAATAAAATATGTCTGCGCTTTATAATTTCACGATTAATTAACCAAGATTCACTAACTTGAGTTGGATCAATAGGAACTAACTGTCCTGATCGCTTGTCATTTTTCCAAACATTATCATAAAATTCTGTTCGGTTTTTAAACTTTTCATAGTTATTTACAAATGGTGTAATACCACGCACAAAGCAATCAATAGAACTTGACGCTAATGCGTTAGCTGTAACTAATCGATTGGTAGAAGTGTAAACACAAAAATTTTCGTGACTTACTACAAGGTAGTGCATATCGTACATATGATATACTTATACTGCTAGATTTTGTTTAAATTATTATTGACCTTGGATAGACCAGTCGTAGTCTACATTAACGACAACTTTGCCTTGCTTACCATAATATGCGTATGGATCAAACTCGTCACTAGTAACTTTGATACGCTTACTACTGCCATCATCAAAATATACTGTCCAAACAAAGTATTCGCCTGGGCGCAAACTTTCATTAACTTCGTCTTTAATCAAACGCAATGCTTCTTTGCGTACTTGAATATGACCGCCGTTATCTAAGTCTACTGTATAATATCCAGGAGCGCCTTTAAATGCGCCTGGACGGATTTCTCCAATAGTGCCCATTTGTCCAGCTTCAGGACCTTTAACAATCTTAACACGATTGCCTAAGTTCTTAGCTTCACTGATAGCTTCAGCTAACATAACATCTAGGTTTTCGATACTTTCACAATGCCATTTTCTAAGTGATAATGCTTTACGAGTTGGCTCTCCGTTGGGCTTTTTCATAGGACCCTTCATGCCACTCATACGAGCGCAAAATGATTTGCGGCGCTTATCATCTTTACTGCCTTTTTTAATTTTACTAGGCTTTTTAGTAACAGCGGTTTGTAGTTTAGATCCAGGATGTTCTTTGCGATAAGAGTCAACACCTTTCTTGTTTAAGCCGCCGTTTTTATTCTTGCCTGATTTCTTTTGCCAAGCGGCTGTTTCGTCTACAGCTTTCTTTTTAGCAATAGCAATAGCAGCTTGTTGTGCTGGGTTAGCGGCTTCTTCAACAGATTCATTAGGCACACAGTTACGCACTCGGCCACCATTTTTGCCCTTCTTAGTTCCTTCTTCGTGTTTGCCAGGCCAACATTTGGAAAAACCATTTGAATCTTTTTGACCTTTTTTGATTTCTGTAAATGTTTTACGAGCTGATTCATAGATAGCAGGTTTAGTAATATTGTATCCATTACGAACAGCCCACGATAAGAAATTATCTGATTCTTCAAGTTGACCAGTTAATCCTTTGTAAGCACCTTTAACCATGTCAATTTGTTTTTGTCCAACTTGTTGCATAAATGATTTTTTAGGTTCAGCTTTCTTAGGTGCCTTAGGAGCTGTCATTTGCTTAATAGCATATTCTTCAGCATCCTTGCGTAACTTAGCACCTTCTTCATCAGTCATTTCACCTAATCTAGCGGCAGCCGCTTTTTTCAATTGATTAGCGTGTTTGCCGGCACCACTTTGCATTACTGACTTAGGAGCATGGGTACTTTTTCTAAGAGGTTGCGATAAAGGATTAGAGCGAACGGTCATGTTGCCATCAATGCCCTCATCTACTTCTTGATCATCGCCGTTAATTTCGTGTTCGTCACCTTTGTGTAAATCTGGATCAGGTTGACTCTTCATACCTTTAGCTTTAGCAATTAAATATGCTAATTCTTTATCACCCATTGGATTGTCTAACTCTTCCAAGCCGCCAAAACCTTGCCCTGGCTTAGGAGGATTTGGATCTGTACCTTTCCAGTATCCGCCAAACTTAGGACCATCTGGATGATGTGCGGCTGCAGCCATTGATCCTTCCTTCATGATAGGATTTAATGTAATCTTATCTGCTTTTTCTTTTTCGCCTTGGTTGTATAATTTCTTCTTCCAGTTATCGTGAAAGCGGCGAGCATCTTCATAGTAATCAAACTGTTTAACGGACTTGCCGGCTAAACAAACTTCATATGGCTCTACTTTGTTAAAGTCTTGCCAACCTTCTACTTTAATTAATTCATCCTGGTCAGGCTCGCCTGGGGCAGAATCTTTCCATTCTTCGACTGTAGCAGGAGCTTTAGTAATACCATGTTCTTTGTTAGCTTTTTTACGCCAAGCGATATAACTACCATTATTGTTTACACCACCACCATGCTCATCTAAGTCTGCTTTGCGAGCTCGCATAGCATTATGGCCTTTGGACCACAATAAATGTTCTGGCGATCCTTTTGGATGCGGATTGCTATCATATGATTTACCTTTAATAGCGGCATGCATGCCAGCATCGTGCGGGCTTACTTTTAAACTTTCGTCTACATCGCGATTTTTGTTATTGTAGAATTTTTTAATACTACGAGCACTTGTGCGTGGCTTTGGAGCAATACGATAATCTCTGCCTGGGGCTTGTTCTTTTTTGCGACGAACTACAGCTTTAGCTTCTTCCTTGCTACCGTAAGTTCCTTCTTTAGTGCCGTCAATAAAAACTGTATATGTATAATTTGTATCTGCGTAGTCTTCTTCTAAATCAAACGCATCTAAATTACTTTGTGCTGTTCTTTCATTATGGGCCAATGTTTCTGCGCCCGGAGCTTCATCTACTTTTAGTTTGTAATAACTGTCGCGCTCTGCTTTAGCTTTAGCGTATGCGTGACGCATAGCTTCTTTATATTTAGGATCGTTTGATTCTTTAGCACGAGCTAAAAAGTCATCCATTTTAGCATTTAAGTCTTCAATACGACGTGCTTCAAGGTCGTCGATAGCCCCTTCAAATATATCAAATAAATTCATTCTATTTTTCTTCTATGTAATCAGCCGATTGCTCAGCGTCATGTTTGGCTTTACGACGAGCCATATACATTTCTAATGCTATTTCACATTCTTCTAAACTGCTAAAACGACTTGGTAATTCTTTGCCAGCACGTTTGATACAAAAGCCATTGCGCTCATCGCCGTGGATCTCAACTAATACAGAGCCGCCGCCACCTGAGCCAATGCCAACATCCTCGACTGGAACATTAACTGTTTTAACTGGAGCTGTTGCGCTTTCTGCGTATGTAGGATCAGTTAACCCAGCAGGCGCTTCGCCTTGTGCCGGAGTTTGATTTGGATCTTCGTCCAACTCATTTTCGTGTTCGCCGTATTCGTCGGCATCTTCATCATCGGCGTATTGATTGTATTCAACATTAGCAGCATTAAAACTGTGTGTTCCGTGATTGTATAAATTTACAATTATAAAATTACTGCGTTGTCCAAAATCAACAATTTCGCCAGTAGCGCCGCTAAACTGTACATCGCCAATAATTTCAACTGGGTCACCAATTCGTAATTCTTGACCTTCTTCTAAACTATCAGGGATAGCTTCTTCTACATCTTGTTCTTTTTTCTTTGCTAACTCAGCACGAGTTTGTTGTGCTAACTTGTTGCCTACGCCTGTGCCTTGTTTGTTGAAGCCCGGAGGATTGCGAAACGGTTTAGCCGGAGCCGGTGTGTATGGTGCGTCGGGATCTTGATCAGCTTCGTCGACTGATTCTTTAGACTGTAGTTCTAAATCTTTTAATTCTTTTTTCTTTAAGTCTAAGTCTTGTTTTTTCTTAGTAATTAAATCTTTGTCTTGTTTGAGTGAATCTTCTGCTGATTTTAAATAATCAACTAAACTTGCTTTAACTTTTGATAGTACATCGTCTGACTTCTCTTCGGCAAACTCAACACCACCGACACCAGGAGTAAAATCCTCTTCGGCTTTTTTTAAATTATTAAAGAGTGCTGGTTTCTTCTGTTTAGATTCAGCAATATGCTCATGCTTAGGAGCTATGCGCCCCTCAAGTATGGCTAATTTTTCTACAATACTATAAAAGTTATGGTCCATTATGCTCTAGCTTCTTTCAAAAAACTTTGTAGCATCCAGATAAACTTGTTTGTGGCAGTTAATCTTTCAGCGATAAAATTTGCGATATCTTGCTTGTTCTCTGCTGTAGCAGCCGCAAAACATTCATTAAGAAGGTTGATCATAACATGGGAATCAGCTAGTAATTCCTCAAGCATGAGTTGTGCTCTAGGCACTTTAGTTTGGTCTTGAATACGGGATAACTCGTTATAACGAGTAAGGCTAGCAGGAGTGTATTCTCCCAGGGTGCGGATAAACTCCCCGAGCGGGTCAACGGCAGAATATGCGTCCTCATACACTTTTTGTAGGAATTTATGATATTGATAGAAGTCTTTGCCTTCTACATTAAAATGAAAGAAATGGGCTTTTAAGTAATAAGCGAAGTCACTCGCGAGTAAAATTTTCATCAATTCAGCCAGCATTTTAAATCCTTTAAATTATATATTATTTAGTTAAAACTAAATAGAAGTGTAGTTCGCGGATCTCGACAATCCCAACTACTCTAACGCTTATAAGGAGCAATCAGCATGAGTATTTACAGAAAAGATAGCTACCATCGTAAAATATACGAGGATCACTATGGGCCAATTCCAAAAGATTCAGAAGGTCGTAGCTACGAAATACATCATATAGACGGAAATCACGAAAATAACAACATTGATAATCTTCTCTGTGTAAGCATACAGGAACATTATAATATACACTATTCTCAAGGAGATTTCAAGGCTTGCCTTATAATGTCTAAAAGAATGGACATTTCTCCGGAAGAAAAATCGAGGCTAGCAAAAATAACTAACGCAGGCAAAAACAATCCAAGTTATGGGATTTATTGGTGGACTAATGGAGTTGAAGAAAAGAAATCAAAAACTCAACCGGGACCAGAATGGACTCGCGGAAGATCTGCTATATTAAAAACTCGTGTATCGTCTACTATAGTTAAAAAGGATATTCGAGCAGGGGCAAAAAATACAAGTTATGGAAAATATTGGTGGACTAACGGAATAGATAGCATTAAATCAGATAAGTGCCCAGAGGGATATTACAGAGGGGTAGGAGAAATACAGAGAATGAAGTCAAGAAATAAGTTGGCTAAATCTTGGATTTTTTAGTTGATTTGTATGCTTTATATTCTTTAGGAGTATTAGGAGTAAGATCGTTAGTTTCGACACCTGTAAAGAATGAGCCCTGGGGTATTCTTCGCTGTACGGCTCCTAGAGGAGTAGCCACGGGCGCAATACTTCCTGCGCTAGTACTAGCTACACTGGCGTCTTCTTTTAACCCTATAATTTCAAATAGTTTCATTCTAAAATCCTAAATTTTAAGTTATCTATAACTGCTCCGGGCCCGTATTCTACTTTTAAACTTTTAACATTTAGTTGGGCTAAATGCGGGGCAACTAACTCATAGCGTAACGTGTATTCACCCGGTTCGGCACTAATTTGTAAATCTTCTTCCAAAGCACTATCAGTCCAAATCCATGTACGTTCTGCAAATAATTCGTCATTAACATACAAACGATAGATAGGACTTAATCCTTCCCAATCGCAGTCAATATTACTCAGTATACGCACAAATTTTTTGCTCATACTGTATTTAGCGGAATTTTATTTAGGTGCGGCAACTAATCGAACATTCTGTGCGATATCGCCTCTGTAGCCGTGTGTTGATTCAGGGTCATCTGCCCCGGTATTGATAGGTTTGTTAGTTTTCATATTAAATGCGTAAACATTTAATGAACGCCCATAACGTTGTTCTAAATCTTGCCATACTCTTTGGCCGCCTGGGGATTGATATTTGTCACTAACTAGCGTAAGCCCTTGGTTTTTAACCAACCAAGCATACAAATCTGCGGCACGAATAGGAGCTTTAGGACCTCCATATATACCAAATATTTCAAATGAATGTGGTTTGTTTGTTCCGCTAATGGTCATTTGACTAACGCGAGTTTTAGGATCAAAAACGGAGTAAGCAGAATCGTTACCCTTGTCCCACTTATATACTTCTAACTGTCCTAAGTTCCCTACTAAGTTACCAAGTAAACGTTTTTCTTTACCTGGAGGCACTGGTTCGCCTTTGTTTACTAAACCTGACTTGTCTTGATTTTTAGTTTTGATATTGTTATGATAAATCACTTCACTTAACTCTCGTTCTTTATTTACGCGAGCCATATGCTGATCATATGTTTCTTCATCATCGTCTGACTCTAAGGGAACATAAGCTGGCATAGAAGTCATACCCATATCTCTAGCAGCCACAGCTCTGTGGTTGCCGTCAATAATCCAGCCTTCATTATCTACTACAATAGGTTTATTTTTAATGTCTTGTGCTGTAATATCTTTAACATAATTGTAGTCAACTAAGTTGATTTGATCGTACGGACTAACTTCATCTGAATCTATATGTAAACTAGTTAGAGGTACCGTAGTGAGTTCCCATTTAGCATGATTCATTACAGCATGGTCTATAGTAAATTCATCTTTAGGATGTATTTTTTTAACATAAGACAATATTTCTTTGTTACTTTCTTCGCTGACTGGTTCCCATGACATTGGTTTAGCACCTTTAGCGACGGGTTTAAAACCATGACGCTTATATAACTTAGTTAATGAGGCTTGACTTACATTACCCTTAGCCCAAGGATACAATGTTAACTTAATACCCGCTTCTTGTGCTTGACGCTGTAGCTCTTTAATAGCACGACTACCAACACCTTTGCGTTGTTCGGGCCCGGCCATGATCCAATCTATTTCTACTGTATCAGGTTTCATACTAGGTTTGAGTTTGAACGCGGCAAATTGCTGATCTTCGCCTTCTCCCCATACCATAACTTTATCTGCTTGACCATACGGCCAATCAGGATACTGACTATATACCCTGTCAATAAATTCTTGTGCTTTATTTGATTCTACAGCTTCATTTAAATTTTTTTTTAAAAAAGTATCGGCTAACTTTTTACACAGTAATTTAATCTTGCTATTTTCTGTAATAATGATTGTAAACTTTTCTTGGGTATTATCTTGTGATGGATCACTATACCCGCAATAAGCTAATTTGATATGTTTTTCATTTAATAAATCTGTACAGCTAACGCCATAGCGATTATCGCCAGTATCTTCACAGCATGGGCTCAGTGTAGTAATTACAATACTGCCCTTTGGCAATTCTCCGTACTCTTCTTCATACTTGTCTATGGCTGCTCGTTCCGCATGGATTCTTGAATTTCCATATAGATAATTTACACCAGTGACTAATCTACCCCGAGTATCTAATACCGCGGCGGCTACCATACCATAAAAGTCTGGATTATCTTGTTGTCCTTCGATGACCATATCGCAAAGCTCAACAAGAACTGCGTCTAGTTTTTCACGACTAAACTTTAGTTTAGGTTGGATAAAATCGTTTAAAATCATTTTAGTGGAACATTAGGAAACTGTTGATTACATCCAATCTGTTGGCAGCACGGTCTCCGTGTCCTGCTGGAAATATAACCACATTCCACTTAGGTTTAGGGCCTTCAGGGATGGTTAACATCTGATCGTATGTGATAATTGATGCTGGATCAATTTTATATCTAGTGGCCAACATTTTTTTAAATTCTTCCCATGCTTCGGGACTTTTAACCTGTGTACGACCTTTGGCATCTTTAACATATTTCCCTTTAGCATCCGTAACAAACAATGTGCGGAACAAGTCTTTGGGTAATGTTACAGCATCTTTAACTGCATTTCCTTGAGCTTTGTGTAGTTCAATTTGCTTTTCTTCACCGCGCTTACTTCCCGAACTAAAGTTAACAATAAAATTATCTGGTTTGTTGGCAGTTGCAGCCGCGGCTATTTTTGTATAAGCATAAAATTTTACATCTGGATTAGTACGAGCAACGTTAAATGCTAGATCTAAATATTCTTTACTAAAGAAATCTCCAGCATCATGCCAGCGTACAACTAATCTAATACCATGCTTGTCTGCTTTGCCTTTAAGACCTTGTATTTCTTTGTTAACCATGGCCATATATCCAGCAGGGTCATTGACTAAAAAGTTTAATGCTTGTGCGGCTGACATGCTACTAGCAGGGAACATTACATATCCACCTTTACGAGCGTAGCAAAATAATTGACATCCGCCAGCACCAGGGCAAGTAGTAATTTCTACAAAATCGCCTGTTTCCTCGTCCACAACAACACCGCTTAATGCTGGCAATGTTAAGTCATAAACAATTTCGCCTTCTGTAGCACTCTTACTCATTTTAGCATTAGTGCCTAATAATGAACGAGGACGGGTAGTGATTTGACGGGCCAAATCATCTAAATCCCATTCGGTACCTTCGTCATCTTTAGTAATTGCTTTGATATTGCTACCGTGTATGATTGGAGCAAATCTATCTTTCTTTGTCTTAGTACCAGTTTTAATACGATCGGCATAGCCTTGTAACTCATCGCGACTCATTCGGCGATGTGGAGCATTTAACCCAATAGCTTCATTTGTAATTTCTTCTACATTTAAAATTTTAGCCCCGGGGTGGTGAATCTCAACTTTATGTTGTGCGATTCGTGCGCTCTGAGCTTTGACCTTAAAATGTTTTGTGACACCGTATATATTTGCTGTAATTCTAAATTGTTTATTAAATTGGCCGGCTGCTAATAACCCACTAATGTCAGATTCTTCAACACCTTGATCTTCAATATGTAACGGAGTGACTTTAAATCCACCTAGTGTTGTTTGTGCAGATTCAAAGATAAATTCATGGGCTTTCATTAATACGTCCTTTTAAATAATTCTAATTCTTCCATCATCCGATGGACGATGCCATCTGGACGAAGTTCTTGTGGTTTACCTTGTGCGTCGGTGTCTAATAAAAATGCATTAGCACAACGACCAATTTCTCCTGGACGCACATCAACAGTTAGCGCCATTAAGAAGCGTGGATCTTTTGCTTCTGCGGCTGTTGGAATATAGCCCGTAGCTTCATTTAATTCGATAGCCATAAACAATTCAGGATGTAGTTGAGCATACTTACGCATCAATACACCAGCTTTGGCATTAGCTTCATTTTCATATGGACTGCCATCTTCTCCAGCGTCTGCTGGAACTGGTCCTATTTCATTTTGTTTTTGATGTACAAGTTCGTGTGCTACAGTTCTTAATACATCCATAATATGACGGCCGCCTACACCAACTTCAAGTTCATTGGTTCCATCATTGTAGCGTCCAAAAGTTTTGTTTCTTACGGACCATTGTGGGTCACGACGAATTCTTAAGTTAATTTCTTTTTTTAATTTTAAATGGGAAACACAAAAATTAATAAAATCTTCAATAATGTCTTTGTCATTATGTTTGTCTTCGTTAGCAAACATACAAGTACTAGGATTGGTTCCGTCTGGAGTAACACCAACTTCATCTAATTGTGCTTCGTTGGTAAACTCGGAAGTAGTAGGATTAGTACCGTCTGGTGTAATGCCAACTTCTTCGATATAGTCAGGACCAAAACCATATTTTACAGGAGCTTGTGGCTTACGCTCTTTTAAACTTAACTCTTGGCTTCTTGCTTCTTTACGAGCATTATGTAACTTTTTCAATTCACCACTATTGCGTAGTAATTTGAAGGCTAAATTTTCTGGGCCAAACTCGCCGTGATTAGCTAGTCCTGTACCACGCATATTTTTAATTTTATCTAATAGAGCATTCATTTGGTCTATAGATTTAGATTTAATTGCTTGTTTAATACGCTTACTTAAATCCTTGTATTTGCTCTTAACGCTCATATCATCGATATCAGCGTGTTTGCGTCTAGGAATTTGTATCCATTCGTTATCTACAATACTGTAAATTCCTTGACTATGATGTTCTTCGCTTATGTCCTGTACATACAATTCAACAGGAATACCTTTAATAGTAATTTTATGTTCGTTGTTATAGATAAACTTTTTAGCATCAAAAAGTTCACGATATATTTCTTTGTTTTCGTCATTGCCTAAATCTACAATTAAATGTAAATCTATATCAGAATGTGGAGTATAAGAAAATGCGGCATTACTACCCGAACTTGTTATATCTTTTAAATTTAAGTTGTCGACGCCAAGTGATTCAGCAAAGTCTGAAGCAATAGCTAATAACTGCTCACGGATTTCAGGATGTAAATGTTCGCTTTTATCCCATAATAAAGGATTAAGTTTATCGTGAAATTTAACTGCGTCTGCTAAATTGAAGGATTCTAATTGTTCAATGTTCATTAATATATTTAGCGTAAAAAACAAAAGCCGTTACAGACTTAACTGTAACGGCCTTTGCCCGTTTATAAACTACCCAGTTTATTTTTTCTTTTTGCCTTTGCTTGAAGCAACTACAGTAGCTTTAGGAGCTTCTGGTGCTGCTACAGGAGCGTCAGATACAGCGGCTGCCTGTGCTTGGGCTGGTAATGACTGTGCTGGTTGCTGATTACTAATAGCCAAAGAATGTAAGTCTTTGTATAGTTGATCTTGTGTAGCATAGTCAAATACATAGGTGCCTGTGTGCTTGAGCAATACACGCTTGTCTACCCAAACTTTACCACCTAAATCACGCCAGTTTTCGCAGAATGTCCAGTCTTCACTGTAATAACGATTCTCGCGAACTGCTGTGTCAAAATATGTTTTCATATAAACATTTAACTCTGGTGGCAAACCAATATCAGAGTTGAAAGGCTTAACTGCTGGGTGGGCATTTAACTTCTCAAATACGCCACGCTTCATTAAGAGGAATCCTGTGCCAGTTTTAGTAACTTCTTGTAAGCCATCTGGGCCTTCTTCGGCACCGTCAAATCCATTAACACACCACTTAACTGGTAAGGATTTCATTGGATACAAACCGCCAATAACATCTACGTCACGATTTAACATAACGAGCAAGTGCCATGGCTCCCAACCGATGTCAGCATCGATAAACATTAAGTGTGTTGAATCTGGGTTAGAAAGGAACTTAGCAGTAAGAGTATTACGAGCACGACTAATCAATGACTCATTGGTCATAGTTTCCATAGTCCAATCAATGCCTAATTGACGGGCTGTATTTGCCCATTTAATGTAGCTCATAAATGTAGATTCAGTAAGCATACCACCATAACAAGGCATACAAATATGTACACGGGTAGTTTTTAAGTAATCAATGTTGATTTGCACTTGGCCTGCTTGTGGAGCTGACGGTGCTTGTGCTGTTGGGGTAGCTGCTTCTGTGGTTGCATCTAGGTTAGTTTGTTGGGTTGATACCATGGGTTCCTCTTATAAATGTGTAACATATTTACACGAGTAAGGAGACCTAGTAAAATTTTCTGTCGTCTAATTGAATATAAACTTCGTTAATAGGAATAGCTATTTGATTGTTTTTTATTATAGATTTAAATCGCTTATTTGTTACATCAGGATCTAGTCCAAAATACCTAGCCATATCTTGTTGGGTAGCTATTCTAAGATCCATAATCTTTTCAAATCCATGATATTTAATTCGCGGAGTTGTGTGTGGAAAATGTGATCTCATCATAATTGTTTTAGCAGGCACATCGATTGACCCTGATTTTAATATGTAAGGATTGTTTATTAACATCTGATTAACAGGATCTTGAAGATATGCGCTATGTATTTCTGATGTTGTTTGATAGAAAAATACGCTGTGATTTAAACTATTTTTCCTACACCATTCTAACGGAGCAAGTGAGCCGATATCGTAGGTATCGCATACAGGATCATTATTTGGATCAACTTCATTATATATTTTTTGTTCTAACCCTAGCCCAGCACTTTTGCCACCAAAAATACCAAATCCATTCATATCTTCTATGTGCTGTAATAGTTCAATTGTATAGTATCTAAAAACATTATTCGACACAAGATTTTGATTAAGATATTTCTTGTAGCCTTCTTTTAAAAAAGACAGCATATCAAATTCAAAAAATTTGTACTCAACCTTATTTGCTTCGCACCAACTAATAGCGTAACTTATATCGTGTGTGTTTAAATCGTCTGGAAATTTGGCAATCAATGCCTTGAAAGGAATATTTGCGTTTTTAAATGTGCTAGCAACAACTTCACTATCAATCCCGCCAGACATACATACCCAAATATCTTTAGTGGTCGATTCTGCTATAGTGGTAGCAGCAATTTTAATTTCTTCAATCCAAGATAATGGTTTTCTAACACAAGGTGAGTACCAAATTTTGAAGGCAATAGGATCGTAATTTATACCAAAACTTTTATACATTATTTGTTTTTAATAAAATTTTCGACCAGTTTTTTCGTCGATGAAATTAGGAATTAAATCTTCTTCAAAACTTCTATAGCAATGTGCGGCGGTGCGTTCTGCTAGAATTGTTGACTCTAATAATTTTGCTAACTTGGCTCTATGTTGTTTACTTTCATTGCGTACTACTGGCATAGGTTGATCAATTACATCGCCGTCAAGGTCAGGCTGTTGAATTACTATGTCGCGAGCTTTTTGTGCTACGCCTAATTTCTTATCAAATAATTGTTGTAGGGCAGTATCATCAGTACCATATAAGTCATGTAAGATTTGTTTACGATCCGCTTCGCTACCATTAGAATACATATTGCGTATTGCTGAAGCAGAGTCAGCATCTTTGCCTCTAACTTTAAATGTAACAGTTGGAGTAACCATTACATAAGCGTGTTTGGTCAACGGTTGAAGTTTGCCATCTTTAGGATAAGGTTGCATATAACTTGGCTCACCGTTCTTTTTAACACCAAACTTGAAGCGTGGATTTTCGCCCATGTCTTTTTCTGATACAGCAAACACTAACGCAGTATTTTCTGGATCTGGAATATCTTTTGTAATTTCTTGTGCTTGATAAGGATTGCGTACTTGTACAATGTGACTAGCAGGTATTCCTATTTTTGTAAGCATCTCTACTTTGTCAGCAAAACTAAAGGGATTTGTCACAGGAGCAGTTACATCAGAAGTAGCTACATACACATTTTCAGCACCAAATTTCTTAGCTAGATAATCGTAGCTAGACTTATGACCTTTGTGGCCAGGCTGAAATCTTCCGGGATATATTACAACTGTACGCATTCTAATATTTAGCTATATTAGAATATTACGTTTGCTGAATTAATAGTTCCGCCAGTAAAGGATGATACATTGGCTCGCAACCATACGAAATTGCCAATCATATTAATAGCTTGGGTATCTGTAGTAGCTACATTGGCATTACCGTAAGTTTCAATTCTGAACCATTCAGCTTGCTGAGTCCAATCGTTCAAACTACCTTCTATAGTAAGAACACCAACAAAATCTGTTGTTTGAATCATAGCTGTTTGAGCAGATCCTTGTCCGCCATAGTAATTTGCGGCTGGAATAGCATTACCATAAAATTGTGTATTAGCCCCATTATAATTACCAGATGGGATTCTGTATGTAGTTGGAGGCAATAAACCTTCATTAGTAAAAGTCGTCATAGTATATTATTTATGCTGGGATGATTTCCAGCGTTTTTCTAATTATACCAGGGGATATAAGCTCTAGCATAACTAGCCAGCCTTCCCCATCGTGATCTATAAAGAAATAATCTTGGGTCCGCAAATAAGGGGACTTTGATAGCCATTTAGCAAAAGCCGGAGCAACTCTTATAGTATCTTGTTGATTATTAAAAAAGTTAATTAAACTGTCTTTATTAGCTTGTGTTAGTTTTACGCTTTTAAAATAACTTCTGTGGGTAAACTTAGGAACTTTTAATTTAACAGTATTTTTAGGTCTCGATATTATAGCTTCTGTATATTCCTTATTGTCAAGGAAACTCATAGCATTAAGTCTTTTAAGTAAAGACATATTGTTACTGTATATCCAACCCAAGTTAACCGATGTAACTAATTTAAAATCAGCGGTTGTTGTAAGTAGTAACTCAGCTAATTCGTGAAGATCCTCAGAAGTTTTATCAGTAATATCTTTCCAACGCCTTGTTAATATAGTTTGAGCTAGTTGAGGTTGGCCGCCGGGACGAACTAAAGTCCAACGCTGTTGTGCGACTTCTCGCCACAACTTTCTACGATCAATAATAGCATCGATATAGTTGTGGTCGAGAGTCTTCATAGCACTTACTTCATCTAAAGCAAATGCTACGCAGTATCGATATTTGTCGTAAAAGTATCTATCTTTATCGACAGGCTTAAACGTTAGGAGATTCGCCATCAAGAACAATAATACCAGAATTGTCTACAATCGCCAATGGAGCAGTTTGGATAATTGTAAAATCAATCTTATCATCGATTATGATAGCATTGACGGTGCAGTCAGATAAGCGTTCAAACAAAATCTTCTTAGACAAAGGTACACGAATCAATTCGTCAATCTTACGATTAAGTGGACGAGCACCCATCTTAGGATCATAACCTTTATCAGCTAGCATATCAATAACTGCTTCGGATAAATTAAGTCTAATATTTTTATTGTTCAAACTAACTTGTAACTGTTCAACAAATTTAAGTACAACTTTCTTAATAGCAAGGGTATCAAGTTTCTTAAACTTACAAATTTGATCGATACGATTACGCAACTCAGGTTTGAAGAAGTCCTTCATTGCTTTATCTTCTGATCCTGTTTTTTGTAGTGCTTGACCAAATCCAATGTTATTGTTTTCGTTATCGCGAGCACCTAAGTTACTTGTCATAATGATAATAGTATTCTTAAGGTTAACAGTTTTGCCGTTAGCACTAGTAATACGAGCTTCGTCTAACATCTGTAACATAATGTTAATAACATCAGGGTGAGCTTTTTCAATTTCATCAAACAGGATGATTGAATACGGATTCTTACTAATATCACTGATTAACTTGCCGCCACCTACATTGCCATCTTCAAATCCTACATATCCTGGAGGCGCACCAATCAACGAACTTACAGTATGCTTTTCTTGATATTCTGACATATCATACTTTAATAATTGCATATCTAAGTTTGTAGCTAGTAACTTAGCAAGTTCTGTTTTACCAGTACCAGTTGGTCCTAAGAATAAGAAACTAGCAATAGGACGATTGTCGTTGCCAATACCAGAAAAGTTAATATAAACTCGCTCAAGTACGCTGTCTACTGCTTCGTCCTGACCATATAATTTTTCTTTAATATTCGATTCAAGTTCTACAATATTAGCTGAACGCTCGTTTTGTAATCGATCCATAGGAACTTCAGTAACACGACTTAATTGTTCCATAATCATTTCTTTAGTAATAGTTACATTACCTTGATCCTTAACTCGTTCCTTAGCGCAAGCGCCGTCTAACAAGTCAATACTCTTATCTGGATTCTTACGGTCGTGTATATAACGACCTGATAAATCTACAGCGGCCGTGATAGCATCTGTATCAATTAATACATTGTGGAATGATTCTAAGCGTGGGCTAAGTCCAATAAGGATTTGTTCTGTAACTTCGTTAGTTGGTTCATCGATACTTACACGATGGAAACGACGCATTAACGCACGATCCTTTTCAAAGGACTCGTAGTATTCTTCCCATGTTGTACTTGCGATTACCTTAAGTTTACCTTTAGTAATAGCAGGTTTTAACATATTAGCAAAGTCAAGTGTAGATTGTGAGCTAGCGCCAGCACCTTTCATAGTGTGTGCTTCGTCTACAAACAAAATACAATTACCTTTAGTTTCTAATGCGCCAATAACTTGTTTGAACTTTTCTTCAAATTCGCCGCGATATTTAGAACCAGCTAACAATGATCCAATCTCTAATGCCCATACTTCATGAGCAATTAAGAACTTAGGAACACGATTATTAATAATCTCTTGAGCTAGGCCTTCTGCGATAGCAGTTTTACCTACCCCGGGATCTCCAACCATCAATACATTAGCTTTAAATTTACGAGCTAATACTGTAATCATTTCATCAAGTTCAGCACCGCGGCCAATCATTGGCTCAAGGCGATCTTCTACCGCCATCTTAGTTAAGTTAACACAGTATTCAGTTAAAATTTCATCTGCTTGCGTAGTTGTAAGAACTACATCATCATGTTTGTAGTGTGCTTGCCAGTATTCCATGAACTCTTGTTTCTTAACACCATACTTTAATAAAAAGTAATGTGCGTGTGAATTATTTTCAGCCATCATAGCAAGATACAAGTCGCCAGTATTCATTGAACGGCGCCCTGTGAACAATACTTGTGTCATTGCTCTGTTGAAGCAACGCTCGAGAGCATTTGTTTTCTTAGGCTGATTGTCTTTTTTAGTAGTAACCAAACTAGTTAAACTTTGTAAGTAAGCATCTAACTCCATATCTAATAAATCTACACTAGTCCCAAAAGATTCTAGTACTTTATAAAATGGAGCATGGCGTATTAATACCAATAAGACGTGCTCAGTTAAAACATATTCGTGTTGACGCTCTTTAGCCAATTTAACAGCTTGGGCGACGATTTGTTCGATTTCTTTATTGTTTTGCATGTTTTCCTTTGCTTGGTACTAGTTAAGTATATAGCATTACTAAACAAAATACAATGATTATGGTTACTTCTTTTGTGCTTCTTTGATAAGATTGGTTAGTTCGTCACTTAGGCTAGATGGCATTTTGGCATGAATTCTAACTAATAAATCGCCAACAGGTCCTTGGCGTGAAGCTAGTCCTCTACCTTTCAGACGCAATAGTCCGCCTGGCTGTGTTAACGGTGGAATGGTTAAAGTTAATTGGTTACCCAAAATATCTTTTACTTCTGTTTCTCCGCCAACTAAACAATCCCAAATAGATACTTGCTGGTCCATTGTTAAGTTTAATCCTTGGCGATGCCATTTTGGATGTTGATGTATTCTAAAATTAACAATTAAATCTGTGTTACCAGGACCTATGCCAGGATATTGAATATTATCGCCATCGTTAAGTCCCAATGGGATTTCTATTTCAATTGTCATTGAGCCTTGCTGTGTACCTACAGTAACAGGCCGCTTGCCGCCTTGTGCTACATCTTGTAATGTTACCCATAAGCTCATTCTGGTATGGGTTTGTCGTTGCTGTCCTGGATGTTGATGCCCTGGATGAAACTGTGCGCCAAACATACTAAAGATATTGTTAAAATCGAACCCGCCACCATTAAATTCAAAATGTATATTTTGATTAGGATTATCGTATTGGGCTCGTTTACTAGGATCGCTTAATGTTTCATAAGCCGACTGAACCGATTGAAATTTAGCTTTATCGCCACCTTCGCGGTCTGGATGATACTTTGCCGCCATACGGCGATATGCTTTTTTAATATCGTCAGCAGACGCATTACGGTCTACTCCTAAGGTTTGATAGTGATCTGTCATATTGTAATAAATGTGCAATTTTTTCGTATTAGATAGGGAGATAAATTTGTAGCCGCCATTGCTTCTCTAATAGAAGCATATTCAATACCATTAAGTAATAACGGTTTTGAGGCGGCGTTCTCTTTACCTGTCCTGTTGCCTTTTTGTTTTTGACTGCTCTTACGTTTTCTATCATTGGAACAAGGTATTCCATATAATGGATGATTACTACCTTTCATTCGTTCGCTTTGTGCTGGATTCTTCTTACCGCCCCAGACACTTAGCTCACCGACGTATACACCTTTTAATGCTTTACTTCGTTTGGCTCGAACTTCTGGAGATATATTACTTCCGCCTTCGCCGCCATCTGTTTGATTTGCTAATATGCCAGTACCGATGTCTTTGCGCCCAAACTTTTTAATAAGTTTTTTTTCGAGGTCAAACGCTTCCTCCTCAAATAAAGATTTGGCAATTATTATAATTCGATTTTTATCTGATGGTGGTTTATAAGTGCGTTTTTTTGACCATGCTCGATCACCGGACCCCTTACCTATGTAGTAAGGGGATTGCCCGTCTTTACGAAGATAAGCATAAACATAGAATTTTGGGTCAGTCATAATATTAATTATACTACAAACAACCTGCGGTGTAAATTATTTCTTCTTTTTGGATTTAGGAGTAGGTTCTGGAACTACTGTGCCTTCTACTTTTTTGTGTACTTTGACATTTTTACATACTTGTTTGCCTTTTTGTTCATGACAAACTTTTTCCATAACGCCACCTGCGTGTGCTACTGTAAATCCTAATGTTAATGCGATTACTAATATAGATTTCATTTTATTATCCTTATCCTTATAGTGCTGGGAATGACTGTGTTGGGCCACTTGGCTTACCGCTAGCTGTTATTGGCGGTGTTGAATTAAAGGTTGGAGGAGTGGCTGTTGAGCCAAATCCGCCTGACGCAGGAGCGCCGAATCCGCCCGCTGTACTACCCCCGAAACCTCCTGCTGCCGGAGCGCCAAATGTTGAAGCCCCGCTTGATGATGAACCGAATCCGCCACTTTGTTGTCCTCCAAAACCGCCCCCTGCTGGAGCGCCAAAACCGCCACTTTGTTGACCACCAAAGCCTCCGCCCATTCCGGAGTTCATACCGTTATTCATACCGTTATTCATCATGCCAGGTTGCATACCTGGTGGAATATATGTGGTTCCAGCTCCAGGACCAAAGCCTTCGGCTAACCCGCCTTGCTCTGCGCCGGCCATCTTTTCTTTAGTGCGACCATAAGCGGCAATGCCTAATACCGCACCCATAGCAATATGAAATAGCCCAGCACCTTGTAGTGTAAGTGGCTGCCATTGACTTAAAGGTCCAACTCTTTGCATAGTTTGAACCAACGCCCACAATACAGGAAATAACATAAAGTCACAACAACATACAGCCATATACATCCAGCCCATCATTGGACGCCATTTGGCATTCATCCAATCTTCTTTTTTCTTCTCACTTGCGCTTAGTTGATTCTCGCAGTTAGACATATTAGCTCCTTGTTATTGTTATTATTTTGTATTTATATTATTGCGGTGCTACTAAAGGTGGAGCTTCTGGATCTGTTACTTGTTCTAACTGTGCCGGTGTAAGAGCTGTAGGATCTATAGCAACAGGAGCTGTAACTACTACAGGTGCTACAGGAGCAGCACGATTCATAATTTCTTCGGCTTTTCGAGCGGCAGCTTCTGCTTCGGTTGCTAATGCTTCTGCGGCAGCTTGTGCCTTAGCTACATCAGCTCGGGCACGTGCGGCGGCAGCTTGTGCGGCTTGACTAGCAGTTTGCGCGGCTTTAGCAGCTTTAACTTTAGCGGCTTGTAATGCTTGTTCAGCATGAGCAATATCTGCTTCTGCGTGTTCTGCTATTTGTTTAGCATCAATAAATGCGGCTTTTAATTTTTCTGCGGCCGCTTTTTCAATTTTTGTAAACCATCCCATGTTATTCTCCTTAATATACTGCGCCAATAATAGTTAATAATCCACTAATAACTGTGTTTAGTGTTTCTTTAAACTGTAACTGACTCATTTCTTGTACAACGGCTAATTGTCGTTGTGTATCTTTTAATAGCTCTGCTAAATCTTGTGTACTAAACTGTCCAGCTTGTGCGGCTTGGGTAGCTTGTTGAATATTCTGTGCCGCTTGAGCAAACGCAGGATCTCCACAGTTAGCTAAGTCCGATAATGCTTGATTGATTTGATCCATATTCATCGAGGTCTACTCCCTATAACGTGTTGAATTATTTCTGCTGTATTCTCAACATTAGACATTTTGAGTTTACAGAATAACGGCGACACTGGTGTGCTTTCTGTGTATCTAGTTGCTAACCCTTGTGCTATTTCGTTTAATGACTTTGCGGCTTTATAGCCGTTGTCATTGTGTGGTAATTCTTGACTATACTTTTCATACAATTCTGTTTTATATGCTAATGCTGTAGCATTGGATTGCGCTAGTAAAGGATTACTACATTGATTTTTATACATACTAGCATCTACACGAATTTCTGTAATTTGATGATATTCAATGTTATCAAACTTAGTCATTAACACAGCATCTACTACTGTACAACTAACTAATACAGGTAATAATAGTGCTATAAGGCGTTTCATTTAGATTCACCGTAAATGTTTTTGTTTGTGTTATACCATTGTATCCAAGTTTCAACTCGTTCCTTTAACAAATAGTATTGAGCAAAATTATCATTTGCGTTTTCAATCATATCTGTTAGTGTGCGCTTGTCTTCTGGCAATGGAGTTAAATCTGGTGGCGGTGCTAACATTTCATCACTAGCAGTAGGCCACTTTAATGTAACTGGAACAGTATTATTAGCACAACCGGCAATAGTAACCACAAATAATAGTATTAATAATTTTTTCATTTTGTTGGCCCTACGGTAACAAATCCATTAGTAGCTTGATTTTTAACAGCGCGATTATAAGTATCAAAAGCTATATCATTTATAGTACATTCTTTGTTTATTACTACACGATTTTGTTCAGCTTGTTGTTTAACTCCATAAGTATGACCTTTAATTAAATTTTCATTAGCTTTAAGAGCTTGAGTAAGTTGTGCGTTGGCAGCATCACTTTTTTGTTCTAGTAATTGCATTTGCTGTTGTGCGTCTTTTAAATCTTGTTGATATATAGCTACTACACCAGAGCCACCATACATAAAAATACTAACCAACATTACTATACCACTAACTGGTTTAAGGAATATAGCATAAGGTTTACATTCAGGAATATGTGTTAATATTCCAGATAAAAAATAAATTGCGGCGGCACCACCTGCGGCAGCTGGCCATACCCAGACTGGTATGTTACCTAACAAGTAGTGGACAGCAAAAGCATACATTATGAACTCAATATCTGATAAGCACGACTACAATGTTGTTCGCGTTCAGGAAGACCTAATTCGCCGCCATTGATTTTAATACTTAACTCACGAATATTGCCAGCATCGGCATATTGATTAAGATTATTATTTTCCCAGAACCAGCAAGCTGATTGAATAGCGCCTTCGAATGTAGTAAGGAACGCAGGAACATCGTCGATATTCATTTGTAGACTGTCAGCAAATGCTTGATAGTTACTACGACCAGTAACTTGAATCAAACCGCGGCCACAAAACTTCCAACCATCGCCTGATGCTTCGTCGCCATTGCCCATACGACCAGCATAAGCACGATTAGCAATCTTTTCTGGATTGTGTGCGTATTGGTCAGCAATGTCTGGTGTAAAGTGACTAGGCCAAACACGACATAAGCTAGCCGCCTGATAATTTAAATTTTCATGTAATGCTGTATAGCCAGCAGACTCAACATAAGTTTCACCTAAAAAGGCAGCTACCCGATTGATTGTTGTGATATCGTAATCAGGAAGAATTTTGTTTAATGCGTTACACCAGTGTTCAACATATTCGTTGCCTGGTAATATTTGTGCTAATTGATCTTGTCTTATTTCCATAGTAGATGTGCTCCGTGTCTACTAATATTTAGTTAGATTTAAGGTAAAATGTTGCTGGCTATTATACTAGCCCAACGCTCAGCATCTTGTTCTGTTACACGATAATCGTATGTTTTAGGGCTTTTAAATAAGGCATTAGTATCAGCAAATCTGCCCTCTTTAATAGTATCTACCCATATTGTAATCTCCGGGGCAAATATTTCACGCATTTCTAGTAATGGGCATACGAAATCAGCAATAGCATATTCTGATTCACTTGCGTCACATAGTTCACGCATACGACGACTTTGACGAATTCTTCCTTCTTCGCTAAAGTCCCAATCGTTAAATTGTGCTCTAATTTCGTCAGCATTAAAATGCTGTGCGTTAATTTTTTCTACTAAGGATTTTGCTAAGGTAGTTTTTCCTGAGCCAGGAAGGCCCAGGATTAAAATACGATGTGCCATTATTATTATAATCTTTCAATAGTTACATAACTACCGTACGGCGTTGTGTTTGTGGTAAGCATCCAGGTGCTCATTTAGCTTGTCCTGTTTTTATTCTTCTTTGACCCAACGGCAAGTTGTTTCGTCAAATGTGTAGCCATCGCCCGGTGTAGGTGCTATGAATGCGTCACGACCTGAGTCATATGTAAATCCAACGCCGGCTCTATCACTGCTACAGGCTCTTGTACAACTTTCTCGGCTCCTGTACCATGTTGTTCTATTGTGTCAGCTAATGCTCTTAATATTTCTTCAAATCTCATTTTATAATATCCCCGCGGCGGCTTGTAGAGCTTTGATAGATTCATCTTGCTCGTAATATGCTTTTGTAGGCAACCCAGCTGCCACTCGCATTTCGTTTAATCCTTCATCGTGTGTTTCACGATATGCTTTTGGCGATAGTGGAACTATGCGCTCAAATTCTTCTTGAGTGTAAGGATATTCCTTACCTTCATAAACCATTGTCCAATCTTTTGGCTCAAATTCTGTTAAGGTAGACAAATCATCTAATAACTGTTGTACATGGGAACCTGCTGTACTGCGTCTACGAATTTCAACATATACTAAGTAACGATTTGGTTTAATTTCGCCTGGACTACGGTCAGCATCAATAATAAAATCATAACCTTTTTCGAACCAATTCATTAAATCTTTCGAAGCATTAGGGTCGCGAACAAAGAAAGAGATAACAATAATGTCATCATCCTCGCCCATCTTGCTAGTAAACTCGTCAATATGAATAACTGGCTTTAATAAGCCTTCCATGTCTTTATATTCTAAAGTTTCAAATATAAAATTAGAGTTGAGGTTCTTGTTGTCCATTGTCTGTATAGTTAGGTTGTGTTTGTTCTTTGTCTAAATCTTTACTGTACGCATTGTCTAAGTCTTCCAAGTCCATTTCTTCCTCTTCCAACGCAATACTTCCAGTACGGATATCACTCATTAAATTCTTAGGCATAGTAATTTCTACTAGCCAAATCTTTTTCTCGATAATTCTAGCAATTTTAGTGCCAGGACGATAATCGGATGGATCCTCAATTTTAAGAGGAATCTTCATGTTAGTTTTTTTAAATTTTACTTCACAATCAAAAGGAAGTAATCTGCGAGCCCCGCGTGGGTCTGGCATTAAATTCTCAGGCCACATAAAAATACAAGAAACTTTGTATTTGGAAATAGTAGGGCCTTGTACTAATTCACCAATTCCCCAGTTCTTAAATGCGTATAAATCCAAAGAATCCAACACACGCTCGTAGTCAAGTAAAGTTAATAAACTACCTTCACTAAGGTAGATATCTTTAATGTTGGCGGCGACCTGCCAATAGTCGGCATGATCTTTAAAGATTTCAGAGTCAAAAGGTTTATTTGCCATAGTAATGTATTTAGTTAAATGGAAAGGTTAAGGTTATTTTGAAATTTAAGCGCAGAACAGCACTTTGGACTATTACTTATGCTTGAAATATAAGATATTAACACCCATAGAATATAAAAATCATGGGTCGTAAATACTCTTGACAGCAAGGTGCTGTCGGAAGTAACTCAACTACAAACGGAGTCTAAATTGAGTAGACAAAGAGCAGCAAAATCTCAAAAACGTCAAATGACACATCAAGAAAATACGATAAGGTTCGATCAGGCAAAACCAGTAAAACAGCGCCCAATTGATATAGTTCCTAGAACTAGAAATCAAGAGCGTTTAGTGCTGGCTTTACAAAGTGACGAGCAACATATCGTTGTAACAGCAGGCCCTGCGGGCACAGGCAAGACATATCTTGCCGTCCTGGCGGCAATAAAAGCCTTTAGAGAAGGAGAAGTAGATCGCATAGTACTAACTAGACCAGCAGTTTCTGTTGAAAACGAAAATCACGGATTTTTACCGGGTGACTTAAATCAAAAAATGGACCCGTGGATTAAACCAATTACAGACATACTGAGAGAGTATTATCGTCCGCAAGACATTGCAGCGATGATCGAAGATCAGAAAATTGAAATTGCTCCGTTGTCGTTTATGCGTGGACGCACATTCAAAGACAGTTTTATTATTGCCGATGAAATGCAAAATGCCACGCCTAATCAAGTAAAAATGCTAATGACCCGTATTGGCGAAGGCAGTAAAATTGTAATCACGGGCGACGTAGAACAAGCCGATCGTAATCGCGGCAACAATGGTTTGATGGACCTTTGTTTAAGATTATCGAAAGGGGGTGTAAAGGGTATTGCTGTTTGCGATTTAGATTGTCGCGATATACAGCGGCACAAGATCATTGATAGTGTGCTAAACCTTTACGCTGATTGACCAGTAATTAGCTCGTAAATGTGCTTCCAGTTCTTTACGAGCGTTACTCCAGGATGGTAGTGATGCATGTTGTGGCCGTGCTCTATTAGTAGGGAATTTAATCCATACTTGTATCCGGCCTCAGCATTCTCGATTTTGTCTTCAATCCAAACTAGGCCAGTGCCTTCATATTCTTCTAAGGCCTCATCTTTGTGTGCGCCAGTATCCAGACACACGATGCGTTCAAAAGTATGCTCACCAAACAATTTACTTAGATTCATCTCACGAAGTCTCTGAGCATTAGGATCTAGACTTAGTGAAGTAATACAGTGGAATTTATAACCGTGTTCCTCGACTAAGCGTTTTACATAGTACATGGCATCGCGCTGGGCGGGAAGGAATCCAATGGCCGCACTTTCATTAAAAATGCGTATCAGCTTGACTACTTGTTCACGAGGTATGCCATAACGGATAGACATATCGTAATTGAGCTTGCTACCTGGAACTTCTTCGAATCCGTGTTCTTGCATCCAGACATTAAAGGCCCATTCCCAATCTAACAAACAACCGTCAGCATCGGTTAGGATAAGTTTTTTTCTGTTTCTATATTTCGATTTCATATTACTATTATAGTATAATATGAATTGTTTGTCAAGTTAGTGCGTACTAACTTAGACTTTGTGAGTCCCATTATACATAGGGTGATCAAACTCGGCTGACGAAATAGTGCTAAAAATATGAATTGGAAGTACTATAAGTTCAGAATCATTAGTTTTGAAATGATGGGGAGTCATTTTTCCAAGCAAAATAACATCACCACAATTTAATTGGTACTCTTGTTGAGAATCAGCTGTACCAACAATAGATATACCTTGTCCCTGTACAACATAAACTACTCTTGGCGTAGCATGAATGTGATGAGCTTGTTCAGATGTATAAGGGGGAATACATAACATTTGGAATGTTGGGTCGCCTGGCCGAACTGGATTAATTAATTGTTTTGTGCTACATCCGTTGATGTAAGGTAAATCAGTTCCGCGATTAAATGTACTAGTTCTTGTTTCTGGTGTATAGCCAAAAATTTCCACACACATTTTTGTAGATAATAATGTTGTACCGTCACCTGTTTTTGATACAGCGGTATCATTGTCCAAATACCAGTAACTCGATAGTTGATTAGTTAAAATAGTTTGCTCACCGATATACACTTTATATTGATATAAATCGCTACTCACTGATTCGTATGTAGATGGTGTGTTTGAATTAAGTATTTGGAACATTTTTGCTTTCAGTAGGTAATGCGTGGCCATTTTCTTGTAACAATCTTTCCATAATAGCAGGATAAAATGGATAATAGTAGCCAACTATACGCTCCCAATCTTTTGGAATAGTGCTATCACGCAACGATGCTTTAAGTACTTTGCATTCTTTAAAGTCCAAAATAACACTAGCAGTTTGCCAATCTTTAGTACGAACCCTAGTAGTTACAGTCATACCTTCGTCAATTTTACCGTTGGCTTGGTAAAAATAAGTTAACATTAAATATCTCATAGTTGGCACAATTCAGTTAATGTAGCGGACAAGTTAATTTCTTGGTCAGCTACCATAGGAACATTTACAAGCCCATTGCGAATAATAATAATTGCTTGATCCTGTTTGTGTGTATCAGTACTCCATAAGTCTAAGTTATCATACATCCAGCGGAACATACTGTCCATATCTTCAGTACTTGCTTGACTACAAATAATCTTACGGGCTTCGTTAGTCTTGCCAGCTTTAAATAATGCTACAGCGTCTAGCTTCCAATCTTTAACTGACTGATCATTGTCGCCTGGTTTAACTAAAGTGCCGGTCATGCTATTGGGTTGTACTAAATTTAAACATTTGCGCAAGTCTGGGTAAGTGGCACGCACATAAGAATCTAGTGTGTCTAAATCAAATTCAACTTCCTCAGTCACTAATACAGTTGCTACACGAGCAGTAAACTCTGTAATATCTGTTTTTTCAATATGAAAGCCTTGGCAACGACTATGAATCGCTGGCATAATTTTATTAGGATAGTTACAAGTTAAAATAAAACGCACAGATTCTGCGTAGTCTTCCATTAAGTTACGAAGTGCTGGTTGAACAGAGTTAATGTTCATATAATCAGCTTCGTCAATCAATACTACTTTAAATTTGCCAAATGGCATAGTACTACAAAAGCCAATTAGCTTATCAATCCACTCAACTTTTCTGGCATCTTTAGAACCGTTAGCTGACATTACATCATATTCATCTACACCTAGCTCGTTAATTAATAACTTAGCTAATGTAGTCTTGCCTGTGCCAGGGCTACCGCTTAATAATAAATGCGGAATACTGCCTTGTTTAATCCAAGTTGTAACTTGTTGTTTTTGACTTTCGTCGGTAAACACATACCCTTCAGTAGTGTTGGGCCTAAATTTTTCTGTCCAAAGAGCCTGCATCTATTTCTTCCTTATCCAATATTAATTTTACATCATATCCTGCTAATTTTACAGCCGCCAAAGTTGTTTCATCTGTGCCTTTAATGTTTTCTTTATCGTACTTAGATACTAGTCTTTCTTCATTATACACATTTAAAGGGTCGTCGTCAACTGGTTTGGCTGGTTGTGTTTTGCCAAAGATTGAATCCCAATTATTTTGAACTGTTTCGTTTGATACTAGATTCGGCCTGCGGCCATAGCCTTTGCCACCGTCTCCGGATAATGCCATTATACCAACTCTTCAGCAATACCTAATAATTCAGCAAACACCAATAGGTATCCAGCTGACTGAATGTAAGGATTCATTTCTAACCAACCACCACCAGCAAGTGCTAGTCCAGCTATAATTCGTAATGCGCTTTTAGCTAAACTAATTCTTAAATGTTTGGCGGCATTTGGATGTTTTTCTATTTGTGTTGCGTTAGGTCTAGTTAATCCCATATTATTTTCCTTTAAAAAAATGAAGTATATTATAAAATCTAGTTTTATAATGGGTGAACAGGGGTTTTAATATTGCTGGATGGTACGGACAGCGTCCTTGCCGATAATCACACTCAGGAGTGTATTCGTGTCCGCAAGTTGAACAATCTATCTTTTTAGTAGTTGAATTAATCTTTCTTGATCCCATATTTCTTCTCCAGCAAATTTTGGTAATGAAACAAACGCATCATCTAAATATCGTTTGAGCATATATAAATCTCTTTTACAATTCATTTGAGTAAATCCATCATTCATTGGAGAACTGATTTCACTAATCGATTCTCTTATTGCTTGATAAGCTGGATTTAAGTTGGGCTGTTTAAAACCCATTAGCTTGGCATTTCTTGTTTTTCAATATGTACAGCAGTTGAAATACCTTCCAATGTTGGGCACTCAACATCGTCGGATACAAGTAGTATATCCTTAGGATCAATCTTACGAACAGTTTGTTCGCCGTTTTCATCTTCTATTTCTAAACCGCGAGTCCAACGACCGTGTGCTACAAGAATCCACTGTCCTACTTTGACTGTAGTTTGTTTTGGTCCTACCGCATATACCTTACCCCAGCGTGGACGAATGCCATGGCCCTTACCATTGTCGTTTGGAATCCAAATACCACCTTGAGTAATACGCACATCAAAAGCCATGTCATGTACAATCACATGATCTTTCACAGCTTTAAACTGTTCTCTTTTTATTTTATGCGGTTCAAACTGATGTTTCATTTAAATCTTTCTTACAGGTTTATCTTGTTGTTGTTGACGAGCTGTTTTTTCTAACTCTTGCTTAACTGTTTTAGCACGAGCGATAGCTCCTGCCAACCCACCTTGATCGTCTGTTGTGGTTTCTGTAATACTTGCTGGTGTCGAATCTGCTACCGGCAATGGATCAGCTTGTGGGGCTATAGGAGCTGATGCTACAACTGGCTGGCCTGTTGCCATAGCTGGCGCTTGTACTGGAGCTTCTGTTGAATGTTGATGGTTAGTTTGTACTGGGCCATCTGATACATTAGTTTGGCGCTGAATGCGTCTTTGTAATTGTTGATTTCTAGAATCGATAATATTACCTTGAGCATCGATTCTGTCGCCGCGAGCATTTACGCCCATATTGCCAACAGCTCTAACATTTTCATTTTGTAAACGCATAGATCCAATGTCTACTTGTTTGCCTCTCGCTGTTTTATATACTTTAGTTGTCATAATATTCTCCTGAATTCTTACTGTATTTAACGCAAAAATTCGCCGATGTTTAATTTATAGTGCATAGAATCTATTTTATGTACTCCCATTTTATATAATATAAAACTGGATACTGAACTTCCACGCCCTACACCCCAAATTACACGATTTTCTTTCATAATATCCACGAGGTACTTTAAAAATTTGAGCAAATCAAATAAATTACGCTCTTGATATAATAATAGTTCTTCCCCGCATCGTTGTAATTCGGCTTCATTGTTACATAAATCTAGGATATACTGAGCTATATCCATATCTTTATATGCTTGTGGCACGTGCCAATTTTGTTGTTTTTCGTAATCCCATGCTGGGACAGTTTTATTGCCTTCGATAGTCCAAGGTAAAAAAGTATTTGGAAATCTTTCAACGAATTTAATTATCTTTTCAATATCAACTGTATTATCTACAATCATACCTTTGAATGAATCTAGTTTACGGCCTTGCATTAACAGATCAACTACATCTGTTTCATTAAAAATCATTTCGCCGTAATTATTCTGTTTCATCTAATCTTTTAAAATCAGCATAAACTACTGTGTTACCATATTCATCGTCTTCTTCTGGCTTTTCAGTTATATCTTCTATATCTGGCCATTGTAAGTCTAAATCACGCCAAACACTTCCTTGATGTATTGTAACAACTTTATCAACATCAATCAAGTCTCCTTCGCAATGTACTAAATCAGCAGAGTCCCACCAAGTAGGAGATTCCAAACTGTCGATGTTTTCATTATCGCCATGTATATAAATTACACCATCGCCAATTACACTACTAATTTCAACTTCGCCTAGTACAATACGGTCTTCCATAATAGCTGATAACTTTTGGAATAACATTATTCCCACTAATTGATCTACTGGATCGCCCGGAAATGTAACAACACGCAAGCCAGCATCCGCATACTTTTTACATTGTTCTTCGTGCTCGGCACTAATAAACATTGAGCTATCTAGTATATTATACACGAAATACTTAATACGGTCAAATGCTACATTATTAGCAGCACCGTCTGGTGTATTAGTCATCATGTATAACTTGGCCACATAGTTGTTCATTTGCATTTGACCATTATAATAAATGCCGGCGGTAAAATTAAGGGGGTATTGTATTCTTACGTTCATGAGATGTCAATCATTCCATCAAAGTCTGTGCCTGATTGTGCGGCCTTCATTTTACTTTGATATTTGTTTTGATAAGTTTCTAGTGCCATACGAATTTGGTTACACAAATCGTGATTCCCTAAACGATAAGCAATACTAAGTTTTTTGTTTAATTCGGCAATCTTACCAGAGAGTTCGTCAGTAGTAAGATTATCAATACTAGGTAATAGTGGATGTTCCATATACTAATTGTATAGGAAAAATATGGTTATGTCAATAGCTTTTTAGCTAAATGAAACGCCGTTGTTACCAATACAATACCAACTGCCATTGCCAAATTGTAATGTACAAGCTGAGCCTGTAGAACTTAATGTAACATTACCAGTATTGCCTAAATTCCATCCAGCACTAGTAACAGCTACAACCATAGAGCCTGCCGCTACATTGGCTGCCACTAAAGTTTTAATTTGTCCAGAAACTCCATTTGGAAGTGTAGCTGTTTCAGCTGAACCTGTAGTAATATAACTTGTAGTTACTGCTAAATTAGATACCGCACTAGCTGCTAATGATTCACTGGAATTATTAAATGGCTGTAATTCTTGATTAGTTTGATTAATCGAAATAGTAGCACCGTTAGATGATGTACTAAATGTAAATGAGTATACACCAGATGCCGCAAAAGTTATTACATTGGTACTAGGATTTAATCCTTGAATACCAGTAGTGTTAACACTAACTGCTGTAGGTAATGTTACAGTATGTGCCGCACTAGCTACAGTAATTTGAACTGTAACAACACCTTGTTGTCCTGCTATAGGCCAATTACTAAATCCTAAACTTACTGATCCACTAGTAGTAAAAGATTGGAAATGTCCTGCGGAGTAATCAATAGTAACTACATTTGATACTGGGACTAACCCAGAAACTGCTACAAATGCAAAGTCAGATACAAGAGCATTAGTTAATGGGGAATTCAACATATTGTTTTGAACAGAAAGATTTGCTCCGCCTGTTAACTGAGAATTTACAATGGATTTATTTTGTAAATCGGTAATTTCTTGTGCCGCATAGTTAAAATTCGTAGAAGTATTCGTGAAGTTATCACGAAAACCTTGCGAGTTGTTATCTTGACCGGCTACTGGGTAAGCGCCGTTAATGTTATTTGGGTTAATCTGACTTGTCATTCTTAGTATCCTTGAATATGCTATTATTTAGCTAATTTGATAACTGTTTAAAATTAGTAATTAAAACTTGCTCTAGGGTAAGTTTGTCCCGTTACGGGCCTTGGACCTACTACATACCCTGGAAAAACAGGGCCTTGAGTTGATTGGCTAAACAACGCGGCAATAGCTGTTCCAATTGGGCTACCTAATCCAGTACATGCATCCCAGCCAGGAGTTGCGCTATATCCAGTAGATAAATTAGATGCGTTATCGCCTACAGTTATATCGTTAAATGCTTGGTGATTATTATAAAATAATGTATTCAATAATCCACCTTGTCTTCCGTAAAGTTGTATTAATCTAGCAATCATGCCAGCATATAATGGACAACAAGCACTGGTTCCACCATACTGACTAAATGTATTGCCAGTGCCCCAATAAAATTGATATCCTGTATTTGGATCAGAATTGCCGGCAACATCAGGTACTCCGCGTACTGTTAAAGGAGATACTGTTCCAGCCGGATATAATTTTGTTGTTAACCCCACTTGAAACGCTGGCTTGGCGTTATAAACACTTTTGCCACCGCCCGAAGGAGTCCAAGTTACTTCGCTAGTAATTGTAGTTCCGCTTATTTGAAGTGTTGTTCCGCCGCAACCTAATACATAAGGACTGGACGCTGGAAATAGTACTTCGGGAGACGAACTTGCCCAAGTTGAACCTTCGTCACCTGATGCTACACATACTGGGATACCAATAACTACTGCTTGAGCTAGTACTGCATTCATAGAAGCTATAGAGCCCGAAGACCAATAAGTTGTTTCGCCTGCGCCCCAACTTATAGTAAGAACACAAGGGTTATTAACAGTATCGTGTATTGCTGTATTAATTGGGTCGTACCAATCAGGTCCTGGTACAGGACTACTATCACCGCCACCATATCCAAAATACATGGCTATTGTAGCATTTGGAGCTACTCCTGCGGCTACATATATATCTAACATAACTTCAGGAGAACCATTTGTGTCAGCTGGATCATTGGTGCCGCCATCAACTAATATATCTATCATAGTTGGGTTTGGTAATCCTATTCGAGAAAATGTTGAAGTTAAATTTTGTGGTGTATAGCCTCCGCCGTATTCTATAATTCCAATACACACTCCAGTACCAGTGGCCGCTGGAAATTTATAAGCGTTTGCTACTTGTATAGGTGTTAATGCTGAAATTGCAGCTGGTATTGCTTGATCTGGGGTTACAGGAACTGCCAAAGGACGCATTAATGTAAAATTGTTTAATCCTATTATATATTCTATAACATTTTCTAACTGAGTTGGGATAGTTATAGACCCATTATATCCCATATAAGTTCTATCAGGTAATGTTATTAACAATAGTGTTATTCCAAATGCGGCATTAACTTGTTCAGCGGTTCCTGTTAATTTTACAGTAGCCCCCGGAGCATGACTATCAGTTATTGTTAACCCTGTTGCATTAGCAAAATCAGTAATAAGAGCTAAATCAGAATCTGATGCGCTAAATTGATTTGAAAAATCATCGTAAGATAATATTTTACTACGTCCAGCTAATATACTATCGGCATAATCCGTAACAGATTGTGGTCTTCTGACCATTATACTAAATTTAATTTGTTGAGTGGTGTCTACTGGGGTTGTAGAAACTACAGACGCAGGTGTAGTTACGGTACTTCCTGCTAAAGTAACTACAGGAGTTAACTCCATATTATCCTTCCATTTTTAACAAGGTTAATGTTACAGACAATGCTGTAGTTGTATTACCATTGTTAACTACTTTCATAGGAATTGCTACTGTTGGAACTGTTTCATTGTTAAAACCTATTACTGCTGGCGTAAAGTTTACTGTGCCAGCGGCATTACCAATTGCTTCGGCTACTACGCCTGATCCCGGTGTTGGATCTGTATTAATTGTTCGTGTATAATCAGACACAGCAGCTGCATTTGATGTGTATAATGTAACCCAACTTGCATTGTTAGATGTTATACTATAAAGAGCGTACCCTTTATATCCAGTTGCTACAATATTGGCTGCCGCATTAGATGCTAAACTACCTGTAGTAATTGTTACATTAACACGAGAGTTGGTGGTAGCAACACCTGTTAATTGACTGCCGTTACCATAAAAATAAGTAGCGTTAACATTGCCAGCTGTAACATTACCTGGCAACGACATACCTGATGTAAAGAATGTTGCTGATGTTGTACCATTAACTGTTACGGAAATATTATTACTTGGTGTAGGAATATTGATACTACTAGCCCCGGATACAATGTTTGACGATGATGTAGTGATGCCAGTTAACTGACTACCGTTACCAATAAAATAGTTACCTATGATATTGCCAGAAGCAGCTACAGTATTCAAGTCCAACATACTGCCCGAATAAGTTGGCAAGAACGCGGCTACTTGGGCATTACCATAGCCACTGCCAGTATTACTATAAGTTAATTCGCCACTAGTAGTATTATAATAAACTGTACTAGTAATATTGGAATCATCATTACGCACTGGCTTAACATAAAATCCAGCTAAAGGAGCATCTAATGGTGCCCGGGCGCCATTGAGAGCAATTGAGTTATCAGCTGAATTTGGATATCCAGCATACGCACCAATTGCTATTGCGTTGGATCCTTGATTAATGTTTCCTGCTAATGCTCCTATAGCAATAGCTTGATTACCTTGTACATTAGCACCTGCGCCTAAACCAATAGCAATAGCTTGATTGCCTTGATTGTATTGTCCTGATCCTTGCCCAATAGCTACTGCTTGGATACCTTGATTAAGATTACCTGCCGCACGACCATAAGCAATCGCATTAGCACCTTGGTTAGTATATCCTGCTATTTTACCTACAGCAATCGCACCATCACCTTGGCCGTTAGAGCCAGCGCCAGATCCTATAGCGATTGAGTTATAACCTTGACTGCTGTTGCCGGCAAAATAACCAATAGCTACAGCGTTACCACTTTGAGTAAATTGTCCAGCGGCGTGTCCAATTGCTACTGAATCACTAGCTTGGCCAGTAAATCCTGCTACACGACCAATACCAACAGCGTATGTTCCTTGTGTATTAGATCCAGCAAAGGATCCTATAGCTATGCCATTGGCACTTTGATTTATGCCACCTGCTGTATTACCTATAGCAATAGTATCTATATTTGCTGATTGTCCAGAGTTGCCAGCATTATTGCCTAAACTAATACTAGTACTAGTTTGATACAAATAGTTGGTAGTTAATGTAGATGCTACATTTAAATTAGTTAAAGTACCAACAGTTGTAATGTTTGGCTGTACGGCTTGAGTTACAGTACCAGCCGTATTGGCATAATTAGGAACAGCCGCAAAATTAGCGTCAAGTTCTGCTAAAGGTATTGTGCCAGTTTGATTGGCAAAGGTATATGGTACAGTCATTTTTATCCTAGAATATTTCGTTTGGGGAACAATAGATATTTATTGTATGCATCGGTATTAGTGTATATGTCAGCAGGTGCGTTAAATGTAAGGCTTCCGCCGTCAAATTGCGTATCAAAGGTTGTAGTTCCACCGTTGGACCAGTAAACAGTAGTGCCACTGTTATTTTTCCAGCCAACAGCTACATTGGTATTATTAACCCATGATGTAGTAGCCGGGACAGTAGCATCTAATCCAGGAACTACAAGTACATTCCAAAAAGCACCGGTTCCAGAGCCAGTAAGCGTAGTTCCAGAAATTGAAGTATAGTAATTATTAAACGCAAATAAATCTCCAGTACCATAATAGAATACATTTACGATTCCGCCATAACTGTTTACAGTATCGACAACAATTAATATATCATTCAATGGACTGGTGCCACCGACTTGTGTGCCAGATATTTTAATGTGGTCGCCGCCATAAATGATAGTTCCATGAGCATCTCGCTCAACACCACGATACCCAATGCCAGATGACGCAACCGATATATCATAATGATAGTTAATATCAAATGTAGTTGATGTTGGCGGACTTGGTATCCAGCTTTGAGCATCGGCATCCCAGTTAACTGTTAATGCGCTATCTAATTCATAACGGTCTGCTTCAAAGTCAACTTGATTTAATTGTGTGCCAAATTGAGTTTCGATGTTATATTGTATCTGCCCGCTTGCTCCTGGAATCGTATAAGCAATTACCCAAGCAGGTGTGAATCCTAATACTTGTCCGTTAGCTTGTTTTGACTGCATCCACAACGGTAAAATATTACTTTCTTGGCCTACTACATCAATAACTTGATTACGCATATCTTCCAATGCGTTAGGATATACCACATCAACAGTTGGATCAGTAAGTCCATATGGCCATACTACTTCTTTGCTTACACTTACACCTTCATTGTTAACTAAGTTATCTATAATTTCAGAATACACTACTTCATATATTACTTGTCCTGTAATAGGATCAACAGCTTGTGCTGTTTTAATTTCACCTAGTGTTAAATTTTTCCAATAGTGATTAAGTTGTAGTGCTTCAACATAAGTATCTAAACTAACCGCATCTAAACCATACGCATGATAATATGTTACATTATGGCTTAATCCAAAATTAGGATCATCAGAACGATACAATAATGACGGAGTAAAGATATTATTATTCTCAAGTAAGTTAGAAATTAATGCTCTATCATTAACTGGAGGCATACATTGGATGTATAAATTTTCATACGGTTTATTGTATGTGCGAAGTACATCAATTGTAAATGTTTTATAAACACTAACATAACCATTTATACTATATGCGTTAACCGTAAATGTACAAGTAAGGTCAAAGGTTGTAGTATTATTATCAAAAGTTGTATTGCCATCGTCAAGAGCAAAAGTATTAAAACTTACACGCCCAACAATATGTCCTGAAGGCAGTAAAGATAATCCTTGTGGTAATCTTGAATCAGTCCCTGTCGCTAATCTATATTGTAATGGTAATCCAGCTGTGGTAGTCGCCGCAACATAAAAAGTGCTAGTCGAACCGTTACTAATGCTTCCTAAGAAGGCAGGAGTTAACCAAGTAACATTAGTTGATATAGGGCCACTAATAGTTAAACTATATTGATAGAATATACTTACAATATCAGGAGATGAAACATTATAAACAGCGACACTAAAATTATAAGTTTGTTCAGTTAATCCAAGATTTGGCAAGTATCCAGACAGCCACCCTGTTTCATTATCAAGATATAGTCCTGGTGGCAAGAAATTGCCTAAGTAACCAATTTGATCTCCTGTAACATTCTTGCCTATAAATTGATAAGCAAAGAAGGTACTGTTAGGTGCTGTACCAATACTGCCTTGTGGATTTAATAGTACAGGAGCATTAATATTAGATATCGATGCTGTTAAATCAGTATTATCTGCTGTAATAAGTGTAGTGGATGCGTTAAAGTCTGAAGTACTCCATACAAACATACTAAAAGATCTTACAGCCGAAGTACGGCCGTCTGTTACTTGTAAACTAAATTCATAATTAGTACTTTGCGACTCTACCCCAAAGTCGAACGGATAAGTTGAAAAGCCTACACCCTTAGCACTATATCCAGGCGCAGCAGAATAAGTTGGATTGAGTTCAAAAAATCCTGATAGTAATCCAGTTGGACTTAATGTAATGCCAGGAGGTAATGTTCCAGCATATAAAGTAACTGCTGGCGGAATTCCTGTAGTATTGTCGTCTGTATATTCAAGTTGAAATCCAGGTTCTAATAATTCTCCAACAAAGAATTGTCCAATCTCTCCAGCAGGAGTAATCCAACTTGGAAGATTTTGTCCAGCTACAGTAAGCGTAAATGTTCTATCAGCTAATCGGTTGATTACTGTAATACCGCCAATTGTTTTTGTAGTATAAGCGCGAATAGCAAATTTGCTAGTAACATTAACTCCGGCTACTATTGCGTCATCTGCTATAGTTACAACATTAGTAGGTACACCTTGAATGATGCCATCTTTTGTACATTCTATTCCAGAAGGTAAACTTCCTGCTATAGCTTGAAAAAAGACTGGATCGCCACCAGGTTCTTCTACCTGTAGTGGTACTTGGTAAAATGTGCCTTCTGGTACCGTGCCTAAGCTACCGAGCGGGGTAATCCAAATAGGTTGTACTGACGACATAAGTTACTCCGTTATTGGTAAGCAGCTACAGTCCAGTTTACCCATCCTAATGAACCTGTTGCTGGATTTAATTGATAAGCCTGAACCTGTTGAGTTTGTGAATTGTAAACCATTTCGCCACCAGTCATGCCACTTAAACTAGCAATTTGACTAGTTGTGTAACTAGGCAATTTAAAGAAGCCGCCCGGGGCAATAAAGCTACCACTAACTGTATTACCACTTACACTTAAACTTGACAATGTACCAACACTAGTAATATTACCTTGTGCGTTTGTTGTTACTGTGCCAGATGTTAATGCAGTAGTAGCCAATGCCACTGGGCCAACTACGTTAGTACCAGTAAGAGCAGTAATTTGTGTTCCGTTACCAATCAAGTAACTACCAGTAATAGCACCGATAGCACTTACTTGTCCGCCGACAAAAATATTTCCAATATTTAAATTACTACCATATACATTGCCAGTAGCACTTACTTGGCCGGTTGTTAATACATTACCAGCTGTGATATTCCCTGTGTTATCAAATATAAAACCAGTAACACTTAAACTGCCAGCAAAAATTTCGCCAGCAGCACTAATTATTCCAGCACTTAAAACATTACCGCCGTAAATATTACCAGTTGCCGTTAATGATCCAGCACTATTAAGATTGCCGCCGCGGATATTACCAGTAGCACTTACTACACCAGCTGTATAAAAGTTAGCGCCAGTAATATTTCCGTTGTCAATTTCAAAACCAGTTACACTTAAATTGCCCGCATATACTGTACCTGCGGAACTAATTATTCCACTAGTTAATAAGTTACCAATAGTAGCATTACCAGATACACTAAGACTTGGTAATGTGCCAATAGAAGTAGCTACAATACCTGTTAATGCGGAGCCATTACCGTTAAGGTAAGCAGCAGTAATATTGCCAGCGACAATAACATTACCTGAAGTAGATACGCCGCCATCAATAATTGTTTGCGGTGTAGATATAGTACCACTAGCACTTAATGATGTTACTGCTAAGTTACCTAAAGTAGAAATACTATTATTGACAAAGTTAGATATGTTAGCCGCAGAAACTTGGTAAGTTGTCCCGCCCGCAACAACTGGGAATTCAGCTGAGCTAGATAGGTTACCTGGGTAAAGTGGTAATTGGCTAATTTTTATAGTTGACATTTTTAAATAATCCTTTTTTAATTTTCTGTTGTGAGTTCAGCACCGGCTTCGGTGGTTATGATTGTTCCATCTTCAGCAGTGATCTCACTAACTGATTGAACAATGACTATTCCTAAAGAGATACCTTCTCCTATTGTAATTCCTGGGCCGAATGTTATAGTCATAATCTATTAATATCCTGCGGTAAGAGCACTTCTTGCCCAAGTATTTGGAGCAACACATACATAGATGTAATTGGTATCCCATGCCAACTGACCTACTACCCCAGGTGAACTAGAAGTAGGACTCGATGACGCTGTTAATTGTAAATTACCAACAGTAACATTACCACTAGCCGATAATGATACTGTAGCAATTAAATTAGCACCAGCAATATCTCCGCCTGAGCCCGAAGTAGTAAGTGTGTTAGCTGTTACATTTCCACTTACTGTTAAAGTAGTTAGTGTACCAACGGATGTAATATTTGGTTGTGCGTTTGTCGTTACGGTATTGGCTGTAATTGCTGTGTTAGCAACAGGAACGGCGCCAGTAAGATTCCCTGCTGGAATGTTAGTTAAGTATAACGCATTACCTATAATGTTGCCGCCAATTATATTACCTTGTGCGCTAACTGTTCCTAATACAATAAATGTATTGGAATCTTTGTTGTATGTCATGCCGCCGGTAGCATCAGCGTTACCGTTAGTATTGAAAATAACTTGTGTATTGGCTCCTGGCACAACAAAGTTACCAGTAACATTACCTTGGAAAGTTCCAATGAATACACCATCGGTAACAATATTACCAGTAGCAGATACAACACCTTGAGCTAAAACATTGCCAGTAGTAGAAATTGCGCCTTGCGATAAAACATTACCAGTAGTAATAATATCAGTAGTAACATTACCGCTTGACAGTAATGCTGTTACATTAGCATTAGTATATGACGTTGGCAATCCACTTAATTGTGATCCATTGCCAATGATATAATTACCGTAGACATTGCCAGTAGCTGTTACAGTAATAGCACTAATAACATTAGCGCCTGAAATATTTCCTGCGCCTACATTGCCTGTTGTTTGAATACCCACAGCAACAACTTGATTCGCTTCTACATTAGCTGCTCCATTACCTAATATGCCTCCATAAGTTGGCAAGAATGTTGCTACATTAGCATTAGTATAAGAAGATGGAATGCCAGTTAACTGACTACCATCACCCAAGTAAGTAGTTGCTGTTACTGTGCCATTGACCACAACATTATTAACTGCGCCACTACTTAAGAAAGATTGTACATTAGAATTACCATAGTTACCAGCGCCACCGCTAATACCTGTTAAGTAATATCCATTACCAACAAAGTATCCGCTAGTACTTGTAATGTTGCCAGTAGCAATAATAGATGCTACATTTTGCATTGATCCAGAATAAGTTACAAGATACGAGCTTACATTAGAATTACCGTAGTTTCCAGCAAACGGTACGCCATTAGCATATTGGTAAGTGTTAGTTTTAACTATGCCAGCAGTTACATTTCCAGGAACAGTTACGCCAGTAGAAGTAAATGTTGCCACATTAGCAACACCAGACACTCCAACAGTAACATTTGCGTTAGCCGAAGCAATGGATACATTAGATGTACCATATCCAATAGCATTACCAGAGATATTATTAACTTGTGGGACTTTGCCCCAAATTATAGTACTGCCGTCATAAGTGCCAAAACAATAGTAAAAGAATGATGAGCTATAGGCATACATTCCAGCAACATCGCCAACTTTACCTACTAATGTAGCTGGCGGTTGTGGGTTTGGGAGAGCAAATAATTGTTCAAAATTGCTGTTTGTAGTAATAAACGCGGTGCGTATAGGATCGCCCATGCCATCATTTGGCGCTGATCCTACATTAATAATTTCCTGAGACATACCATTCCTCTTTAGCTTTTATTATTTAGCTAAAATGGTATCTATGTTATTTTGGGCGTTTTTAGTTTAATATGGGGAGAAACTACTACCGCAACCGCAGGTTGTTGATGCCTGCATTCCAGTAATTGTAAAGGCAGAACCGTGTATATCTTCTTTATAATCTACAACGGCACCTTGTAAATAGGATCCAGACATAGAATCTACAAGTAAATGTACGCCATTAGATTCAAAATCCCAATCATCGTCGGCTTGGTCTTCGTCTAAAGTGAACCCTGTTTGAAACCCAGAACATCCGCCACCTTGTACGAATACTCGTAATTTCAAATTAGGGTTATTTTCTTCTGCTAAAATATCTTTAATTTTAGCTGTAGCAGATTCGGTAATGGTAATCATATGCGTTCGGAACAAACTTCCCAATTGATAATCTTCCAGAAGCTGTCGATATACTTTTCTTTGTCCCATTGGTATTGAAGGCTCCATGCATGTTCCCAAAAATCGACGAGAAGACAGATATCAGTCCGCACTTGGTGATTAGGAATAGTCTTAATTGTACCCGATGTACTAAGATATACCCACCCTGAACCTTGAAGGGCCATGGCCACTTTTTTAAATTCTTCCTTAAAGTCTTCATATGTTTTAAAGTTAGTTTCAATAAGCTCCAATACAGCTCCCTTAGGACGATTAGCGCCTTTAGGTGCTTTTAACTGTGGGAAAAACTTATTATGTAAGAACGACCCAGCGCGGTTAAATTTAGGATCGCCTTCGCCAGCATTGTATTTTTTAGCATAGGCTTTGGCCAAGTGCTCATAATGATAATCTATAGTTGCGGCACTCATAACAGGCTCTAAATCTTTAGGCTTGTATGGTAATGGTGTTGTTTCTAGTTTAGCTGGAACTGTGGTAGCTTCGACTAAATCGATTGTTTTGCGAATATCGTTCATGCTAATATTTAGCGTCTGCGTGTAATGCGCCCACGATTGAGATCGTAAGGGGAAAATTCTAATTCTACCGTATCGCCTTCTAGAACTTTAATATTGTTCTGACGCATTCTACCGCTCAAACTGGCAAGTACTGGGTTTTCAAAGTTTTCTAATTTTACACGGTATTGGGTATTTCTTAACACTTCTGTAATAATACCCTCCATTTTTATAACATCATCTTTTGCCAATTTTTTAGTTTCTCTCCCTCGTATATTACTTATGATTATCTACGCATAGAACTAATATCTTTAGCTTCTTCGTCGCTAAAAATTGGCACTCCGTTGGACTTGTGCATAGTGCCAATACCTTTAACTTTAGTACCAGTATAAGTGTTATCTTTGACTTTAACACAAGGAACCCAACCTGTATCTTTGGATTCAATCTTTGGAGTTTCGCGGCCTGGCGGAGTTTTGGGCATGAAATCCGACATAGTTTTACGGGGAGAATTGTAAGGGCCTGTGCTAAACTTAGGAGCCATTTTATCAAACTCAACTAGCTTACGATCCCAATCAGCTTGTCGTGCTTGTGCTAGTTTCTTAGCTTCAGAACTTGCCCATTTGCGTTTAGTTTTTTGCTTGCCAGTTGTGGATAACCACGGTCCTTCTAAATGAAAGCTCATACTTTATCTATACCGTTTAAACTGTTAAAGGGAATTTTGTAAACAGAATACTTGAGTGCTTCGCCGAGAGTAGCAAAGTACTTGCTGTATGTAACATTAAGATGGGAGTAACTAATTTTATAACTCATACTACTATTATAGCGTAGTATGAGTTATTTGTCAACTTATTCGTAAAAGATATGATGCCCAGTTTTAGTAATATATCTCTTGGTGCTAGCCCATACTGGTCGTATTCCAGTAGAATGGAAGTACATAGCAGTACCATATTTGGTACGATATTCACTATATTCCCCGCGGGCAATACCTTCGGCGATTTGTTTACTTTCTACCCAACGCTCATCATCGGATTTAGGTTTCGAAACGTACCCAGCGCATACCCAGCTAAACTGACATACCGGAACTTGCTGTACGACTTCTGTAGTTTTGGTAACAGTTTCTGGGCGACCAAAATAGCCAACATGGACTACTTCTGTCTTTTTAACTTCTCGAGTTTTGGTTACGACTGTACGAGCTTTTACTACTTCGCATACACTCTTACCAAATCGTGGATCTTGGGCACGATTAATTGTAACGATACCTACAGCAATTTTGCCTTCGGTTGGTTCGCTACCCGACTCGTAAAATATGTTACGAGCTAAACACTCTACATCCTTGTCTGAAAGGAATGGTGTCGCAATTAAATTTACAGTACGCTCTACAAAATATGTAGCTTGGCCAACCATCTGTCCTGTAAATGTTGTATTGTCTGCTAAGACAACTACTTCTTGTTTTACTTCTGCTGCTTGTACTACAATACTGCTTACTACTAGTAATAACGATAATAAGATATTCTTCATTTCGTTCTCCTCACGGCACAACTGGGCCAGTTCAGCGGATGCTCAGGATGAGCGCATTGACAATGATGGAGAGTGTAGGTACGAGACCTCGGCCTTCTTTGGCATTTACTCTTTCGTATATTAAACAACTAATATACAATACCATATTGTCAACGAAAAGGATTTCCGAAGTCCTCTTTCGAATCGGATTCAAACTGACATCCGGTGCGTGACTTACATTTATATTCCGGACAAGCCCGTTCGGTGTTCGCTACTATATATACTTACTAAGTTTACTACAGAACAATAAAAAAAGCAATCATTTCGGTACCTTTTTGCCGTTAACTACTAATATAATGGCTCCGGTGGAGGCATAGCTTTAAGTTTAGCCCACATCTCACCTTGTTCCTTTAATTTGGCTTCTAATGCGCGATACTTGTCGCCTAATTCTTTAAGTTCATCCCATTCCTTTTCCAATTCTGGATTTGGAACTAAGACATTTAATCTTTCTTCAAGTTTTTGTATGACATCAGTTAAACTACGACCATTAATTTTTATGTCAGCGTTATCGCCTTCGAGATTTAATTGACCAGTAGCATTGGTGTATAAAGAAGTATTAGTGGCGTTAGTTGCGCCAAAATTATATCCAGTTCCTGCTCCGGCAGAGATAGTATATGGGCCAGTGTTAGCTCCAGTTAAACTAGGAGAGATTGTGTATCCGCCGCCAATAACAGTATTACTATACAACGATCCAGATGCTGCTCCTGGATTAAGTGTAATGGTATCAGTTGTCGCACCGTTATTATAAGTTAAATCAAACGGATTATATGAACTTGAATATTCATAACCTGCTATTGTAACAGTATCTTCTGTTTCTGTTACCGGAGTCGGGTCATTAATTTTTTTAAGTGCGTTACGAATTTCATCCAATTGTTCTTGAGCCAATTGCTCTTGCGTAAGGTCCATGTGCCATCCTTATTATCAATCCACTCTAGCGTGTCGCCGACCTTCCAGCCGGCTTCACGACAGAGCTCATCACCGAGATCCAGGATTAAGTCGCCTGTATCTGGATCTTCGATGATATTTCTTGTTGCCATATTACTTAACAGACAATGCTTCTTTTTCTGCTGTAATTTCTTTACGACGCTCTTTGATGCCCTTAGACATTTCTTGTAATGCTTTACGTGCCCTGGCGGCAGATGCTTTAACGCCTTTAGTTGTAAACTTAGTGTTTTCTTCGATATATGTATTATAAGCCGCTACAATAGCGTCATGTTGTTGTGACATTTAATTTCCTTTATATTAATATTATGCTTTCGCATTACACTATAATACGCATTAATGCGCTAATAGTCAACCTTATTGATTAAGTTGTTTTTTTCTTACAGCGATCCATGTGCCATCTTTTCATGATACTAAGACCGCCAGTTTTATTACAATGAGGACAAGTTATTACTTCTTTAATTCCTGCCCTTATTCCTACTAACTCGCCCGATGCTAACCGAGGATCGTCTACTGATACCTGCATAACATTGCCATTTTTATCTTTTACTGTAGTAGTTCCGGCTGTAGCATTAACTAACTCGCCAGTTTTAATTCTAATATCATCTACTGCTACTCTAAATTTATTGCCAGCTTTATCAACTACGGTTACCTTACCTTTAGTATGTGCTACTAACTCTCCGGATATAAACCGAGGATCGTCAACGGCTACTCTAAATTTATTACCGGCTTTATCTATCACTGGAGTAGTGCCTTTATTGCGTCCTTTAGGACCAAACCCTCCGCCAGACTCAGGAATCCTATTAGCCCATTCTGCGCTCTCAACTATATTCCATTTCTCACTAAGTCGTCGCCCTTCATTATCAATTACCGATTTATCATCAGATTGACATATTATTTCAGTAATATGATTCTTTCCGTGCTCTGCTAAATGTAGTTTCCAGTCAACCCCGGATCCTCGATATTTAAACGGATCCCGTTCTGTCTGTCCCAGATACTTTAATCCAGTAACCGAGTGAGTCTTAAGATAAAGATAGTGCATACTAGTTAATTATACACGATTTACAATAATAGTCAAATTTTTATTAGAAATAAACGTGTCGTTTGGCATAACAGTCCCAAACTAATATATTGTCCCAACTATGTGTCCAAGTTACTATAAACAGACTAAGGGTATTGTGGTCAAAGATATGTAATTTATTGTCATCTACTCTTGCTTGAATTGAACGGCTAGTAGTTGTCCATTTTTGTAAACGGTTTCGTGCTTCTGGATCTCTCATTATTACGGTATACAGAGAGTCACCGTTTTTAAAAACTGGTAAGGTCATTTACGTTCTATATCTTCTTCTTGACAGTCTTCACCATATTGTATTTCAACTATGCGACACGGATTGTCTGACATATTAATTAATTGGTGCCAAGTATTTACTGGAATGTCAATTGTTTCGTGTGTGCTGAGTTTTACAATATTGTCATCACCTGCTACACGACCTTCGCCTTCTTCTACTACCCAATACTCGCTACGCTTAAAATGTCGTTGCATACTTAAACTCTTACCTGGATTGACTGTAAGCTCTTTAACCTTCATGCCCGGAGCTTCGTGTAGTACACGATAATGACCCCATTGGCGTTCTGTTTTAGGCGCTTTCCATTCTTGTAGTATCCAAGATGATGAATTCATTTTGTTTTCGCCACCAACTCCAAATACAAATTCTAGATTGCTATCGACTAAATCCATTTCAGGAATGTTGGTACTAGTTCTATCGCCACCGTTAGCAAATATAATCTTATCATTTGGATAACTTTGTCGGGCCATTGTGATAGCGTGTTTAGCTGAGTTATCTGAATCATTGAAGTCAATAACATAATCAACTCCTACAATGTTTTGTACGATAGCCGAGCGTTCCGAATAAGGCATAAATGCTCGTCCTTTTTTACGCATCAGCCAAGCATCTGAATTAACACCAACTACTAATATATCTCCCAGCTTTTTTGCGGCTTGAAGGTAAGCAATATGTCCAGAGTGTAGCGGATCAAAGCCGCCAGTTACTACAACAATTTTTAAAGGTTTCATTTAATGTAAAGTTTGGTTACCGCTATCGGCTGATGTTAAATCAACCATTTGAGAAATGTATTTACTAAAATCATCTGTGAGCTCTATACGATCTTCATCACACTCTTGCGCTTCTTCATCGCTAACACCAATTAAGCGCATCAAGGCACCCATATGAACTTCTTTGATGCCATGTTTATGTAGCACCATCATTAGTTCCATTATGATTAGCCTAACTTCTTGATCAATTTCAGCATCAGTCATACTTTTAATTATCCAAACTGAAATTATAGTTGTGAAAAAGCGGCCGAAGCCGCTTATAATACTAACTGTTATTAATTTTTTAAGTTTTTATCAAAGAATTCTTTAGTTTTAATAGCTGATTGAGTAGCCGCAAACTCATCCCAAGCTAACGCATGGCCGCCCCATTTAATTCTATATGCTACAGGTAAATCAAAGGAATGGTAAGCATCAGGGTAAGAATTAATGTCGTGCTTTGGATTATTATATTCTTTTAATGCTACGCATGGGCCCGGTAATGTCCAATCATCTTTGGCGCCCACATGCATTTGTAATGGGACCAAAGGATTCTTTTCAAGTTCAGTTACACAATTACCATAATATGATATCATAGCATCTACGGATCGTTTTGCTCGTTTAGTTGGGGCAAATGAATTGATAGCAGAGCCACCATGACTCCAACCAATTACACCAATTTTACCTTTGTGCCAAGGTTGTTGCTTAATCCATTGTGATACATATTCAATATCATATGTGCGTGACCATGCTGAATTTCTTACACCATTTACGCATTCGTGTGTGTAACCACGCTCTGTAAAACTGTCTGGCAATACAACATTGTATCCGTAAGTTTGATAAAGCTGAGCCCAACCTATTTCATGTGGGTCAAGTCCAAAGCAGGTGTGTAAAGCAATAATAGTTGGTGCTGGGTGGTCTTGTTTTAATACCATTACACCAATATTGAAATCTTGTTTTAAGTAATCATCATGTACCAATACATGATCATCGAAAAAATATGCTTGTGCTGTTAAACAATAACCTAACATCAGTGTCATTAATAGTTTACGCATTTTTGTTCCGTATATAAAAATAGTTGTCTGAAGTTAAATTAATGCTAAAGGACTTACGGCCAAAGCCTGCCTTTAGTTATTAGGCTGTTACTTTTGGTGTAGCCTTGGCAGTAGCTTTTACGCTAGTTGCCTTAACTTTAACTTCGCCTTTTTTGGCTAGTTTAGTTTTTTCAGCTACTTTGCTTGCTACTGCGTAGCCAGCGTCACCTTGTGTGATGCCTTGCTCTTGAAGATACTGAAGTGCTTCAAGTTTTGTCATTGGCTTTGGGAGCTCAACGAGATTTACATCTGTGTGTCCAGCGCGATGTAACGCTTTAATACGGCTTACCAAATCATTGGCAAAACGAACTTTAACCTCGCCTTGACGATTAGATGTACCTGCTACTGTGAATAAAGATTGTGTCATTTTGATGCCTTTCTAAGATGCCTGTTTAAGTTAATTTAAATTTACTACTTTACTACTGTTACTAGTATAGCTGATTTGATTATATTTGTCAACTATATTAGTTCTTTTGGTTTACCAAAATTACTTTGCTTGTTCTTGGATAACCGTTTTGGTTTGATCAATACCTTTATCTACTACACGGGCAATACCACTTAGACCCACTGTAGAAATAGCGATACCAACAAATACTCCAACCAAAAACTTAGTCATTTTCCGCCTCCTCTTCCTGCTCTACAATATAGTTAATATCGAAACGCTTACACCAATCCGCATATTCGCGTTCGAACTGTTCTTGTTCTTTGGCTTCCAATTCAAATACCTGTTCCATTATTTCACCTCGTATGGTTGATCCCACGCACCAATATTAATATCAATATAATATGCTGTGTCAAAGTAATCTGTCATTGCGTCACTGCGGTCATAGTAGCCAGTACCTTTGTGATAACCTTCACCGCGGATTGGAGCTGTTTTGATAATTTGCTGAACTTGCTTTAAAAATGGTGCGTGTTCTTTGTAAAAACTATCAATATGGTAACCATTAATTTGTGCGTACTGACGTTTTTGATTGTACGCATCTTGATTAAAGATTGAACTAAAGTCTGTTGGACCTGATTTGATAGTTACCGATACAGCCATACCATCACGTTTACGAACACCAAACTTGAACTCAGGGAAAGTTTCTTTAAGTTCTTTACGAATCTGTGCTACATCTTTTGCGTTAATATAAGCCATTTAAAACTCCTTTTTGTTTACTATAATGCAAGTATAGTGCCAAATGAATTAATCGTCAACCGAATTACATACTCCAGTAAGTTTCGCTAGCAGGGGATAAAAACAATGGGGTATTAGCCTTTTCCATGTACTTTTTACCAGTCATTATGTTGGTTCTTTCAACTAAATCGTTGTTTTCATACAACGAAACTTTGAGCTGTTTAAGGTTCATATCAATAGCGCAAAGACGAGCTGTACGGTTACCATTGTATTTTACATCAATCCACGGAACTGTATTGCCTGCGGCATTTTCGCTAAGAACAATATTAGTAATTTCGCCATTCAATTTACCAGCTGCGCTTACCCAACTAATTTGATTTCCGATTGCTAATTTCATTTGCTTCTCCTATTTGTTTACTATGTTAATAGTATAACAAATTGGCAATTTCTCGTCAACCTTTTGGAAATCCCACAAAAAAGCCCCAATTAAGGGGCTTAAAAGTGTTGTATATACACAACGAATTAGAGTGTAATTAGCTCGTAATCTGACTTACTTACACCACACTCCGGGCAACATACATCGTCTGGAAGTGCTTCCCAATCTGCTACTGATAACTCGTGTCCGCATACTACACATCGCATGATTTGATTCATTATAGTGTCTCCAATTTAGTTTGATATGCTTCGGCATGGCGTTTTTCAACTCCAGCCAATGCTTTAAAACGCTTTTCAGCTTTAGCCAATACTTCAGCAAATTGTTCAGCGTGTTCTTTTGATTCTTCGATTTGGTGCTGTGCTTCGATGGCAGCCTGTTGATTACCTTCCTCAACTGCTTCTTTAAGCATTGTTGGGTACATATAGGTAAACTCTTCGGTCTCGCCGTCGATAGCCTTTTGTAAACATTCTTTGGTAGTTGGCTTACCGATAAGCAATTCTAAATGGCCCCATGCGTGTAGCAATTCTTGGTCTGCCGTGTGTTCGAAATGCTTTGCTACTTCCTCATAGCCTTCGGCACGAGCAATCTTAGCAAAATAACGATACTTGATATGAGCTTGTGACTCGCCGGCCAATGCCGACTCAAGATTTTTAATAGTAATACTCATTGACATCTCCTTATAGTAAAGTAATATTGTAATAGTATTTACTAATAAGATCAAGCGAAATTAGCGATTTTTTCAATAATAATTTTAATAACGCTTATTGATTTTTTCAATAACAAAATTATAATAATGCCAAAACTTGTTCAGCAGTTAAATCTGGAAACTCTATACAAAATGTAAATCGGTCAACCGTATCTTTAATCTCATGTGCCGAATGAAACTCTAGTTGATTAAACAGATACCAAACGTCTTTCTCCATTACTAATCTATATACTTCTTCTAAGTGGTCTGGATTAGCATATTTGAGGAAATCATATTCAGTAAAGTCTACAATTTTTTTATAGAATCTAGTTTCCATATCAGGTTCAGATAATACAACAAAGAAGCTAGATTTTCTTAAATGGTCAGTATGTAATAATAGATAATCCCCATCTCCTGCGTGTTGTAAAGTTAACACTATGTTTTGATTCTTAATACTATTTGGCAATAAGTTAATAATTTCTTGTGTAGCTTCTTTACTGATGTCGTAGTGATTAAACTTACATCGCTTGCCATATAGTTCTTCGGATCGTCGTAACCTTTCGGCAAATTCTAAGGCTTGATCCTTTGTCATTATAGATTCAGGAATAGTTTGGCCCGATGGGTCTTTTTTAAACCACTCCCTTGCTTCTAAGTGATACGGCTCTCGGACTGTATAGCTTTTACTGTTAATAATTTCATTAACGATAGCTGTAACTTTGGATAAGTCAATGGGCGATTCTTTTAAGTAGAAACTCATCAGTGTACTGATTCGTCCTCGTAGCCAATGAATACATTACACCCTCGCTGTCGAGCTTCATCCAATGCTTGTTCAGTAGCAGCATCGCATACCAATTCGAACATTTCATCAATCTCATTCTGAGTTAAATGTTCTTCTCCGATAAGTCCTGCGAATACTGCTTCTGCTACCATTAATCTATCGTCTGTCATTATTTCTCCGTTGGAGTAAATCGTTCGTTAAATGCTTCTGTACGACAAGTAAATTCCTCGCCGAGATGATTAGTGTATTTGATCCAATCATCTTGATCTACTGTGTATCGTTCTTTAACATAAAAGATTCTTGAATCTTTATCCATATAAACTATTTGTACCATTATTGATTCCTTGCTAATCTTGCTTCGCGATGTGCGTTCCAACTTGCGTCTAAGTTGGCATTTTGTCTAAACAATTTGTCGTATGCTCTGTCAGTGATACCATACAAATTGCCTTCTTGTTGTGATTCAAAAAAATTATAATCTATTGTCCATCTAGGAATAATTGTAACCAATGCGTCTGCGTCATGTAATACCGGAAGTTGTTTCCACTGGAACATTAGTCGATCCACACAAGATTTCCAATATGTTTTAGACCATTCAGATTTTGCGCTGGCTAAACTTTTACGAGCCGCATCTAACCGTCCACCGAGCACTTCTGCTTCTTCACCTAAAAAACGATATGATTTCATTATACACTTTCCTTAATATGAAGTTCTTCTACTAAGTCATGCGCTAGATTTAATGCCATCATTGCGCCAAGATATACTAACCTTCGTTCGTTGTCATCGCCAGAGCAATTTTCTGTCATAGACATAAGTTCTTCAAACGATTTTGGTGTAACAAATAGCCCCGAATGGGGAATGGGATTTAACATTTAAACTCCTTTATCTAACTATAGAACTATTATAGCAAAATTGGATTTAATTGTCAACTCCACTTCATTAAGAAGGAAAGATAGTCTCTTTCGGAGTCAAAATAGAAGATATATTCACCATTTTTGGTATGAGTGCTTACTTCTATTAGTTGCCAGCGCCATTCGGCTACCAATTCATGTTTACACCAATCCAATATTTGTTCAATAATGCCAAAAGATTTAATTATTCTGTGAGCATGATTATATTGCTCTTTTGAATGAATAAATTCACCTTGTATTATCATGCGGTTACCTCACCAAACTTCAATTTGAATAGCAAAGCGTCGTGTTCTTCTTTGAATATCCAATCCATACAGTTACCGCCAATGTCAGTAATGTATCTACCACCAGGTAAACCAAATAATTCTACTGCTTTATAGCACACTTCGTCCCATCTTAATATATTATCAAGATCATTTTGTAGTGTTACCCTAACACTGAATGTATATTCAGGATCACGCAATATAAGTTTTCCTTATGTAATCGTCTGATTGTTCAGGAGTCATTGTATAATATAATAAGTTATCTTTTATATTAAAACGATTACAAAAACTTTGTCCATAGCGCAATCCATGTAAGGCGTCCCAGATAAAATCTTTGACCCACAGTTCGTATTCATCTAAAGTAATTCTTAGACTAGTGTGTCGTTCGTCATGTAATTCGTGATGTGTAAAAACAGAATGTCCGCTAGTCATTATTCTTTAACTTCTATGTTTGGTTTTTCTTTGTTAGTCATTAGTTTTTCAGACTATCTATTATAAAATCACCAGCATCTCCAAACTCATAGCCTTGATGCGGATACACAGCAATATTCCGTTCTCTACGATATATTGTAGTGAGCCAATGCCACTGTCCGTTGATCCGACGTGGTTTCCACGGACCTTGCGGTCCTTTAATAAATTTAATAAGTGTTAGACGAGATGATAAATAAGAATGCCGATCACGATACTGGACATATCTACCGGCTCTAACAGTTAATAAGGAACTATCAGCATGATATTTATACCCAACAAATACACTAAATGGTATTTTGCCATTATCAATAATGCCAGGACTCGTACTAATACTGGTTATAACGAACAACATCATATTACTCCTGAGTGCTTTTTCAAAAACAGAACTCGCAAAGGTCCAGCTGGACAGCTAGTCGGTAATCCTGAAGATCCATCCAACAAAGTAAAACTTACAGCAAAAGAACACTTCATTTGTCATCACCTTCTAACTAAAATGCTTGCCGATACTCGCCCACGGGCACAAATGCTAAAAGCCCTAGAACGAATGACCGCAAGTAATAATAAACATCAACGCTACAAAATAACAGCCCGACTATTTCAACAAATTCGTATCGAAGCCGCTACAGCACATTCAACTCTAATCAAAGGCAAACCGAGCCATTCAAAAGGTAAAAAATGCCCTAACATCTCAATGGCTAAAACAGGTAAATCTATTAAACAACCACCTAGAACCGAACAGCATCGTATCAATCTTGGCAATAGCCTCAAAGGTAAACCTGCTTGGAACAAAGGTAAAACTTACACTAACAAACCATACAAACGATTAACCTGTCCTCATTGCGGATTAGAAGGTAGCATCGCTAATATTAAACGCTGGCATAACAATAACTGTAAATCAATCCCAATGGGCACGGAAGTACTTTCCAAATAGTCTAAATCCGTTATCCATCCGGGCTTGATGTGCTTTAAGTCCTTCCCAATCACATTTAGGACTTACGTAATTTTCGTCCCATGGCGCTGTGTCATTACAGCCACTATGATCCCAAAACTTATCTTCGGAGTGTTCATCAACTAATTGTTCGAATGCCCATATTTCTTCGTTAAGCACCCAGTCCCAACGGTCATGTAGTGTTGTATCTTCATCGCCCATGTCTACAGCGTGTGCGTTAACCTCTACACCTTTTTTCTTACGACGCTGACCTTTTTTGTAGCCTTCAGATTGTAAGTGTACCGGTACATCTTCGTCGTCGACATATGGACTACCATGCTTAGTATCACGTAACTGTTTGAGCATAGGTAGTATGACATCAGCTAATGTATGATCCATTGACCAAGTGTCCCAAAAGTCAATCTTGATATAAGACCAGCGTGGGTGGACTGTGTCTAGGAACTTTTGCCATAGTTGGCAAATAGGATCTAATATCTTAACCCAAGTTCCATATACAGGTTTATACGCTACATCGTGGTCATAAAAGACTCCATCGTCCTTTTCCCAAAAGCAAACTCGCTTGAGAATATGATACGGGCTTACCCAGTGATTACGATACTTACTTGTCCAAATTTTCATTTTTGTATTCCTTGATATAATCTTTTAAAATTTGTTCAACCAACTGATTTAGTGTAATATCTTGTTCATGAGCATATAACATAAGCTGATACAACTCTTCGCGATCTAATCGTAGTTCAACAATTTCGCTACCATCTAACGGGTCATCTATACTTGTTAAATCAATATCTGTCATTACCAACTCCCGTCATCTATCCATAGTCTTACTGTTAAAAACAACCAACTAACGTACCAAGTACGTTCATTAGGTCCTGCCCATTCATCTGTAAACGCTCTGCCACCTTGTGGCATATAACGCCAGTGTAATGGATTAACTGTTATTATAACAGACATTCCCGAGTAAGTCAACCATTTCATTTGTATTCCTTATCTAATTTGGTACTAGTTAATTCAGCTAGTACTTGGAACTTATCCCATGCTTCTTTAACTGCTGGGCGCTTGGCCAACTCGGTATCAGGTAACACGGTTTCTAGCCAAATCTCAGATCTGCGTGTGCTGTGTGCGCCAAACTTACGAGGTTGGTGTAGCTTGCCGGAATCGTATAGTTCCATCGATATAGCTCTAAAAGCCAATTTGTGTTTATCGGTTGGGTAGTGTTGCCACTCCGGACTACTCCAACTTTGACGAGCATGATATCCTTGCCAAATGTCTTCCCACTCCTCATCGATATGTGGATCAAAATTAGTACGAGCAATAACAACCAATACATCGTCAATGTCCACAACCCCTTCGTAGAGATCAACTAAACATCGACTATAACTTAATCCTACTTTCATTACACCTCCAAATATTGTAATTTAAACCAATCAGCACTTGCTTCATGGCCAACATAGCCTCGTGGGTTACATACTACTCTAGTATCGCCAATCCAATAGTTAAAATTAAAATGCGTGTGTCCATGTAGCCAATACTTAATCTGTGGCCTAGCTTCAATAAAATCATCCAAGTTACTACGAAAAGCAGCGTTTAGTAAGTTACCTTTATATACATCTGCTACGCTTAACTCAGACGGACAATGATGACCAACAACAATATAACTGCCGGGATCGCGTGTAACATGGTCAACATAGGCTAACATTTTCTTATGGTCAACCACGCTATCTTCAGGAGTCCATCGAGCCGGCTCTTCTTTGCTCTTGTAGCCAATATTGATCATGGCACCTGTGGCATCTTTGCTATACTGCCCACCGTTACGACCATCATCGGTCCACAAAGGATTCTTTTCGTAGATAGGAACATTCCGCACAACCATTCTATTGCTGTTTAACACTTCGCGGAAATCATTCATAGATCCTTGAGCATAATTCATAGCTAACGAATCCTCATTGTTCATGTCGGTCCATAGTGTACCACCAATAAATGTATGATCCATATGAGTCCAACACTCTTTCTCAAGGATATGTAAATTACCATAGTCCAAATGATACTTAAGAATGTTTTCAGTATGGGCAACATCTCCCGAGTAGTGTTCGTGATTGCCCATGATGTAAACTATATGGGGAAACTCTCGACAAACATTGTCAAAAAACTGCCTGTACTCTTTAGCCAAATGCTTTAAGTAAGTGGGCCTACCATCTGTGAAGTGTTTAGCTACACAGATGTCGCCAGCAAGAACTAATACATCTGCCTGTTCTTCATTCTTGAGTTCAATAGGTCCGAACTCTAAATGGATATCACTTGCTAGAGCTAATTTCAATTGTGACTTCCTTTAATTGTGTTTGTAGTTCTTTTACTAGGTCTTCGTCACCGCCTGCTAAGTAGGCTGTTTTATCCGGAAAGCGAGCTTTAATAGCATCGCGAAGTTCTGTTATTGTATTACCTTGACAAAGAAACTGTTTGTCTTCTTCACTATAACAATAGATTTGGCCGTTAACTCGTTCGACAGTAACCGGCATTAAAGTATCCGAGGCTTGCTTAATTTTAGAATCAATTTCTCCAATAACTTGGCGAACTACGCTTCTAATATAAACATATACAAATACAAATGTTAATCCAATACCGATTACAATTCCTAAAATAATATCGCTCATTTATCTAATCCTTTATCTTCTACACCTTGTTTATACCATTCAGTTAAGGGTTCTGGCTCTTCGTCATCTTCCCAACCCCATTCATCTTTAACTTTATCTTTGTAGTACTCTGGTTCATTGGAACTATCTGTACATTCATCATCGAAGTACTCGCCATCGTATATAGCTGTTCCTACAAATCCTACTCCAGGCTCAAAGTAATCTAGCTGAAATGTTACATTGGGTTGACTTCTTGCCCAAGTTTCAAACGCTTGAACTGGAGGAGCCCATGCCGTACTAAAACTAAAACTAATCGAATCACCTTCTTCGTCGTCTAGATAACATTCGTTGATATCCCACTTGGTGCCCCAATTTTCTACATTCCAGCTATACCAGTCTTGGTCGTTTTCAAACTTAGGTTGTGGGACCATCCAGTTCAATAATTCTCCATCATCGCTTTCTATAATCTTTTTGATTTCATTAATTACTTCTGCTGGACCACTAATAGTTGCTCTGTTATCACACCAATTAGGCATTCTTCTTCTCCTTGCGGTTTTCAAAATATTGTTCGTGTTGGACCCATTCATCATTAACTAGGAATCCCCAGTCTCTTCTTTGCTTACCAGGCATAAACAATGTCCAACAAGTCTTACCTGGCTTCAACTCAATTCTATGATATGATTCTGCCGAACAAGTACGGAAGTGCCCTGGGCCACGCCATTTTTGTACTTCGCTAACCATTTCACCCATTTCATTAAAGTATGGGATCCATTCATAATAGCCACCCCATAAAATTATTGTAGCATAGGGCCAAGGATGATCATGAACATCATCTGGATCGCCCTTTAGGAACTTGTGTAGGAATATATTAAATGGAAAGTGCTTACGATCCTTTAGGAACAAATAATATCGTTCCAAATAAGGTTCGTTATCTTGCCTGTCCAAAATAACACGGTATTTACCTAATCGTTCGAATAGTTTTTTAAGCATACAATGATTATACCTTAAAATCAATTACTTGTCAATGAAAAAGCCCCAGGGATTGGGGCTTTTTGGTTTTAAATGCCGCCGAACGGGGCATTTAGGTGTGATTACAAGCCTACAGCAAGAGCGCGGTAGCCAGCAGCGATCAACTCGCGTGATGGTTTGGTCAATGCGTATTCAGTTACTTGAATGCCATTACCAGCCTTACGGTTGATAGTAGCTACAGCAAAACCATTGTGGCGAATGCGTGAAACTTCAGCGGCCAAGTTCTTGATGCCAAAACGCTTTTGTGCTACAGAAGCTGTAACAACTTCACCTGCTTGAAGAGCTGTTTGGAGTTTAAATGTTTTTGTATCGCGTGAATATTGATATTTCATGTTTATTGTATCCTTTCTTAGTAGTAATAAACGGTAGTTGATTTTACACAACTTAGAACTAGTATACACTCACTAACTTAATAAAACAAGTGAAACGGCGCACTAAATTGGTTAATTCTGCCAAAAACCGCTATACAGCGTTTTAACTAAATAATAAAGCTAACCAAGGATAACATAGATGTCCCAAATTATTATTAACACCGGAAATATTGCCAATGATGGCACTGGTGACCCGCTACGTACCGCATTTAATGATGTAAATAACAATTTTACACAGGTTTTTAGTGCCGGCCCGGTAGGTAGTAACATAGCAATCGCTAACAATACTATCCAAACTACCAATACAAATGGTAATTTAATCCTTGCTACAAATGGTGTAGGAGTTGTTGTTCCGGCGGCTAATTTTGTTCCAGATAGACCAAACACTCGTTCTATTGGTACTTCAGCAGACCGTTTTTCTACAGTTTACGCCCAATATCTTAATGCCAATTCAGGTACATTTAGTGGTAACATTTATGCTGGAAATATGCATTTTACTGGCAATGTTGTTACAGTTAACTACTCTACAGCAAATATTGGAAACCTTAATCTTACATTAGCGGCCAACGCTTCTAATGCCGCATTAGCTAATGGCGCTGGTATTATAGTTGCTAATGCCAATGCTAACTTAATTTATAATTACAGTTCTAATTCTTGGGATAGCTCAATTGCTATTACAGCCCCAACCTTTATTGGCGATGGCGCAAATTTAACCAATGTTGTTGCTAATGTTAATGCTATTAATTTATTAGGCAACACATTAAGTTCATCTGTTGTATATTCAAATTTAACTAGTTTTGGAAGTGTAACTAGTTTATCAGCTATAGGTGATATATCAACTACAGGTAATGTTTATGCTAACGCAATCGTTGGCAATACTATCTTTGGTGCTCTTAATGGCGACGGTAGTAACATTACTAATATTACGGCTAATGCTATTGTAGGTAATGTTCCATTTGCTCTTAATGCTAACTCAGCTTATACAGCTAACTTAGCAGCACTAGCCACACAAGCTATCAATGCCGACACAGCATTGTTTGCCATTAATGCTAACTTAGCAGCATTTTCTAATGTAGCAACTTCAGCACAAACAGCTAACAGTTCTCATTACTCTATTCAATCAGACAATGCTAACTCTGCTGTTGTAGCAGGTATGGCTTATGAATTATCTCCTAGTGCTAATGTGTCCTTAACTGGAAACATTCAAGTTGGAGGCATTTTAACTAACGGTTATTACTATGCTAACGGTACACCATTTACTGGTGCTACTAGTAATGTTTCTAATTTAGTTAATGGCAATGCTATTTTTAGTTTAACATCAGATGGCGTGTTAAATCTTCCAGTAGGGCATAGTTATTCATACAATGCTACCCTTACTGGCTATGGCAGCAACACAGCCCAAATACATTTTAATTTAGTTTGCGATCAATCAGGCACACAAACTGAATGGCAAGCAGGAATTACCAATCCAGGTAACGGATATTCTGTAGGCCAAACATTTACATACGATTCTACATTCATAGGAATACCTAACGCATCTGTTAGTATCGAAGTCGCAAGTGTAAACGGATCTGGCGGAGTTACTAATTTAGCATTTACACAACCTCCATTATATCCACCTAGCTTTTATCAATCAAATTCATTTATAGCGTTAGAAGCTAATACACAGCGTTGGACTTTTGGATTAAATGGCAACTTAACATTGCCGGCCACTATAACTGGCTTGGCTACTGCTGTCACACTTAACGCTGGCCTCACAGTAGGCTACTCCACAGCGGCCAACGTGCCAACCATTGCTGACACAGGTACAGGCACAGGCCTAACTGTTGACATCATAGCCGATAGTGGCAACGCTGGTTCAATTACTAGTGTCACCCTTAATCAGCGTGGCCAAGGCTATGCGCCGGGTGATCAGTTAACTATTAATCAGCCCAGCAGTACTGGCAACGGTGAGTTAACTGTTGTGGCAGTCGAGACTGTCAATCCTAGCATTAACTATGCTAACGGTCAACCATATGGTGGTAGTGGTAACTTTACAGGTAATATTAATGCTGTTAATGTTACAGCTACCGGTAATGTTAGTGCTGGCAATTTATATATTGGTAACACACTTTTTACAAGAACACTTTTAGTAGGAACATGGACTGCCCCAGTTACTGTGCCGCTAGCAAGTAATAATAGTTTTAATGTTTTAACTGCTAATGGCAGTTCTAACATCGTGGTATATACAACTTAATTCACTAGGAAATAATAGCAATGGCAAACCAAATCCCATTAATCGTAAATGCTGGCGCAGGTCAGATACAACAATTAGCAACAGAGGATAATCTTTCTGTTACTGCTAATGTTGTTACAGGTAATATTTTAGCAGGTGGCTACTTTTACGCAAACGGACAACCGTTTAGTGGCGGCGGCAATGCTACTCCAGGCGGCAGCAACACACAAGTTCAGTTTAATCTTGATGGCGCATTTGCTGGCGACTCTAGCTTTACATATGATAGTGCTAATGCCGCTAATGGCTTAATACTACAATCATCATTTGTAGCCAACCCAGGCGCTAGTATTTTAGAAGTACACGGGTTAAGCGCATATATGGGCGAAGTAGCCGGAGGTGGTATTGAGGTTAATGCTGCTACTCACACAACTACTATTAGTACTCCTGCTACAAATATTACCGGCGATGTATCTGCCGCAGGCAATATTACTGGCAATTTTATTATTGGAGATGGTTCTCAGTTAACTAATCTTCCGTCAAGTACTCCTACAAATATTCAATATGGCACAACTACAGTGGCTATTGACGCTCCAAGTGGTAATGTTTATATTCAAGTAGATGACAATCCAATTTGGACATTTAATTCTGATGCCACACTTACTGCTCCTGGCACAATAATTGCTCAAGAATTAAATGCTGGCGACTACACATATGGAACTTCTGGCGATGCGTTTTTCCATTCTAATATTAGTGGAACTAGTATAGGCGTTACTGGTGGTGGTGGCATTGCCGTTGATGGTGGCGGCATCAGTATTGGTGGCACAGGCGGAGCAAACATTTTTGGTATTGCTAATGCTAACATTATTATTGGTGGTCCTTATACACAATCCGTTAATGTATTAACTCCTATCAATGCTACTAATAGTATCACAGCTACAAATTTTTATGGTACTGATATTTCAGCTTCGGGTAATATTACTAGTGATGGCAAAGTTATTACAGTAGCTAGCAACTTATCAGATGGCGCAGTATCTGGTGCTGGATTAATTGCTGGAGCAAATACTGCTACTATTCTTTATGACAATAGCGTGTTTGGTTGGACAGTAAATCAAGGTTGGCACCCAGCGGCTAATGCAACATATAACTTAGGTCGTCCAACTCGTTATTGGAATAATCTTTATTCAGTTAATGTTACAGCTGATAACATGGATATTGTCGACGGGCTTGCTAGTAATTCTATTACTTCTGGATCATTCTTATTAGCTAATGCGGGCAATTCAACTACTAGTATAATTCAACAAAATCAAAATCCTCCATTAGGTTCAGAGGCATTTGGTATTGAGTTATTAACCACTGCTAATGATAACCCTGGTGTTTACAGTAGTGTTTCTGCTGGGCCAGACTATGTTTCATTACAAAGTAGTAATGCTGGTAATGCTAATGTAACATTACAAGGTGGATATGGTATTACACTTAATACAAGTAATGCTACAGGCGGTGGACAACAAACTTGGACCTTTACAGAAGGCGGTCAATTCCTTGCTGCCGGAGATGTTAGCACAACAGGTAATGTATTAGCTCAAGGAGTAGTTTCTGCTACTGGCAATATTATTACTGACGGATACTTTGTTGGTAACTTTGCTGGTAACATTACAGGTAATATTGTTGTTCCTGGTTCAAATACACAAGTATTGTTTAACACAAACGGTAATGTTGATGCTGTTGGTGGATTAACTTATAACAAAGATTCAAACACATTAACAATTTTAGGTGTTGTAAGTGCTCAAGGCGATGTATTTGGAGCTACTATTAATGGCAATGGTGCTAACTTAACTAGCTTGTATAGTACTGTTGATGTCATTGCTCTTGGTAGAAATGCTGGCGGCGGCTCTTATGCTAATTCCATATCAATTGGTGTTGGTTCAGGTGACCAAGGAGCAAACTCAGTAGCAGTTGGTCCTTACAGTGGCGCTAATGCTCAAGGCAGTTATAGTGTAGCAATTGGTCGTAGCGCAGCTTATTCAGCTCAAGGAAATATTGCTATTGCTATTGGTCGCGGCGCTGGATGGGGCAACCAAAGTGACGAAGCGATTTCGATTGGTTATGGAGCAGGTAATTCAACACAAGGGTACCAAGCTATTTCCATTGGTTCAAATGCGGGTGCTAATTCACAAACTGATAACGCTATATCAATTGGTTCAGCGGCTGGTTTTGAAACACAAGGCGAATTTTCAATTGGTATTGGACATATAGCAGGCGGATATTTCCAAGGACCACAAGCTATTGCGATTGGTTTATCAGCAGGTAATACTACGCAAGGCGCAAATGCTATAGCGTTAGGATGGATAGCTGGTAATATTAACCAAGGCAGTGATGGCATTGCTATTGGTACTAACGCTGGTAACAGTAATCAAGGCGTTGGAGCTGTTGCTATCGGCCGCTGGGCAGGCAATGGTAATCAAGGTATTAACTCTGTAGCACTTGGCCGCAATGCTGGTAATGTTAGTCAAGGTATAGAAGCTGTAGCTGTTGGTCATAGTGCTGGTAATACTACACAAGGTAATGCGGCAGTAGCCGTTGGTTGGCAAGCAGGTTATATCAGTCAAGCTGATTATTCTGTAGCGATTGGCGCTTATGCTGGTAACCTTAACATGGGTGCTAACGCTGTAGCCATTGGATCCTTTGCTGGATATCCAAATTCAGCTAATAACTCTATTGCTATTAACGGCAATCCAACTCCATTAGATGCGCCTAACGCAGGCTTTTATGTAGCTCCAGTTCGCAATGACACAGGTAATGTAACTAATGTCGTTTATTACAATACTTTAACTAATGAAGTTACATATGGTCCAACAACCATTGGTAGCTCAATTGTTAATGGTAATAGTAATGTTTCTATTAGTACTGCTGGTGGCAACATCGACCTCAATGTAAATGGAAATCCATTTGGTAGTTTAGGATTTGGTGTTGCTTTAGGATACAATGCTGGCGGATCAGGAAATACAGCATTCCAAGAATCAGGCATTGCTATTGGTACGAGTGCTGGTAATACTAGCCAAGGCATACATAGTATTGCTATTGGTTGGAATACTGGTGAATATCTACAAGGTAATAGTGCCGTAGCTATTGGAGAAAACGCTGGTTACGCACAACAGGGCGATTTTGCTATTGCCATTGGGGCAGTAGCTGGTCGTGCGTTACAAGGTGCTAATGCTATTGCTTTCGGTACTCGAGCTGGATTAGAAGGCCAAGGAGCTTATGCTATTGCTATTGGTGCCGAGGCTGCTTCAAATAATCAACCTGTTAATAGTATTGCTATCGTAGCATCTGGTGTTGACCCAGTGCCAACTAACTCAGGATTGTATATTGATCCAGTTCGCAATGACACAGGCAATGTAACTAACGCTGTTTACTATAATACAACAACTAAAGAAGTTACATATGGCCCAGCGGGTGGCGGATCTAGTGTGGCCGAAGCGGCATTTACTATCCAATCATCTGACTTTAATGCGGTAGTTGGCAATAGATATGGAGTAGACACTACTAGTAATCCAGTAACAGCCACATTAACTGCGTTTCCTATAACAGGAACTGCTGTGTTCTTTGCTGATGCAGGCGGAGCATTTGCCACAAATAATTTAACAATTAACCCAGTAGGGCGAACCATTATGGGTTCAAGTGGCAACTATGTTGTTAATACTAACAATAATAGTTTTGGCTTGTTCTGGAATGGAACAACATGGCGCACATATAGTAATGTTTAATAAATATACAAAAGGAAATTAAATCATGGTAGCACCATTACAAATCGGACCAGGAATTAACATAGGACCAGGAATTAACATAGGAGCAGGAGCAGCTCCTATTACAGGCGGAACAATCACTTATCTTGAAATGAATCCGCCAGTTATCCCAGGGAACCAATTAGAAGATACTACTGCTACAGTTAACGGATCAGTTGGCTTTACTATTAACGATCTTACTAAAACAGGAGTAGCAGTATCTAACCTTACACCATCTAATAATACATTCTTTAGTAATCAAGGCACGGGATATTTTGCTGCTTCATTTGGGCCAGGAAGTACTCATGCTACAGCTATAGTACAAATAGTAAATGTCAGTGGCGGCTTAGTATTCTACATTGACCATACCATAGGTTATCCAGCAACATTTAACTATCCATTTGTGATAGCATAAGGAAAATAAATCATGTATACAACAGCAAATCCAAAACCCGGCGACCCAGGCTTCTGGGAGTGGCATAGAACTAACAACCCACCAACATTTCCAAAACCTTAAGGACAAATTATGTCACAACCATTTACAATAGGCGGCGGTATCGAAATAGGCGGTGGCATTAGTGTTGGGCAACCTTCAACTCCCCCAGGCCCTACGGTAACAGGAGTTAATCCTAATTTTGGATATGCCAACGGCAATACTTATGTTGAAGTGTATGGTACTTTATTAGATACAGTTACATCGTGCTCAATTGGTGGTATTGTTCAAACTCAATTTGTATGTTTTGGTAATCCTACCTTGGCTTATATATTTCAAACAGAACCAGGAGTTGCTGGCACTGGATTAAGTGTAGAAGTTACCAATCCAGATGGAACAAGTGTTCCAAATACATTGTGGACTTGCTTACCTGCAGTACCTTTCCCAACAGTTACTTCGATTAGCCCTAATAACGGACCTGCGGCCGGCGGAACACCAGTAACTATCACTGGATCAGGATTTACAGCAGGAGACGATTATAATACCTATCCTCAGTTTGGGGATCTGCTTGGGTCATGCAGTTTAGCCAATGTTACTATAGATTCAACGACGCAGATATCCGGAATCACTAATCCATTTCCACCAGGTGTATATAATGTACTGGTTACGACTCCGGCTACTGGTCCAGCTAATCCAGCTACATTAACCAATGGTTGGACTTATACTTAACATCCGCATTAATATGCCCGCTGGCACGGTTCCAACTGTAAAAAATCCTAGGCCATTAACTACCCACTAAATAATATTAGCAACATACACTCGTGACTTAGTTGAGTATAAAATTAAGCTGGTGGGTCGGTAAACTCGGTAATAATAAAACCAAAAAGCACCTTACGGTGCTTTTTTGTTGACTTTTAACTTTAGCTAAATACATTATAAGTTTAAAGGATAACAATCATGGTAGCACCATTACAAATTGGCGGTGGAATTAATATAGGCGGTGGAATTAGTGTTGGCCCAGCGGGCCCAGGACCTGCGACTATCCCAATCTTAGATATAACAGGACATACATTTGGCCAACCATTTGCTGACGTTACATTTGACATAACCAGTGATGGCGGCAGTCCTATAATTGAAGCCGGAGTCATCTGGGGATTGCCCGGGCAGACAACTTATGCTATCAGCGTAGATAGTTGTGTGACAACTAGCACTACTTCAGAAAGAAAAGCTGTACGAAGCGGCGACGATTGTGGAAATCCAATACTTACTGGAATTACCGGATCACAAACAGTTGGCTTTAACGCTAGTGAATTTCTATATGAATCTATCAATGCAGTCGCTTATGCTATCAATTCAGTAGGTATATCATATAGTCCCACAGTACTAACTTGGGTTCCTACTATTTGTTTAGCTGAAGGAACATTGATCACATTAGCAGATGAAAGTACAAAACCCATTGAAAATATTCTAATGTCAGACGTGATTCGAGTTTGGGATTTTGATAAAGGTGTATTTGCTTCAGCCAAACCGTTATGGATCAAACAAAAAGAAACAACTATGCGGTATAACTTACTAACATTTAGTGATGGAACAACACTTAAAACTATTGAACAGCACAGAATTTTTAATAAGGAAGCTGGAGCATTTACTTACCCAATGACTGATGATACTCCTATTGGCACTACAACTATTAATGTATTGGGCAATGAGATTACATTAGTTGATAAGTGTGTTATGATTGACACAGTTAATTACTACAATGTAATTACAGAACACTACCTAAACTTATATGCTGACGGCATTTTAACCAGTATGCGTTATAACAACATCTATCCTATTGTTAATATGAAGTTTGTCAAAGACTCTCGTCAACTGCGTAAGCGTAACGAGTTTGTTGGTATAGACCAGCGTTGGATTGATGGGTTGCGATTAACAGAGCAAACAATACCATTAGCAGCTATTAAACGATACACACAGCGACTAGAGTACACAGACGCTAATCAGCAGATAATAAAGGAAACAATATCATGACAGCTACTGCTCAATATGACGACATTTGCCCCTAAATTTATATCCTGGACAAGAGCATTGACTTACACCGTTTACTTCAGTAATGGTATATTTTTCTCCCTTGCTTCCTAACACAATTTTAACAAAGCCTTCTGGAATTACTTCCTTAGGAATAAAGTTCCAAGTATTATTGATCTCTTTAAATTTGCGACGACTAGCACTAAAGGGTAATGGGTTATTGAATTCTTTAATCTCGCCTGTACTCTTTTTTACATAAGCAAACATCTTATCTTTGCTGTCATTAACAAAGTAAACATGATTAGGCAAGTCCCAATCGGTTACTTCCTTTATTGTTTTCATCCTGTTACTCTTTCGTTAGGTTTATAATCACGCACCATTTTAACTAAACGATCGCGATGTAGCGTAATACACTCCACTACACGATCATAAGCGTCTGCTGAGTGCCCGCCAATATGCCAAGCATATTCAAACATTGGCGTATGATAACCCATCTTCCAATCATAAATTGAAGCAATGGTGCCATCTTCAAACTTTAATGCCCATTCACAACTAGACTTATCCAAGTCAGCGTTAGGACCAACATCAGGGCGACCAAATATCTCTACAAGTTCAGAAAATGTAATTGGGAACTCACCCTTTGAACTAGTCATATTAACATTAGCTCGATTAGTAAATTTCATCTTCTTCTTCCTCTTCTTCAATATTCTCGTCACTAGTATCAATAACTACGCTACCAAATCTAATTACACCGCCTGCACTAAATGTACTAAAGTCTTGTAGAAATTCAATTACGCGACCACTACCCAAATTCTCAATCTCTGACGGGGCGATATCTTTAACATTAATACAACCAATTAGGCCAGCATCTACTGGATACTTGTTACCTTGCTCGTCAACGTAAGTGCCATCACCATACTTGGTAGTAAATGTAGCAAAACGAGTACCATCTTTAAGATTAAACTCGCCGTCTAGTACATTGTTGTCACTACAAGTTAAACTACAAAACTCGTCCCACCGATCGTTTAGGACATAACAAAGATCGCCAATATAGAATGTTCCAGCTTTCATCATTGCTTAATCTCCAAAATATCATCTATCGCAAAATTATCACCATCATAAGGCTCGCCAATATTAGCCGTACCCGACATAACCATGTCGCGGGCTTGATCTTCTGACTCAGCTTCCACAGTAAACCGATAACAAACTGTTTCGCTACAAAGAATTTCAAATTTCATACTGTTACCATCTCCCAATTATAAATCCTGCGTTCCATTTCAGCGTTAATAACATCACGGATCAATGCTTCCACTGTATCGACTGAATCACAACGATTAAATGTTTCAGCAAGGCCTTCTAATTCTTTAGTAGGCATTGCCTTAACCATTGCTTGATATTGTGCTTTAGTTGGGATTTTATTGTAGGATGATTTCATTAAGTTCTCCTTATTCAGACAAGTTAATAATACGAGCGTCATATTCCATGAAGCTCACTTGCATTGGGACGAACACTTCTTTAGTAACACGACCACCATAACCAAATGCTGTATATTCTTTATTGTCAAACACATCTTTAGTAACACGGATTTTGAAAGCCTTGTAACCTTGACTGTTGTCAATAGCTAAAACTTTACCTTCTACGAAACAGTCACTACGACCAATCATTGGCTTAAAGTCATAAGCACGGATAGTTTGACCAACTTTAGCGATATTTTGGAATTTCAACATTTAATGCTCCTTTTCATTTACTATACATGCAGTATAGCTGATTGGCAATTTCTCGTCAACCAAAATCTACTCGGAGCAGACCCATATAGATAGGGCCTAGTTTCGTTGTTTTCTTACAACAAACCGTACTTTTTGAGGATTTCCAGGGATTTTATAGCTGAATTAGCCCAAGAGTACTTAGACCTTATGATTTCACTGTTTTTAGCGGCTTGAACGCTAAGACTAGCATAATTGTCATATGCTTGTTTAATTGCTGTGGCTATGCTGTCTACACTACTGACTGCCCACTTACCATAGTTACCATCGGGTGCTGGATAAAACTCTTGATATTCAGGACAAGCGATAGGTTCTAACTCATAAGGAACTAATACGCAAGATGATTTAATATCTTGTATAAACTCTGTTTGTCCCGAATGATATGTAGTAATTAATGGTAGCCCACAAGCCGCGGCTTCAATTAAAGGTAAGCCCCAACCTTCTGCCTTTGACGGAAATAAGAATACATCAGCTGACCTATACAAGTTAGATAAGTCTTCGATAGTTCTGTGTCCCCATATCAATTTAATATTGTTCGCACCTGTGCTTGCTATCTTAGCATCTAGCTCTGCTTTCTTTGATTCAACATTACGGAAGAAGTCAGATTTGATTACTAACTCTACATTGGGATTATTACCAAATACACGAGCAAAAGCATCAATACTTTCTTCAACTGACTTACGCATTTCGTATTTGCCAATCAATAAGAATCTAAACTTATCGTGCGTAGGTTTGAAATAAGGATGAAAGGTATTACCATCAACACCTTCAGGTACAACATCAATTTGAATAGGTTTTAATCCATTCTCTAAAGACATCTTGCGACCCCATTCAGTTGGCAGCCATAGTTGATGCTTTTTCATTATGTCTAACAACTTAGGTGGAATAACTGTAGATTCAAACACGCACCAATTAATATTATTGCCGTTGAAGTATTCATTTAGGTTAGCACATACAAAAGCAATATTGATATCGCCCTGTTTACTAGCCGATGCCGCAACTTTGATAGCTTCCTGATTTTGGAAGTCAACTAATTCAAGAACAGGCTTCATGCCTTTAATTTCAGCAATAGCTTTGGAGTAGTGATGGAAGTGTGTACCAATGCCGCTATCATTGGCTTGGCCTATAAGTCTAATCTTCATTAAACTTAATTAGTTAAGATAATTGTTCCCAGGATAAAAACTGTGCGTTCTTCAGGGATTGGACACGGGCTGTTGGATTAGTTTCAAAGATACCATTAGCATAACGAACATGGATTTCTACTTGTGCGTTTTCTTCTGAGTCTTTCATACCAATCAATGCTATGAACTTCATTGTTGCGCCTTCCGGAGCGGCAAACACAACATCTTTAAGTGTTAAGTCAGCTACGTCATCGATGGATGGAACATAGTACACATGACTTGGGTTAACATAAAAGAAAGGACGCTTAACAAACTTAACTAGCTTGGCCGCTGTACCACCTTGTGATAAGTGTGCTTTCATAATGGCTGTAAACTTCTCGGCAATAGCTTCAACTAATGGCGCCATTAAACCTTTTTGGGTAGCATAATTAGCTACAAACCAATCACCAAATGCTCGTTGCCAATAAGCATTCTTTTCCATGTCAGCCATAATCTCTTGGCTAGTTCCTACTTTTTGATTCTTGCCGTTACAAGTAAACTTCTTAGTCTTAGGATCAAATACAACATAATATTTGGCTGTATCTTTGCCGCCAACAGGAACACCTGGATTCTTTTGTGCTAACTGTAACACTTGGGTGAACACACCTTTTTTCCAAGAAAGATATTCTGGACGAGCATAGCGTAAGAAAGCATCGCCGCCTACTTCTAAACCTAAGTCCTTAGGACTAGGATTGTTTAATGTAATACCAGACTTTTCTTTAATTGATACCCCGGATATAGTGCTACCAACGAACTCAATATCAGCACTTGTTTCTGGATTAATATTTGCTCCGCCTGCCCAATCAAACTGATCAACTACTTCACCCACTTCAACTAACTTATTAACTACGATAGGCTTAACAGTAGCTTGGGCATAATCATACCAACGCTTTAACAGTTCAGGATTATATGCCGGTGCTAACAACTTTTTAATGTCATTATATGTATTTTGTGGATTGGCTAGCATACTAGGAGGAATACTGCGCTCAGGTTTGCTAGGATCAAACTTATCAACATTAGCACTACAAAAGCTCAATAACATTCCTATTTCGGAGTTATAACGAACAGCATCGGACTTGCCGCCTTCGTTTAATTGTTCGTCTTGGAATTCAAATAATCTCATGGTTATATATTTAGCAATTCCAAATGTAAATCTTATCCTGTTTCTTTTTACCTTTTGCTTGCCCTAACTGCTGTAATAAATCCTCTTCCCCATGGCATGGAGTTAACCCATATTTGATAGCATCATCATACATTTTAGGGCTAATATTAAAGCATACAGTTCCGCCCTGCTTAATATTATCCACACATTTTTGCCACAAGGGAATAAAGAATCCTTCATAAAAGGCTTTATCGTTTTCCCAGGGCTTCATGTTCTTGTATAATTCCATATTAATATATGGCGGGCTAGTTAATACAAAATCATAATTAATTTTGGAGAAATCTACATCCAAGCAACTGTCCCAAATCATTTCTAATTTAGAGGGATTTTCCATAGAAAATAAGCCATTACCAAAGCTGACTTTATTATCTAAAAAGTCTATCATGCCGTCGTATGCTGGCTTCATATCTATATTAGTATCAATGCCCACATAGTCTATGCCTAAACTCCATGCGCCCAACATACGGCCGCCCCAACCTGCTGTGGGATCTAATACTGCTGTAGCATTATATTTCTTATACAAGTATTTGGCTGTTACGGATTTAAACATAACAATCGAACCAGTATTAATTCTATAACATTCAAATATATTATTAGCAGGGACCTTGCCGCCTCTATTTCTTTTGCGAGTTTGTTCAATTAAGAAAGCCTTTTTAACAGGATCGGCCCACATCTCATATAATGTTTCCCTGGGCTTGCCTGAACGCTCTCTAGTACAATATAATAAATTAGGAAATTGAAAGTGATAAAGGAAACGATTGCCAGCAAAGTTATTTTCGTTATTAATGCCGTCGTATTTGTTTAAATTAGCCAAATCTTTATTCAGCTCTATATCAGATATTTGTTTATGATTAACGATATCTTCTATAGTTACTAACTCTAAATGGTCATTAACAGTTCTTACTTTTTTATTCATTGCTTTTCAAACAACCATAAATCTTCAAAATTGCCACCTTTCATCTTGGCCGCTTGGCGTCCTGTGGAAATGGCACTCCATTGTACTTTATAACGGCCTGTATTAGTTAAATGGCGACTAACAACCTCCATCATATCTTCACTAATTGTAACATCTTCTTTGGTTTTAGTTGACCCGTCTACACTAATTGAATCAAAATTCAATCTAAGTTTAATTTCTTCATGGAGAGCTTGATTGCTCTCCATTAATCTGCCTTCATAGTATTCGTTGCTACCCATATGCTAATCCAATTAAGTAAAAGCATAGTATAGCACTCAATTTAACTATTGTCAAACATCTTCGCCTTTTAATATTCGCCATGCTTTGGGCTCTAATCGTACATACTGCCAAAACCATCGCTTAACTCGTTTGGAGTAGCGTAATCTAAAATATCGCTTTTCGGTTCTAAACATAAACCCAAAGCTATCCTTGTCGGATAATGGATAAAAGGTTAGTCCGTTGTTTAAGTATTCGCCTTCTTGGTGTCGAATATGTAAGTATCTCATGCCCACCTTAACATAAACATTAGATAGGCTTGTTCACTGTCAAACATAATTTCATCGTATCCACTACCAGATCTGACAGATAACCCGTGTGTTTCTTTAAGCCATTGATCTCTTTCAATGCTGTTATTAAATAACCAATCCCCGCGAGTAGCTGTCACACAATTTCGCATTGGGGCAATAATGTTAGATAGTCGTACAGAATACATTGTTTTTACCAACTCTTGGCGCATAAGGCATAATGTACATATACCTTTTCTTCCATAAGAATAATGTTGTTGCTAAAAACTGTCCCCCATCCATTCATGTTAGGATAATTTTCCTCTAGCCACTTTAATACATCGCAGTCGCCGTTAATGCGCCACAGTACTTGGTCTTCCCACTCTTTGGTTTCATTGTTCCATACTTTCTTTTTAGTAGCTCTGCGGCGCCATTGTTCTTCTTCTACATAATCAACCATAATATTCACACTAACTCCATTTTAATACAAACATTGTATAATTAGATTCAATCCTAAATGTAATATAAAAATAACTTTTATGATAATTTCTATTTAAACGGCCCCCGAATTCTAATAATTTACTATTAACTAGTTTACCCCAGTCGTCCCTATTTAATAATATACTGTCCTTATAATCAGGAAATACATAATTCATAAAATTATCCCACCACACGGGTTTTTCATTACGGCCTAATTCAATACAAATCATAATTAATATCCTTTATTTGGCGGCAGGCCTGCGTGGTTTACTATGATCCCTCCTTAATTCAATAAACAATCTATTGCGCCTATAATGAATTAAATCCATTATACTAGCAATTAAAAATGCCATAAAGATTAATCCCGTTAATATTGCAAGAATTAATATTAAAATAATTAAAATTAACTCCATTTTAATAAAAACATCATAGCGTCATGCTCTGTATTAAATTTAACCATAAAATCCCCGTCAATACCATTTTCAACGTCAATTATATTAAATTGACTACAAAAATAATCGTGTTGAATTGGCATGGGTCGCCCAGTATCTGTTAATGAGCAAGCCGCACGATGAAATGCCCTAAAAGGAATTTGAATTTCTATCCCCATTTTAATAAAAACCAAGAATAATCTTTTTCTTTACGAAAATATAATTGAACTCCCACAGCCGTATGGGCAAAATTACCTGTACTTTCATAATGTGGGCGCCAACACCAACGAGGGTTATTTTTACGAGTAAATCCCTGGGAGCCTAAATTCTTCTGTAGCCAAGCAAAAATATCATCAACATAATTATCCTCGTCTTCAATTATATTAATAGCATAAGGCCAACGACGCTCTACTATTCTACGCTCGTGACTATTCACATTAACCCCATTTTAACATAAACCAAGTATAATCTTCGTCATGGTCAAAGATATATGTTATATTGCCGGGACCGTGTGAACCGTCAGGATCAACACGGCATTTAAATGCTTCACGCCACCGTTGACCATATTGGCGGGGAGTTTCCAATCGTGCTACAGGTAATGTTCTTTTGGCATTCCAATAAGCTCGATTAAAAGCATCATCTTTAATATTAACGCGAATCATATATAAATTAATCCAAATAATGTGGCCATTCCAGGGTCTTTAAAACACATAGCAATATAAGCTATATTATTCTTTTTATATGTATAATGCTCATATTCAATATCTTCATGATAATTACGGCCAGCTAACCAAGCAGACATATACCAATATTGATGCTTGTGCATTTCAATATGTACTTGATGGGGATAATGTATAGCTATATCTTTAACAATTAAATCGAAATTATTCATTTAAATCCTTTTCGAATCTAGCACGAACTAATGGCTCATTGGGTTGATCCCGCCTACTGCGTACATATATCTGCCCCTCGGGATAATCCATGGTTAACTGCCAATTCAAATACTTTTTATTATACAAATCACGCTCTTTATATAACATAGCTGTGTATAAATCAGGTAATGTACTGAATTTAGGAGTAACAGCGTTAGGATTAATTAACGCATTAATTAAAATATCCTGTTGTATTCCTTTATAAGTTAATGGCTCGGAATCTACACGATCCCATAAACTATTGGGAATAGATTCACGAACAATATTAACTAAATCCTTTTCCCGCATAATAACAGTACGAACAATAGTTTTTATCCCCATTTTAACTCCGCATATGATAGTAATGATTCATTAATAAAAGTAAAATCTACACTAGCTGGGATAATATCGTCGTTGGTAAAATAATCCCCACGGCTACCATTATAACGCCAAGTAAAATCCACGCCAGCCTTAAGCCCCATAGACTTTAATTCTTCCACATAAGACATAGCTTCCATGGCATTCTTAACTGGTATAGACACATAATTAGGCATGGTTTTGCTATAGAACTAGAGAACAAGCGCGAAGCGCACGTGCACGATAGATATTATTCAATAACAATCTCCCCACCGTATTTTAGTATATAAAAGGATGCTAACTCCTCGGAATCAAACTCTACATAATGTAATTGATGTTGCTTAGGCCCACCAAACTTAATACGCCACCCCTCGCCCACAGCTAATACAGGATAATCAGAGCCAGATATAATCGGCCCAACTAATTCAATTAATTCCTGCATAACCCTCTTAAGTTCACGCCTATACACACCATCGTCATATATCCCACTTAATCTATTAGTAATGGAAACGATGGTAGTCATTATATGCTAAGTTAATTATCTTCACGAGAGTACACAAACAAGCAGACTAATCCCACTCCTGCCCAGCCCCAATGATTAATTACTAACACAGATCCTGTAATAAACAATAACAAATTAATCCACTGTGGACTATAACTTATTTCATAACGACTCATTTTTGATTCACTCCATAGTTTTGATAGGAATTAGCTTGAGTAGCCGCATATCCTTGATTAGTATTCATATTAGCCGCATGATTAAATGCCTGTTGAGCTTGAGCATAGCTTTGAAGATTCTGTACTCTTTTCATGATATCATCCTCGGGATCATAATCAGCTTCTTTCTTTTTAAGCGCATCCATAGTACGATTGAGCTCATTACAATATTTGTCATATTGAATACTGAGTATAACAGTAATAAACTCTATAACATAATAAACATACATGAATACAATAGACGCTAATATAACAACATCAGAATGTACACTAAACACGATATTAATTCCTATGCCTATAAGTGTTAATAGTATGCCAGTGACAGCAAAGCGTCCTAGTGTGTATAGTACAAACAACCCTGTTTCATAGCGTAGTCCATGCTTATACCATATAAAATGCGCTCTTGGGAATGAAATAATGTTATTACCAATTTTACGCAATAGCCATAACGCAAAGTTTTTCATAGTGTGTATCCTAGTTAATAATGCTATTATTATAACATAATACGAATAAATGAACAATCTTTTTGATATGGCTAGCTAACCATACGAGCCGGAACCGTTTAATATAGCTAGTGTAAAGGATAGTTAAGGGAATTATAGTAAATGGTACAGAAATAAAGGATACAAGGCCGAATATTTAGTGTGTGAAAAAAATGGTGATTTTACAGAATATAAGAAAAGATTCAATCTTTATGGTTAGTAAGACATAGTGAAGAAAGTGTCAAAACCTTCGGCCCTCGGGGCGAGCAATGGCGAAAACGGCCTATACATCGCCTACTATCACCTTGATACCGTTTCCATATCCCTTATCCGCATAGTCTCCTACTGTATAACACCCTTTTCTACGGTTATCGCCAGGTTCTCGGCTATACTATACACTACCCAACCTTAGTATAGCCTTGACCCCGAGCTAACAACTACTTCTTAGGGGCTTGCTGTACGGTAACTGAACCTTGCACTGCAGCGTTTTGACTTTGTGTATCTTGACGCCAATTACCCCATGCTTGACCCAGCTTTTGATTAAAACTATCACTATGACGGTTTCTAAACAGTATTAACACTAGTTCATGATTAGGGTCTACCCACGCTTTTTGGCCATACATACCTAACCATACATATCCATTCTTAATGACAGGATGTGTCCATACTCCAGTGCCATAACCAAAGTATATGCCGGCTTCTTCAGGTTTCACTACAGTATGTGTAGCATTTAGCATATATTCCTGTAAACACTTTCCATTAGCGCCTTTAATAGTATCCAATCCATATTGTGCCAAGTGTGCCCAATCAGTTAATGTAGCGGATAATCCATAGGATGTATTAATACGATTATCCTTGTCCCTAAACCAATCCATGGGCTGTTCTGTGTGGCTTTTATTAACTAGTTCACGCATATAGTATTCAGTACCTTTTAAGTGGTCCAATACTAATCCTAATGCGCTGGTATTCAAGTTATCATATGTATAATCATGGTCATAACTTTTGAGGTTTTTGGGATTATTCATTAGGTCTGTTTGACTACTAAACTGTTTAGTTAATAGCCAAAAGTCCCCAGGGTTTTCACCGGTTCCTTGGCGGTCTGGGCCCGGGGCTCCTGATGTCATGGATAGTAATTGGGCTATAGTAGCACGGCCATACGCATTGTTTTTAAGCTCGGGCGCATATGATTCCGCGGTGTCATTTAGTGATTTAATATCGCCCCGACATAGTGCTTGACCCACTAATAAATTGGTTACGCCCTTGGCCAAACTCCATCCGAGGTATTGTGTGTTTATGTCCTTGTTACGCTCATATACTATAGTGCCGTGATCCAATAGTATCATGGATAAGTTATTGGGATCCTCTTCATACATCGTGTCCATACGAGCTTTAACTTGGGGGCTCAATTGCTCCTTGTCCCTAGCTAATGCCTCAGGTTTAGTGGGCTCAAATGTTATATGATTTAAGTCATGGCTAACACCGCCCTCCATCATATAGTATGTGGATACACCCTTACCGTCTGGGGTAAAGTTTAAATCTGAGCCCGGCACTAATGCTAGTGCATGGCCAGCATATAATAACAGTAATAATAGCCATTTATTCATATTAATTCCTAGTAGTAACAAACATGGCTAGAACCATGCCTAGAATCCATAGGGCCAGGATAGTTAACAGCTAGACGAGTCTTATATAACTGTGTAGCCAAGTTAATCTGCTCATGAGTAAAGCCATAGTCATATATGCCGTTAGGTCCGTAGAAGTCCAGCATATAATTAGTAAAGTTATTAGTATAATCAAACCCTAGAGGAGTCATGCCATATAATGCTTCAACTTGTGGGGTCTTCATTATACTATCTCCTTGATGGGGAACTTCGCCTGTATGACATGGAATGCTATCATGGTACGCTCACTGTATAGCCTACGGCCATGTTTAGCGATATCTCTAACAATATCCGGGGCGGTCCAGCCTATGAATGCCGCTTCTTTTTTAATCTGTTTAATGGCAGTTTCTAGCTTCATATTAGTATATTTCCTTTGCATGTTTTCGTATAATGCGGCGGCCTAATGCGAGATTATCAGCCAATTTTAACGCTTGTTTTTTGCTAGGAGCAAACACTAGCTGCTCTATAGTTTCATCAATAGTAACCACTGTTAATCGATATGGCATTATAGTGCCTCGTATAAGTGTGCGAATGCTTCCGGGCTAACATAGTCTTTAACATAGATATAGATATCTACAATGTCATAGCCTGTGAGCTTCATGCGTACAATCTCTGCGTTAACATCCATTATAGTTGCTCCTTGATAGTTGCGATTAGTGCGCGAATGCGCTGGTTGTCTGAACAGTCCTCACGGTTCTGATTAACACGAACTGACAAGAGTTCACGCAGGGCCTCTAGGGTTAGCTCTGCTTGCCTAGGGGTAATGTCTAACTTAACTCTCTGTGCTATCATTTATTAGTGCTCCTGCTTATTGTTTACTATATACATAGTATAACGCCAAGGGCATTGTATGTCAACCAAAAGGATTGATTATGGCATCTGCCTGGGCCCCAACACACGGTTAGCCTAACTATATTATAACATCTTATTAGAGCTTAGTCAACCCCCTGGGCCTTGCCATACTGTGGGGTAGGTTAGCCATAATATCATAGCTGTTTTTAGGGCCCAAAATAGGGTGTATATTATACAGGTTTTTAGGGCTTTTGTCAAGTGGCCTAGGCTTGCCATTCAAGATTATTTTGAGCAACCATGGGGTGGGGGGTCTAAAAACTTCGGGTACCCCCGGTAGGTCTATTAAGCTACAATACAAAGTGTAAAGTTGGAAAAGGCGCCAATTTTATTTCGTATTATTCTGCCCTAATATAAGCCCACCATACCCCCAGGTCTTAAAACTTCACCACCTTTATTTTTCCGGGGTTTTCAAAAATTTGCACAAAATTTTTTTTTATCTTCTGTGCATATAGACCTGGTTATAAATATATCTCTATGTTCTATATTATAACCTTTTTCGGCTGGACACTATATCTATACTGTTTACACCGTATAGCACACTCTGGATCAATACCCTTTTTACGGCGTGCTCACATGGCACATCATGCTCAAATACGTATAAAGGGTACTACTCACTGGCATTATACTAACTTATTCTTATATACAGATACTTGGGCTGTAACTAGGGATATGTGGGTTACTGAGATTATTCCCACTATTATATTTGCTATAGTATTCAATGCTTACTGGTTATTGGGTTTATACTATATATGGGCTGCGTTTTTACAAGAACCATTAGAGCATAATCCCAAATTAGGTATATTCCCATTTACTAGTGGAGTATGGCATTTAAAGCATCATAGTAATGTATATTGTAACTATGGATTATTCTTCCCTATATGGGATAAGTTGTTTAATACTGAATCTAAGTTATAACTTATACGAGCTTTAGTATATACACTATCCATTTAGTCATGTTCCATACCCACTATATCCAATATAGTAGCATACTCATATCCCAAGTTCTTATTACCCGTATGGCGCAGTCTTCTATATACATCCTGATTAACTAGTAGTTCATCATTAATGCTATACTGTGGTTCTAGTGTATAATAGGGTTCCCAATGGCCAGGAGTCACTACTAGGGTTACAACCTTTTTGGGTATGCTGGTTATTTTAGGTATTGCCATATTTCAATCTTATTAGTATTGCGTATTGTTCGTTATCCACTTCTAGACGCCATTCGGAATGTTGTCGTTTCCAATTACTAGCATCTTTAATATATTCATTGTATAAGCGCCATCCCACTCCACCTATACTATCATGTAAGTAATAGCGCCTAGGACTTATGTTACTGTGACAGTAATTAGCTATGTCCTCTTTGCGTATATGTTGGGGAATCTCAATCGTTGTCATGTTGTTTAAGTTTATCCCACATACGCTGTTTATTCAGTTTACGCTTACGTATATAGTTGTCCACAGTACTAGCTATAATACCCATAGTAGCACCCAGTACAGCCGCTATTACTCCTATAATTAATTCACTAGTATTCATTATACGCCAACATAAAGGTCATTGCTAGTTGCTCACTAGTATAGTACAAGGTACGACCCCGCATTAGTAAGGGTATATCCAATCTTTCATGTATATCATATATGTCGCTGGCGTGTACTATATCCAATGTGAGTCTATATGGATACAAGGGTAATCCCGGTAATTGGTCAGATTGTAATCGTTCTAATATCATGTGTCTACCGCGCTGCGCTTCGCGCTTGTGTTCTCTAGTTCAATAGTCACGAATTCTTCAATAAATTCCATGTAATTGATTGGGGTAGTGTAGTGCCTAATTGTATAGTACGTTCGGGCATGATTAGTGTACTCCAAGCGCCTTTCTTTACTTCGCCCTCGCGGGTTTTATATGTATAGGTGTACAGTATTCTAATGCGGGCCCTACGTATACTACTAACTGTACCAATCTTAACTCCTTTTAAATATGAGGAGGTAAATGCTATGGGCTGTCCTAGTTCTATTAGTTGCCCCAAGCTGTCATAGTGTATATACTCTTTAACCATTACTTGCCTTTAATTAGTACAGGAGTTTTAATTAGTTTATCCAGGGGTTCATCTAATACTACTAAAATACCATACATAATGGCACCATATGCTATAAACAAAAATAGCAAACATAATACCATAATGACGTGTATCCTAGTGTTAGATTTCATAATAACATTATACAAGATTTAGTATTACTTGTCAAATACAACAGAACCCCTTTCGGGGCCATGTTGTCCTAGTATCTAGTCCACATCTAGGGTAGTGGATAGTAACCCCAAGTGACCAATTTGGGTGCCCACCAGACTTGGGCAATTTATAAGGAGCGGTCTAATCCAAATATACTGTAAATGCTACTGCGTGTCTCTTAAGTGTATGACGATTATCTGTACCAATTCTGGGTCCGCGATATCTAATCCTTGGTTTATATCCCAAACTCTTTAATTGGTTGCGTGTAATATCTAACTGACTAATAGGTACATGATATAGTTTACGCTCAACAATATTAGTATATAATTCAGCGTACCCAGCAATAAATGCCGCTACCGTAAGTTCGCTATTCATATTACTCACCATCATAGCTTAAATGTTTATGCTTACGATTCCAAGCGTCACGCACCTTGCGAGCTTCTGCGGGAGTCATTATAGCACTGACTTCAACCTTGGCGCCTTGTAGTTCTTGACTAAACTTAGTGGGCACCTTAACTACTACTGTATTTTTGCGTACAGTTGCGCCACGAGCTTTGCCTACTAGTAAATTAGTAATTTCTGTACGACCGTTGTCAAAACCGCGTACTAGCAATTCTTTAATGGCACTATCCTTGTCCATGGGCTTGGTTAGTTTAATCATTTCAACTTCTGTATGGCCCACTTTAACCAAGTGTAAAAAACGAGCATCACTAGTAGTAAAGCGCAATTTAAGCTCACCGTTTAATCTGCTAACACCTGCGTATGTAAATTGTTTCATTTATTGCTCCTATTTGTTTACTATAGAACTAGTATAAGTTAAATTGAATTACGTGTCAACCTAGCTGTTTACAGTACTGTAAGGGCTATAATCTACTTGGGCACCAATAGCATCTAGTTCTTCTAGAGCATCCATATGGGCATTCCAAACTCTTGCGAAATTTTCTGCTGAACCAAAGTTTTCTGTAATTAGTGCTCTGAACTCTGCGTCTAGTTCTTCTCTTGTTAATATTTTCATTACTAACTCCTTTTTGTTTACTATAATGCTAGTATAGCAAAATTGGAATTAGTAGTCAACCGCCCCTAAACTACAAGTGTTGTTATTCTACAACACCTATGATTTCTTCTTCTTTAAGCACCAAATAGTCTTGTCCATCTACTTTAACTGGAGTACCTGCGCCCGGGCCAAACATAATAACATCGCCTACTTTAACGGATAATGGAATTAATACACCTTGGGCTGTGACACGACCTGGGCCCGCGGATATAATAGTTCCTTGATTATTCTTTTCAGCATTACTATCGGGAATAATAAGTCCTGAGCTAGTTTTAGTTTCTGGAGGAGCACGATGTATTAGTACACGATCTGCTGTGGGATTAAATGCCATGTTATACTCTCTTTTCTACAATTTTATCGGCTAGGCCATATTCGACTGCTTCTTGAGCAGATAGGAATGTATCATGCTTCATAGCTTGATACAGTTCATCATAACTTTTGCCTGCGGTATTATGTTTAACATACAATTCGGTTAAGCGTTGGTTAATGCGCTTGGATTCTTCAAAAGTACGGCGAGCATCTTCAAACTCTAACTCTTGTACATGAACAGAACCCGAAGTACCAGGAGTACCTGAACTTACACGGTGAATCATAGTGCGTGACTCTGGCAATACTAATCGTTTACCTGGAGCGCCAGCTTGTGCTAAAAATGAACCCATTGAGCAAGCCTGACCTAATACAATAGTGGACACATCTGGTTTAATAAACTGCATAGTGTCATAGATAGCTAATCCAGCGGTAACTAGTCCGCCTGGGCTGTTAATATAAAACAAGATATCACTGTCTGGATCTTCTGCTTCTAAAAATAGCATTTGTGCTACAATTAAACTGGCTGTGTGTTCACTTACCGCTTGGTCCAACATTACAATACGATCTTTAAGTAATCGACTATAAATGTCGTAACTGCGTTCACCTTTTGCGGTCTGCTCAACCACCATTGGAATCAAACTTGGCATACTAATCCTTTATGTTTATAATATTACTATTATACTTTCAAGGACTGGCTGTGTCAAGTCTTTTAATAAGTTAAATGGGTATTTGTTTTGAATGGCTTGCCAATTGCCGCATATTCTAATTGCTTAAGAACCTTTTGCTTCATTTGGCGAACTTTGATATGGTCGTGATTGTAATCAAAACTCTTTAGAAATCTAGCAAAAGTAGACTTCCTAACACGGCGAGGAATTGTATCCATATAGTTACTAATTGCCGCAGGATTGTAACCAAATTTATCAATTAACTCGCAAGCAATATTAAACGAGTGGGCGCCCATTTCATCGCGATGTCCATAGTACTCTTGGTCAACCTTTTGCTTGCGTAGCTCTGCGGTGGATTCGTATCCTGGAATGTCTTTAAAGTTTCTGCTGCGATACTGTCGCATATGAATGATTTCATGTAGTATAGTATCAGCAAATATTGAACAAAGACGCTGCCAACGATATTCAGTTATCTTAACTTCTCTATCATGTGGATGGTAACTTAATACTACCTCGATAAAACGCTTCTTACCACGCTTGTCCAGTACGCTGTCATAACTACCACCCATATAAGGAAATCCGCGATCCTGGGTCGGATCATACTGTTGCTTTTTAATACTAACTGGTAACTTGGATTTGATGTGCTTACTTAGAATACGGTGTAGGGAATTTAGGGGTAGTTTTTGACCAACAATATCTTTCCCAGCACCGTACAACATACTGTATAGATTATTGCGATCCAGCAAACTCCAGTTAAAATCCTTACGCATTTGACTCCCCGATTGGACTTTAGTATTTAGCTAAAATCCGGGGGAATTTAAGTTAGTTAGAACACTGGGATTTTGGCACCAATTTCAGCTGAGTTTGTGAGGCTAAATTCATTTGCTCGGGTGTAGTTCTTAGCTGTATAGCTAACTCCCGGGAAAAGTTGCCATTTATGTTAATATCAGGAGATCCATAGTTTCTAATATTAACAAAGTACTTGCCATCTGTCCAGCCATTTTCCTGATGGTCCAACACAGGCCAATAGAAACATTCCCTGTGCATAACTTGGTTTTGATTAGTAAGTACTGTAAGTTCGATAGCAGGGTTGGATAATATCATAGTATTGATTAAGGCATTGGCTCTTGCTACATCACTGAATCCTAACTTACCTCCGTTACCTCCCATAAACCCACCTGTGGCTATTGCGATAACTGCGGCATTCTGATTACAGTTACCCCAGCATGATCCTGCTCGTGGATCTTGGGCCGTTGCCTTAAGAGCTTCCCACAATGAATTTAAGTAATCGCGATTCCAACTTAACTTAAATGGGATAACCAATGTGCCATTGCGATTGTTGTCAAACTTTAATTGTGCTGGTTGTAATTCAATATTCATACCACGACGATAAAAATCGTTTAGTACTATACCTACTAACCTATCGCCTTGACTTCTTTCATACTGTAATGTGCTTAGTTGTGCCGCGGCCTTGGCGCCTTCTAAGTCCCCAGATACTTTACTTTCGTTTAATAGTCTGTTGGCAATGGCACTCTTTTTAATCCAAACTTTCATCTTAGTTTGGTATCCGTTATTGGATGGTTCTTGATTTACTATTTCGTATCGGGTAACATAGCCACTAGCATAACTGATAATTTCATCTCTAGTTAAATGACTATTGTTAACTTCGGTTTCAGATGCTATTACGGATCCCACTGCTTGCTCAACGGCTATACGAAATCCGTTTAGTCTAGATTCTTCTAGTGTAGCGCCTTCGCCAGCTACTTCGATATAATAAGTCTTTTCGCCTTCCCAGATGATCCACTGACCTAGCGATATAATAATACCTAATGGGTTAGGCATTAGCATGGCACCAGTAAAAGCAAACTGCGCTTGTGCTGAAGCAATTAAGCCAACACAAGCGAGTCCTGCTAAGATGCGACGCATCTTACATTGCCATCAGTTTGCCGATTTCAAGACGGGCGGCGTTGTTTTTCTTGTCCCAACGCATTACAACCTTAACTGCTTTACCATCGTCGATAACTGTGCCTTCTTTAAGATACAGTCCACTAAGGATACCGCGGTTGGAGTTAGTAATTGTAGTACTCAACTTAGAAGCAATTTTAAGAGCATTGTTTCTAATAGCCGCATTTTCTTTACTATCAGTGCCACCATTAGTAACGGCTGAATCATCATCAGAAGCAATTAAGTCATCGGCTGTACCAGTATTGCCTTGGGTAGTAGGTTTGTTAGTAGAAAACTTATTACTGTTATTATCCTGTGCGTGTTCCAAGTTTTCGGAAATCATAGTAACAGAAGTTTTAGAAGCAATCGTTTCTTTGTTAATAAAATCGTTTAATGATTTTTTAGCTTCTAGTTCTGCCGCACGAAACGCTTCGCGAGCTGAGTTATGTGACCCACCCCATGTAGGAGCATAGCCACTTACTTCTACTGCTTCGATCTGTCCACTTAGATTATAAATGATCTTAACACCATCTCGTTTAAAATCATTTACTGCTACTCGTTGATCCGAGATAGGCGCACTAGCATTAGAGCCTGGTTCAATACCTGCGCCACTACTTAAACTATTAGATGGAGCAGAACCACAACCTACTAATGTAGTTACTAAGCCAGCCATTGCCAAAATTAAAATTCTTTGTTTCATAATTAACCTCAAGGTTTGTTATACTTTACATAGTATAGCACCGTAGGGTATCAAAGTCAATTGATTTTGGAGCCAAAATAAAAGCCCCAATTAAGGGGCTTTTGGTAAAGTAAAATTAATTACTTAACAGCTTTAGTAAAAGACTTAACTGCGTCTTCAGCTTGTGTCTTAACGATAGCTGTGATTGATTCGATTGCTGATAACTGAGCACGAACGAAATCACTAGCGTCAGAAGTAAAACTAACCAAAGTCTTACTGAGTTCAGCTGGTTGTACATAAGCCAAAATAGCTTGTGTGTTCTTTTCAGCTTGGTCAATGAACTTAGCTGGGTTCAATGCTTCTTTTAATGTATCAAAGTTAAATGTATTCATGGTAAATCTCCTTAAAATTAAGCGAGGTTTTTGTTAGCCCGAACCATTCGGCACTAACCTTTCTCACAAGTATTTATATTGCGACGCAATATATAATATATATCTATTATATTGCGACCGCACATTTTTTTCAAGCCTATTTGGCTACTTTAATTACGGAGTTTTGCCAATCCCAAACCGCGGAATAATTGGATATATGCCCACCCTAAATCAAACTCAAACCATTTACGGCTTAGTTTTGGGTTAGCTGGATCTGCGTGGTGGTTATTGTGTAATTCTTCGCCACCGATTATAATACCCCATGGTGAAAAATTAGTACTAAAGTCCTGGGTTTGTTTATTGCGATAACCCCACCAATGTCCCAATCCATTTACTACTCCAGCCGCCCAGAATGGAATCCACAACATTTGAATGCCCCAAACTAAGAATCCCCAGCCCTGGAATAATATTACATTGATAACCAACATTATCATAATACCTAGCCGACTATGTGGAGTATAAACTATTTGTTCTATAGTATCTTCTGGCGTTCCTGATCCATAAGCCCGTACCATTGTTTTATCTTTACTAGCACGATTATAAAGCAATGCGCCCTTAAAGAACACAGTCCAAAAACCAAAGATGTGCGGGCTATGTGGATCACCTTCTGCGTCATCGAACCTGTGATGTTTGCGATGTATAGCTACCCATTGTTTAGTAACCATACCCGTTGTCAGCCATAGCCAAAAACGCATAAAATGTTCTAACACAGGATTGAATATTAATCCTTTGTGAGCTTGTCCACGATGTAAAAATACTGTAACGCAAACAATAGTGATATGTGTTACTATTAAGGTATAGAGTAATATAAGCATCAAGTACTTAGCCCAAATCAGCGTAAGGCGCCCAAAGATTCTGTAAATTTAAAAAGAATATATTCTTATTAGTAGTAACAGCTTCTTGAGCGTATGTAAGCATACTTGGTGGCGGTATATGCGTTACAACTTCAGCATCACCGTGATCCTCGTGTACTTCTAAACCATGTTTATTAGCCAAGTGCTTCATAGCACTATTGCGGTTCAAACAATGTAGGTATAATGTATTAAATCCGCGATTGCGAATCCAAGTAATAGCTTCTTCCATAAGTTGATCTGCTATACCCCGATGTTGTTCTTCTTCGGCAACCATAATACCAAACTCCATATCCCGTTCAGATATTCTAGCCATATGGATAACCCCTACCCATTTGTTACCTTTTGTAGCTACTAGGAAGTAATGCTCGTCAGGATTAGCCAATATACGATCTATTAAATTGGCGATAAAGTCAGGACTAGTAGCTATACCAAAATAGGTAGCTAGAGTTTCTGGGGATTTCTCCCGCAACCAGTCTCCATATAAATGAAAATCCTGCATAGGTAAAAAGCGTGTGGCTAACATATTAATAGTTGTGATATTGGGTACGAGCTTTAGCCGCTTCTAAACGAGCTTCTAAAAATGCTTGCCAAAGATTCTTTAATAGCTTCTTCATTTTATAAACCGCGATATTCAAAGTATTTGACCCAATACTCAACTTCAGCATGGGACTTTGGTTCTTTAGCATTGATAAATTGCTCCAAAGCAGTTGGTTGTTTTGCGAAGAACTGGGTAAGTTCCTTTAATAGTTTTGTCATTTTGTGACTCCTTTTTGATGTTCTCAGTGTTTCTACTGAGTACTTTTATTTATGCTGTGCCGCCGCATAGAATATTAAAGTTTTATTACAATACCTTATAAGTATTGCTATGGAATTATGTAAATTACCTAACTGCAATAAGCCTGTAAAAAACTATTGTACTCATTTTTGCTGTAAATCTCACGCCGCTAAGTATGGCGGTTTATCGCGGTATCAAGGCTATCCAAAGTTACCAGTTATAGATAACCGTATAAGACCAGCAGATTATGTATCACAATTCTCATTACCATACAAGGACAGATTACCCGAAGTAAAAGGTAAATGGGTAGCCTACGTAACCGCTAGACAGCAACGAATAAAACAAGCTACACCGCAATGGGCAGATCTTGAAATTATACGGTCGACTTATGTAAAGGCTCAAGAGCTTACAAAACAAACTGGAATACCGCACGAAGTAGACCATATTATTCCTATCAAAGGGGAATATGTATCAGGGCTTCATGTACCAGCAAATTTACAAATACTAACAGAGTACGAAAATCAATCCAAAACTAACAAGTTTAAAGTAGAATAATAGGCATACTAAATAATGAACAAGGAGAACACTATGTTATCATTTATTAAGAAGTTATTTGGCTCTAAGCCAGCAGTTAAAGCCGCACCTTATAAAGTTGAGGCTCCTGTAGCTGAATCAAAGCCAGCTAAGGCTAAAAAGGCTACTGTTAAAAAAGCTACTACACGTAAGCCAAAAGCCCCTAAGGCTTAATGGTTTAAGAAGTACCGGATTAATCCTATACTGTCAATAGTAACTAGGAAGGCGGAGTTTGCGAGTAATCCAAAACTCCGTCTAGTCCAACAAGCCCATGCGCTGGCACAACACCCAGCAATAAAAATACTATAAAGTGGGACCACTGGAATAACAGGAACGGTTATAGCAAATATAACGGCTGATATTACACTACACGACCACGCAAATACTTCGGCAAAGAATCTAATTCGATTGCTTTTAAAATCAGTTTTGATATACTGCCAACTGTTTGTAATCCATTCCATACTATAACCATTTCAATCTAAAATATGTTGCGTCACTAGGGTTTTCAAATTTAAAAACAAATCCTTCTGTTCCTTTGTAGCCATGTAAATGATATCTGCCGCCCGGGGCTTCGGCAATCCATGCTAGTATTTCTCTAATAGGAAAATAAGGTGCGTGGGTTATTTCGTCCCACATTATAATAACCTCTGTCCATTCAGGATATGGATATGTATAATCTATTTTTTCCACTGTTCGTACAACGATTGGCTTGCTAAATTCTTACCTTTCGATTCGCACATAATATCGAAATTATCTAAGAATGTAAGAGCCCATTCGTTAGTAGCTGTGTTCCAGTAAAAGTCTGAATGGGCTCTTAGTTTTTGTTTTTTGTAACCGGACTCTAAGAGCGTACCCATACTAGGCGGGGTGGATGTATTATGTCCAACAAGTACATCCTCTCTACTTACGGAGTAATGGCAAGTAGGACGAGAACCGCGCCAACTATCGCACACACGGCTAACTCTAGGATCTCGCGGTTGGATATATTCTCCCTCTCGGATCCAATGGTGGTGAATGTCAAGTACAATAGGTACAATGTCACTAATAGTAAGGCAATCATCTAACCCCCAGGCGTTTTCTTCGTTTTCGATGGTGATACAGTTACGAGCTTCAAGTGACAATTTTTTGTAGGCTTGTCTAATACCTTCTGGCCCTTGACGACCTGAGATGTGTACGTTAATCTTATAATCTTGGAATCTTTTTCCGAAACCCATCCAACGGACCATATCTGCATGATATTCAAATTCCTTTATCGATTGTTCAACAATACCTGGATTGCTACTGGCAAGAACAGTGAACTGACCAGGATGGAAGCTGAGGCGAATATTGCGAGCCCTAGCAATGTCTCCCACTTGTGCGAAGTGTCTTTCTGCGTATGCCTTGACATCGGACCTCTGCCAAAAATACGACCAATTGGCATGAGTATAAGCAGGAAGCAAGTCACTGCTGAGACGTACCATACGAAGTGATTCATGTAAATTTCCAACTCGTTCCACCAACTTTCTTGTTGCTTCAATGTTTTGGACCATTAGGTCCCATAGTTTTTGTTCTGCTACATCACGACTCTGCTTATTCAGCCAAGTAATTGTAGTACTACCTGTATTGTATTGTTTAGCGTCATCTTTTGGTTTGATGCCAGTTACCTGATCAGGAGTATCAATCCATTTACAAGCAAAGCCAATGTGTGGTATAGTCTTAGTCGTCATGTTACAATAATACTATAACACGAATTAATTGTCAATCGTTTAGGATCTTTAAGACATTTTCAAAAGAGTCTTTGCCAATATTTGGTAATTCGGCTAACTCTGGCATAAAGTCATTAGGATGATCAACTACAATCCATTGTACATGGGGTGTTGATTTAATTGCTTGGGTAACCAAACCGCGATAGTTTCGAGCTTTAACTTCCTCGAACTTGTCAGCTAATTTTTCTTTTTCGGTCCAATCAAATCCTATTAACAGCACTACATCGCAGATACTTGCGGCTAAATTCATAGCAACGATTTCATCTTGATTGTTAACATCATGCCCTAAAAAATCGCCTTCGTATAATCTTACACCTTGAGGACGATTCAGTGATGTATAAGCCGAATTTGGAATATAAAAATTACAAGTAGCTTGAAAGGCTCTTTTAATCAATTCTTGTGCTTTGGTAACATCGTGACAAATAACATTATCAGTATTATATGCTCGCCAAGTTTTCCAAGAACCCCAAAATGCTCCGCCACGCTTCATACGCATGATATCAGCAGTAGGATCTAATACAAGATTGTCAGCAAGTACCCATTGAATATTCATACATTTACTTAGTTAAAAATATAATATAGGTACTTTATTCAGTACCATTTGAACCCGAAATCTAGCTAAATATTTGTTACATTGGAGACACATATGAAAGACTTTTTAACACACGACGAGCGCATTGAAGAAGGTACAGCATTACGAGATTTGGAAAGAAAAGTCCATTGGCTAATGTTTCAATTGGCCCAAGCAGGACTCGCTACAGATTTAGCTGGCAGCTCATATGCGTTCCCAGATGATTTAAATAAACAAGATATTCAAAATGATGCTATGGCAGTTGCTATGAATGCTCAGCACGATAATGGACTCACCGCTGGGTGTGGCGCATTACAAAATAATCAAGAATAAAATGCTTCGCAAACTTTTACTCAGTCCATGGACTGCGTTAATTACTGTAGGATTAATTACAGCTCTCCGTATTGCCGATCCTACATTTGTCGAATCAGTTCGACTACGCTATTTTGATACCTTAGTTACTAGTAAGGCACCAGAAGTTATTGGCGTTCATGTTGTAAACATAGATGAAAAGGCATTAGAAAAATATGGACAATTTCCTTTCAGTCGGGATATCTACGGACGCATTATCTCCGATCTTTATAATCGCAACGCTGGTCTTGTTGTGTTCAATATTCTTACTCCTGATGGTGATCGTATGGGCAGGGATGGAGCGTATGTACAAGCATTGGGAAGGTTCCCATCAATTCTGCCAAACTTGGGTTCATCTCAAAATCGCAACAAAGCGAAAGTTCCGGGATCCGTTGTAATAGGTCCTTACAATAATCAAATAGTAGAATACCCAGGGATCATTGCTAACATACCTGCTGTAGAAAATGCTGCCGCCGGTGTTGGTATTGTAAACACTTTTCCTGAGATAGACGGAGTAGTACGCCGTGCCCCATTAGTAATTGCTAGTCAAGGTAAATTATATCCTAGTTTAGCTATGGAAACATTACGAGTGGCTGGAGCCGATACTACCTTCCAAGTTAAGCTCAACGAGAACGGTGTTGAGAAAATGCGTATTCCTGCGTTTGGTCCTATCGCGACAGACAGTCTAAGTCGTATATGGATTGATTGGAGTATGGTTCCCGAAGTTCATAGCCTTACTGACTTACCTAAAGATTTTGATGGCGAGATAGTCATTGTTGGCGTAAGTGCCGCAGGTCTCGCTAATCCAGTAGCGACAAGTAAGGGCGAGATGTTGCCACAAGAATTACAAGCGGCTGTACTAGGTACGGTTATTGCTAATAAAGATCGACCAGTTATCACTCGTCCAGATTGGGCTGATGGAGCAGAAGTCATTGGTTTAGTTATATTAGCTTTGGTATTATTATTTTTAACAAGGTATGTGTATGTTGGACTTATTGCTAGTATTAGTTTCATTGTTCTTCTTTTGTGTGCTGGGCACTACAGTTATTCGCTTTATAGCTACTTACTTGATGTTACTATTCCTGTCGGTGGTCTTATACTCGTATCTCTTCACGCCTATGGGGTTAAATTTGTAAGCGAGTTCTTACAGAAGCAAGCAATCAAGAAACAGTTTGCTGGATATGCTAGTCCGACTGTAGTTAAGTTGTTACAAGAAAATCCAGACTTAATCAAGAAGGGTATCAAGCGTGAAGTATCTATCTGCTTTAGTGACCTTCGTGGCTTTACTCCGTTAGGCGAATCGTTTGGTGATGATGTAGGCGGACTTACTCGAGTTATGAATGGCTACATGGATGCAATTACACAACCTATCCTAGAAGCTAACGGTATGGTTATTAAGTACATTGGTGATGCGTCAATGCACATACACAATGCTCCTATCGATGATCCGGATCATCCTAAGACTGCGGTAGCAGTTGGATTAAAGATGGTCAAGGCTGTTAAGGAATATAGTAAACAGTTAGAGGCACAAGGTCGTCCTGGTGTTAAGATGGGTGCTGGTATTAACACAGGCTTAGGCTACATTGGCGAAATGGGCTCTACTCAGCGTCACAGTTACGATGTACTGGGCGATGCTGTATCAACTACAGCTCGTATCGAAAGTAAGTGTAAAGAATATGGATGTGTATTATTGGTTGGAGAAGAAACTGTTAAGCGTTGTGCGGACGATTACTTCTTTTTAAAGATTGACGACTTGACTGTCAAAGGTAAAAGTGTCGGAGTTGGTATCTACACAGTACTAGATGATGTTACGCCTGAATATGTCTTAGCTGGTAAAACACATGATAAAATGCATCAACTATATAGACTTCAAAAGTTTGATGCGGCTATTATATTATGCCAAGAACTTAAAGCAGAGTTCGATGGCAAGATGTCAGTTTATTATGATATGTGGATTGAGCGTTGTGAGTTCCAGAAGACGCAGGACCTGCCCGAAGATTGGAACGGCGTCTTCATTGCGACTAGCAAATAATTAAGCGTAATCCGGAACCTGTGGGTGAGAACCGTCGATAATTTCTGTATGTTGAATTTCGCCTGATTCTGCATCATAAATTTTAAAACTATGCGGACCACGATTGTAAGCCAATGCTTTAGCTTCTTCATGTGAGTCAGCAAAATGTTCTTCTGTAAACAAACGACCATCGAACCATGTGAATAATTTTACTTTGTGTTTTTTGTGTGACATTTTTATTTCCTTTATTGTTTAAAATACTTAGTCCAAACTTTGCGAGTTTGGGTCGTATAGTTGGTTAATTTGCGTTGATTTAACCATACATTAACTTGTGGCATAACATAGCTTCTGTACAGCTTGTTAGCTATATCGTGACTATTAGTTGGATCAGCATTAAAATAATTACTGCTCCAAGGAATCTCGACACTACCTACTAACGGAACTCCTTGACTAACTAAGTCAGCACCTACAATGTTAAATGTTTCACTAAAACTAACTTGTAATCCAATGTCCATTTGAGCACAAATTTTTAAGAAATCTTCTCTAGGACACCATTGATGATTAATCATTTCATGTCCTGTTCCTGCTAATTGCTCAAACAAACCTTTGAGATTATTAAGAACAGGGCTACCATTCATTTCGATACGACCAGCATTAACATGGAATCGTAATTTTTTGCCAATGCGCCCAGCAAACTCCAAAGCAGCAAATGCTTGCAACAAGTGATTTTTTAATGGGCGGATAGCTCCAAAACATCCAACATCAACATAATCTTTATCTTTGTTAAATTGTTTGGTTACATAATCTTGTGGATAAAAGTTGGGTTGATATAATACACGGGACCATGTTTGCTGATTGGTCCAGTTATTGCGTACTTGCAAGTAGTTGCGTATTTCTTGTAGCATTCTTGGAGCATTACAAGAAATGTACACATTCTTAAATGTAGTATAATCACCTACCCAATTTAGGGCATTTCCCTCACCTGCCATAAAAGGCATTTCAGAATGTAAGCGAATGATCCACTTTACTGTAGGATGTAATTTTTGTAAAATAACAAACTTGCTAGGCACCGACCAAAGTGCTTCAATAATTACGTGTGTTGGCTTGTGTTTAGTCACTAGTCGATCAATACAGTTATTATCAATAGCAACTTCGAGCACACTATCTAAACCAGCTTCTGTCATCATGTTGTTCATAAAACTAGCAGAATTATATAAGCCTGTGGATAACCCCACATGACTGTGTAGCGACGCAGAGTAATCTTCTCTTCGCTTGAGTATGAATAGTGTTTTTGTCATTTCGCTGTATGCATTAAGAATAATATACAGCTATTTAGTATTATAGCAAAAATTGAAGATTAAATATTTGTTACGCACTACCGCCGGAGGCTTCGTTATCGTTTGATGTTTTATTGATTTCTGTTTCTGCTTGTACTCGTTCTGCTTCAATACTTTTGCCGCGCAGGTGTAATACAGTATTAACTTTTTGATTTAATCGAATCAAATCATTGTCCAACATACGGATGCGGTCGATAAGAGCAATAAGAACTGTGTTAGCATCATTGATTACAGGTTTGATTTCTTTGGTTGCCCATTCCCAAACCATGTGAATGATAAAGCCCATACCAACCGCCATAACGATTGGGAATCCATATTTGCTAATTGCGTCTGCTATTCCGCCCATTTTTTCTTCTCTCTTTGATTTCTTGATTACAAATTTTTATATACATCTCTAGCCACTTATGTCTGTTAATAACATAGTTGGCTCGATTATATGGCCATTCAACTACCTTGTTCATTCTTAGCCGCACCATCTTCTAAAAACTTAACCAACGGGTCTATTTTAATTAACAGTTGCCGACCATTTACATTTACAAACTTAAATAAATCTCCTGATTTCCAACCTAGCTTGTCAGTGTTAAGCTCTTCGTCTAATACGATTTTATCTTTAGTTAAGTACCACTGGTAATCGTAGTGAAACATTAATCTCTTCTCGCATCTGTTTTACCGTCGGCACGACTAATACGATCCACATCTGGGCGTAAACCTAATGCATTGCTAACTACTGTATCGATACGGATGACATCATGGTTCATAGTTTTAACACGGTTGTCTAATGCTGTAATAATGCCAGCCATACTTTTTACTGCGGATAACACTCCAGCTAATAATAGCTTAATTGTAAGATACACAAAATAGCCGCCAGCTAGCGCCGCAACGACTGGAAAACCTAGATCACCTACGATCTTGAATACTTCATTCATTATAACCCCTTATTATTTTTATTATACTACTATTTAGTTGCCCTGGCGTACAGTTACCGTTCCGCAGGTAGTTACACAAGTTTGGGTAATACTATAATTTTGACCTCCAGTTTGAGTTAAATTCACACTAGCAGGAGCGCCAGCGTTTATTAAGGTTATACTAGCACTATTAGGAGTACTACCGCTTTGATTTACAATAGCACTATTTCCATTTCCGGATTCTGATACATTTAAGTAATGACCAGCTGATCCAGATTGCGTGGCTGATACTGTATTACTATTTCCATTAACGCTAGCAAATAGTTGCATTCTTGCCGTACCTGTTTGGGTAATCCCAACTGTGTTTAAGTCGCCTATAATATTTAAAGTTGCTGATTGGCCAGAGTTTGATGTAGTATTTTGTTGACTCGTAGTAATCATATTATCTGATCCATTAACATAAACATATTGATAATGGCCACCAACATCGAGCCCAGTTGATAGTCCAACAACATCTGTTCCTTGGTTTAAATTTAAAATATTCCCAGGACCAATAACTGTCATATCAATTTTATTTTTACCAGTGTTAGCAATTGGATCACCTTGTCTTGTTGTGATTTGATTTGCGCCACCACTAACTACAGCAATATGCGTACTTGAATTGAGAGTATTGCCGCTTGCTCCTTCTAGAATATTGCTTGTACCGTTTTGTATAAGATTATAAGTGTCGCCTGTACCTATTTGATTAATATAGATAGAATTTGTGGTAATAGGTTGTGAATGTGCCATAGGACTACAATATCCTAACCCAGCAACAAGAATGATTAATAAAAATTTTACCACGATTTACTAACTCCTAACACCCAAGCGTTGCGATATAACTCATGCCCATCGACTGTATTAACTGTTTTAAAGTCTGCGCTTAGACCGCTGTTCCAATAATATGAAACAGATACATCTACGTCAAATATGTTATATGTAGGGCCAACTCGCCAGTCAGTGTAACTTAACCACGTAACAGGACTAACTGTTCGGCCAGCATGACTTACTAGTGTTATCTCTTTTATAGGCAAATAATTGTCTACGCTGTAATATTGTGTGCCTACAGTATTAGCAACACCAAACTCATTAGTTAAACTGCGATAATATTTAAATGTAAAATAAGGAACACGTAACTGAGCAAAAACTTCATTAGTATAATAGTTAGTAGCTCCAGGATAGTTATAAGTGTAATCCCCTACAAATATTTTTACATCATCATTAAATTTATAATGATAGCCACCATACACATCAGCTTCTCCGCCGATACCATTATTGTATTCCTGTTTGCTTACTGTATTAAGTTTATTGCCCAACCATACTCCGCTATCGTCACGATATTCTATTTGACTAGCTATACTTGGCGCCATATTAGATTGACTAACACCACGGAATCTATAATCGCTAACTACTCCTTCGGTTATATCAATTGTACCTGCGTAGACAGGAGAACAAAATAATAAAATTAATAATATTCGTTTCATATTAGTTCTGCTTCGTTGTTATAAAAGTATTGCCACCTTGATTAACACGGTTAGTAATTGTTACATTGCCCGCCTGTGTTTGGCTAATAGTACTATTTTGTCCATGTGGGGTTGTAACGCAACTAGTATTACTATTAGCATCTCCTCGACATAACTGTACTGATATTGGATCTACTGTGGCTACCACACCAGTTTTACTATTGTAATCGGGTAACAGTTGATTTTTAGGAGGCGCAAGCAAATTACCAAATTCTTGTGCTAGCTGTTCATTCATTAATTGTAATATACTTTCAAGAAAATCTTGGTCTAATAAATTACGCTGTAAGGCATTAGAATATATTTGATTGTTTTCAGCGGCTAGTACACTACTTAAATCAACTCCTTGTAAAAAATTTTGACTTAAGGCCGTAACATTTTGATGCTTTTCGTCATCTCTTTCTTTTGTCGCATTTTTAATTTCTTGTGGAGGTGCTAATATTAATATGTTACTTATTGCGTCTTCTGATAGATGTAATGTTGTTGGTTTTGTCGGAGCGACATTTCGAGCTACCACTTTGGTTCCTTGAAATGGTTGATCTAATAATACACTACCCGCTTCATTAATAACTTCAATTTTTCCAGTTTTACACAAACGCTCTATTTCGTCTGGAAGCATATCTTTACGAGGGCAAGACGGTAATAAAATAACAGTACTTGCGCCAAGCTCATCTACTGTAGCGGTAAAGTCAGTACCCCGGACAGCCACAGTAGCAGTAGGAGTATTAATAGCCACGCTATTAGGATTGTTGTGAGCAATGGCACCACTAGCGTATCGAACAGTACCCGAAGCCATGTTAAGAGCCAGTTTACCAACTCCTTTACTTTTTGGATCATATACGAATTCATCAATAACGAGTTTAGAATTTTCATTTACTTGTACTTTTGTATCGTCGGCGAAAACAATTACAACTTTACCTTGTTTCGTGTTTATTGCGTCGGCCATCTCCACCCCAGTCCCCTTTGTCCCGGGTAGAGTCGTCTTGGCTCTTTGAATCTGAGCTGGATTGTTTACTTGTTCGGTAATAGTTCCTATTGCGGCTTCGCAGTTCGTGTAAGTATTGAACAAGCCCACGCAAAACATGACTATCCATAATTTTAATCTCCCTTTTCGAACCAATAACATTTTTGTAATTCTCTCATTAATTGGTCTTTCGATTCGTGTGTAAGTCTGTGGGCTAATTCTACAAAGTCCACGGCTCTACTAGCAACATTAGACTGACCATCGCTCCACTGTTGATATACTGTTTTTAGGAAACGAAGGTCTGCCATATTAATGATGTTGTACGATTGTCCAGTTGTTACTACCACCACTACTTTGAATATTTGTGGTATTATTACCTGTTGTGGCACTTTGGGTAACATTAAATGTATTGCCGCTTCCAGTCAATCCTAGCACAAAAGTATTATCTGCTGTGCCTGTTTGACTAGCTGTAAGACTATTGCTAGATCCTGTTAAAGAACCAACAACAGATATTCCAGTAGCATTATATCCGCCTACAGTAATAGTATCACCATTTGTTCCACCGGTTTGTGTAATGCCAAAAGTATTACTTGCTCCAGTGCTATTTAATGTAACTGCTGCGTTAGTAGCTACAGTAGTTGAGTTACCTTGAACAAGATTTAAACTATTATTGCCACCGCCGTTCATTACAATGGTATCAGCATTACTTGTGCCATATATACTAGCAACTACAGAATTATATGTTCCACCAGCAGTAGTAGCTGTGAAGTTATTTCCTGTACCTAATAAATTAATATTTAAATTAGAATAATTGCCAGTTTGTGTTACTGCGATATTATTACTTGCGCTAGTATCAGAGCCATCGTTATTACTATTAATAACAGCGGTAGCATTATTACCTGTTACAGAGTAACTATAATTGTTACCGGTTAATCCATTAGCTACACTTGTTTGTATTCCAAATTGTAATGTATTACCAGTACCAATTTGACTAACTGATACGATATTATTGTTACCAACAATAACGGCTGGCGTGGTAGCACTTGTACCTGTGCCTTGTACGCCTTCTACTGCGTTTCCTGCGCCATCTTGTGTAACAGAAATACTACTGTTACCTCCTGATTGATTAATGTAGATGGTATTATCAGCACCAAACACATTTAAACTTGCTACAGCTAGCATTGTTATTATTGTTTTCGCTAGGTTTATTTTCATTTTACTTCTTCCTTTGGTCTTAGACCATTATTTTACAATTCCTATTTTTGCCTCTACATCTGCTGGTAAACTCGGATTTTTAGACATACCGAGTGGAATTGTTGCGGTGCCGTTTGCTTCTGGATTTGGAACTACTGGTGCTACTTGGACATAATCCCAAACACCTTTGCGTTGCCCTTCTTTAATTAATTCTACTACACTTGATTCAATAGTTGTTTTAAGTGCTATTGTTGTAGCTTCGTTAATTGTTAATCCAGATTCAAATTGAAATATTGCTGCTGCCGCATCTGTTGCGCCGTTGTTACTAGCGCCTACTTGTTTAACTATACTGCTTATGCCACCTGGATCAATACTTTTAAAAATGGCAATACTATCTGCGGTACTGTAAACAATCTTTGTAACGGTTACCGACGCTAAGATTTTACCAGTGTTTACACTTACTGCTCGTAAACTAATTGTAATAATATCTTTACTGTATTGAGTCGATGGGCCAATACCTAGGAAATTATATCCAATGCCCCCTGACTCTAACCCAGTGTCGTAACCAATAATCCCACCTTCAATAATAACTCCAGCAAATTGTAGTGGCATTAATTTCTGTGCGTCTTTACCTTCATAGGCTTGGCGCATCTGTGTAATAATTAATCTTTCTTTAGTAAGCGCATCAATATTACCGCGCTCGACTACTTCAAACCATTGACCTTTACCTACATCTTGTAAGGCACGAATCAGTAAAGCATCTCCGCCTTGTGTAACCGCTGTACTAAAACTAGCAATACCCGGAACGGCTTTACGCTGTCCAGTTTTATCAGCGAACTGATATACTGCTACAGTAAGTTTGCCTTTGGCTGGAGGAGGTACAGCATCAAATTCTTTTTGTAGTTCATTTTTAGGAATTTGCGGTTTATGATCCGGGACACCAATTTTCTGGCCTATAGCACAACCAGATAACATAACGATTAAGACTAATGTAGGAAATAATTTACGCATTATTGACCGCTTCCTGTGATATTAAATGAGCCAAGCGGAACATTAATTGTAGTAATATTTCCTACATTGTCTGTTACTTGAAGTTGAATTACCGATCCAGTATTAGTCCAGAAAATTGTATTGCCTTGAAAATTCATTTGTCCGCTAGTAGAGCTTCCACCGGCAAACATAGCTGTAGCTAAATTTTGACTAATCTGTGCGTAAATGCGAGATTCAAGATTAGTTAAAAATTGATTGATTGGTGTGTTAGCGGCGTCAGCTTTTGCTTGGGCTTGGGCTGCAATTAGAGCCTGTTGAATTGCCTGTGAACGAGCATATTGTTCGTTTTCTAAAGCCATTTGAAATGAGCCGTAACCGTTTCCGTTAAGACTTGGGCTTTTAAATTGATAATCCGCTATAGGCGTTGCGACGGCTTGTAAGGAGATCGCAGATAAACATAGCAGAGTCGTTCTTATTATTATTTTCATACTCTCGCTCCTACTATTATTTAACAGTAAAAAGCAAGTAGTTAAGTTATGTTATAACTTGTTCTAGAGCAAAAGGTTAGCTCTGGGGAGAATGTTATTTTGCTATAATTCCTGTCCAGGACTCGTCTGGCTCGTTTTCTTTGTATTCTATAAGGCGTTTAGCAAGGATTTCATAGAAGGTATCAACTTGTTTGCCCCAGAAGCCCATTAAATGTCCAATGGCTTGAGTACAGAAATCCCAGTTACGCTTACGATATTGCTCCATCATATCAGAATGAAGTTTTTTGAATTTGTCAGCTTTAGGCAGTTCTTCAAGGGGTATATTTTCGATAATACAGTACACAGTAATGGGAGTACTGCTTTTAATAGTAACGGTATCTAACTCAAGTACAATATACTTCTCGCTAAGTTGTTCTGCTTCGCTGGTGCCAAAAATAATATTCAATCTGTATCTCCTGTTAAATAATTATCATGATATTCAACTTTGATTTAATTTCCGACATCCACAGAGAAACTTGGGCAAACTTTGATTGGGAAGGTCAACCGACTGCGCCATATTGTATTGTAGCAGGTGATATAGCAAGAGACCGAGCATTAGTAATAGATACCTTAGAACAACTTAGCGAAGTATATCAAGGAGTGTTTTACATTGACGGTAATGATGAACATAAAGATTACGGCGAAGATTTAGGTCGTAGTTATGCTGAATTAAATGATTTAATAAAAGCAATGCCCAAGGTTGTGTATATGCAAGACAATGTTGTAATCATAAATGGTATTGCTATTGTAGCAACAAATGGGTGGTGGACTTACGACTTTGATTGTAACTTAGAATTAGATCAATCAATACAGTGGGTACAACAGAAAGATAGTATTACACAGGAAGCGGCGATAAACATCAATGGTGTAGGGTACAACGATGCGGGATACATGGCAAATGGTGTACAAAAATTACAAGCCCACAGGGATGTCAAAGCAATCATCATGGTAACGCATACCGTGCCCCGAGCAGAAATTATCGAACATGATTTAGAATTAATTGATACTTGGCGATTTAACTCTATGGGCAATAGTCATATGACTAATGCGTTACGAGAAGACTTAGAGCATAAAGTTAAACTTTGGTGTTTTGGTCATTATCATAGACCAGTTGATACTATAATCGATGGTATTAGATATGTTAGCAATCCTCGGGGAAGAGGCGATACTCAATATTCTCAAGTGGCCTACTATCCCAAAAGAATTAGCGTAAAAATTTAAACAGTTTCTGGTTCTAGTTTAATCTGTAACGGCATATCTTGTGACCGAGCACAAACTGTAACTTCAATACCTTTTTGTTCAGCTACTTCGTATGGCAATACTGCTACTACTGCTGATCCAGCTTCGTGAATATCTTGAGTAATCTTTACCGCAGAGTCTGGTGTGTAATCAAAAAAGTTCATTAAAGATTCGATAACAAATTCCATAGTTGTGCCGGTATCATTTAAATAGATAACTTTAAACATAGGTGGTTCTTTAAGTTCATTATTAACTTGTATTTGTGTAACGATATCTGCTTGTGACATACTATTCCTTTGTTTTTAGTAGGGGGCATAATTGCCCCCGTACTGTATTTACTATATTATATTACGATTCGTATGTAATAGCAATAGTTTTAGGCTGAAGTGCTTCAGGAATATGGCGCTCTAACTTAACCGTTAAGATACCATTCTTTACCGATGCTGTAATTACTTCTACATGATCGGCTAAACTGAATGTACGGATAAAGCGTCTGTCACTAATACCTTTGTGTGTATATTCTACACCTTCTGGTAATTCTTCTGGTAACTTTTCGCCAGTAATAACCAAATTACTATCACGAACTGCTACTTCGATTTCACCTTGAGTAAATCCAGCTACAGCCACTTGAACTTCAAACGTGTTCTCGCCGGTTTTCAAAATGTTATATGGCGGATAGTTTTGTGTACTAGCCGTATCAATTTGATTAATAATTCGATCAAATAGTTTATCGACTCCGATAGAGTTACGATAGAATGGGTTTAAATCTAATGCTGTGAGTTTAGTCATTTTATTCTCCTTAATTAAGCAAGACTAATGTGTGGGCCCGACTATCGGCACCCACACTATTTTTACTACTTTTCAGTAAAGTCAGCGTCTACGACATTGTCGTCATCGGCTGGCTTAGCTGACTCTTGTGGCTCAGCAGCAGGTTGTGCTGCTTGTGCCTTTGCTTCTTGAATAGCCTGCGAGGCTGTTATTAAAGCGGTTACTGCCTTTTGGATTTCGTCCCTATCAGTACCTTTGACTGCTTCTTCTACAGCCTTGATAGCTGTGTTGATATCGTCAATTTGTGTACCGCTAAGGCTACTGCTAGTTTCATCTAGGTCCTTACGGATCTCGTGTACCATAGCATCAGCAGAGTTGCGAGCTTGGATGAGTTCAACTTGTTTCTTATCATCTTCCGCATTAGCTTCTGCTTCTTTAATCATCTTTTGAATTTCATCATCTGACAATCCTGAGTTTGCTTTAATAGTAATCTTGTTTTCTTTGCCTGTGGTTTTATCCTTGGCTTTAACACTTAAGATACCATTTGCGTCAATATCAAGCTCAACGTCAATTTGTGGTTGACCTCGGCGTTGTGGCTGGATGCCTTCTAAACTAAACTCGCCTAAGAGTTTATTGTAAGAGCATAACTCGCGCTCGCCTTGATAAACTTTAATTGTAACTGCTGGTTGGTTATCTTCGGCAGTACTAAACACTTGATTAGCCTTAGTAGGAATCGTAGTGTTCTTTTTAATCAACTTAGTCATTACACCGCCCATAGTTTCAATGCCTAATGACAATGGGGTAACATCAAGTAACAATACGTCTGTACGGTCGCCGCCTAATACAGCACCTTGAATAGCCGCACCAGCCGCTACTGCTTCGTCTGGATTAACATCTTTGCGTGGTGCTTTACCAAACAGCTTCTCAACTGTTTCTTGTACTTTAGGCATACGAGTCATGCCACCAACAAGAATAACCTCGTCGATATCGCTGTTACTTACACCCGCATCAGACATGGCAGTCTTACATGGGCCTACGGAACGTTGAATCAATTCATCAACTAAACTTTCAAATTTAGCACGAGAGATGGTAACATTCAAATGCTTAGGACCACTTGCGTCTGCTGTAACATATGGTAAGTTAACAGTAGTAGACTGTGCTGAAGACAATTCAATCTTAGCTTTTTCTGCGGCATCTTTCAAACGCTGTAATGCTAACACATCACTTTTAAGGTCACATCCAGATTCTTTCTTAAACTCATCACAGAGGTAATCCATAATGCGTTGGTCAAAGTCTTCGCCGCCCAAGAATGTATCGCCGTTAGTTGACAATACTTCAATCTGCTTGTCGCCATCCACATTGGCAATTTCGATAATGGACACATCAAATGTACCACCACCTAAGTCATACACGGCAATTTTACGATCCTTAGTACTTGCTTTATCAACGCCATATGCTAGTGCGGCCGCTGTTGGCTCGTTGATAATGCGTAGAACTTCTAAGCCCGCAATTTTACCTGCGTCTTTGGTAGCTTGTCTTTGGCTGTCATTGAAGTATGCTGGTACAGTGATAACGGCTTGTGTAACTGTCTCACCTAAATAGTCTTCGGCAGTTTTTTTCATCTTACGCAATACTTCAGCAGATACTTGTGGTGGTGCCAAATCTTGGCCATTTGCTTGAATCCAAGCATCACCATTATCAGCTTCGATAATTTTGTAAGGCATCAAGTTGATGTCTTTTTGTACAGCTTCTTCTTTAAATTTACGACCAATCAAACGCTTTGCAGCATAGATTGTGTTCGATGGGTTTGTAACTGATTGGCGTTTAGCTGTAGCACCAACTAATACTTCGTCGGCTGTATAGGCGACAATACTTGGTGTAGTTCTAGCACCTTCTGCGTTTTCAATTACTTTTGGAATGTTATTTTCGATTACGGAAACACAGGAATTTGTAGTTCCCAAATCTATGCCGATGATTTTGCTCATGTTGTTTTCTCCTTTAATTAAGCAAGTAACTTCTTACGAACCCAAACTACGGCATTCGTAGAAGTATTTATGGTACTACAAAATCATTATATACAAATATTATTCGGTTAAGTTAAGCATTTCTGATAACCAGTTTAGCTTTAATTTTAGTAGGGCTAAAATGTTTCTTTACTACCTTTTCTGCCGTTTTTGGATTAAACTTTTTACAGCTAAACACATCAATGTATGCCGTTCTATCTTGATCCATAAAGTGTCCAGTAATGTTACTAGTTTGTATTAGCTGAACTAAACTGTATCCACTGTTTGGATGTCCATCGAGCAAATACTTAATTACTGGTTTGCCCACTGCTTCCATTTTAATTTGCTCTACCAAGTCTTTGATAAACTCTTTTAATTTAGCTTTACTATTGATATTGTCATTCATGCCTTGGCAATCCAGCATTAGGTGGTAACCCCATGGTTTGATTTTTTTCATTTAAAATAATTTTTTAGGTAATTGTTGATCGCGGAGTTTTTTGCGCCATCTAGCTTTGGCAGCGCCTTTTTTACGCTTGCGTTCAGTAGTTGGTTTTTCGTAAGTTTCACGGGCACGAAGGTCATCAAGTAATCCAGATTCCTGGACTTTCTTTTTGAATTTTCTGAGGGCTTTTTCGACGTTGCCGTCTTTAACTAATACCCCTTTACCGTAATACGTCATTCATTCTCCTGAGCAAGTGTTCTAGGAGTATTTACTAGATTTGACGTAATTGAGACGGTTTTTATACTTTGCTTACGATAGCGTGGCAAATCGTACATATGGGGTAGCAATATGCGTTCTAATTCAGAATGTAGGCCACGAGCCCCAGTTTTTGTTTTTAAAGTGCGTTCAGCTATAAGATCCAATGATTCATCTTCAAAATATAGTTCTACGCCATCTTGATCAAATAGCCACTGATACTGCTCTACAAAATTGTGTTTAATATCGACTAAAATACTAATTAGCTGTTCTTTGGTCAACCCGTGTAACGATACAGAACTGCTAAAGCGACCAATAAATTCTGGAATCATGCCATACTTGACTAAATCGTCTGGAGTTACTATTTCGTTGTCTACGCTTAAATCTGTAGTAAGATTTGCCCCAAACCCCATAGCGGTTCCTTGGATACGATTTTTAACTATTTTTTCTAGTCCCACAAATGCGCCGCCAGCGATGAATAAAATATTAGTGGTGTCAACTTCTATAGTAGCTTCAGTTTTTCTGCCGCCAGTAGGGTTAATTTTAATTTTAGTACCTTCTACTAATTTAAGCAAGGCCTGCTGAACACCTTCGCCTGATACATCACGACTAACCGTAGCGGATTCGGACTTGCGAGCAATTTTATCAATCTCGTCTAGGAAGATAATGCCACGCTGAGTGCGCTCAAGGTCATTATCAGCATTTTGATATAATCTTAAAATAACGCTATCAACATCGTCGCCGACATATCCAGCTTCAGTTAATGTAGTAGCGTCGGCTATTACGAATGGGACATTTAAATATTCTGCTAAGGTTTTTGCTAATAATGTTTTACCGGTGCCTGTCGGCCCAATCATTAATATATTAGATTTAGCAACTTCGTTGTCTGCGCTACTAATTCTTTTATAATGATTAGTAATTGCTACAGATAACACAATCTTGGCTTCGGGTTGACCAACTACATACTGGTCGAGATATTCTTTAATCTCGCGAGGATTAGGAATTTCTATTGTTGAAGAAGATTTAGCAGAATGCTTTTTATCTTTTAATAGTTTATCGCAAAAGGTTACACATTCGCTACATATAGCAACTTCGTGTCCTACAATTAGTCTACCTACGGAACTTTTATGTTTTCCGCAAAATGAACAGTGATCAATTTTTTCTGACATATTATCCTAAATCGGTAGAGGTTTTAAGTTTTTCTGAAATGCGTTCGCGTTCAATATCACTTAACAAATCAGGATCGTATTCTCCTGATCCAATTTTTTCAATAAGATGGTCGATATAAGCTGTATCGTAAATATAACTATCACTTAGATTTTTATTTACTTTGATCCACTGAGTACCGTTATATTTAAATAACTGACTTGGAAGATTGTCTACTCTAAGAAACATATCTCCTTTTTTAGCTGTTTTAGGAAACTCTGTTCCGAATCCTTGTACTTCACCAGATGTTGGTTCGTTATCTGCTTCTAGGGATAATTTAAGATTAAGTAAATCTCTATTACTTAAATTTAGAGTCTCAACATGGTCAGGATGTTCCCACGGTAGTTCAGAAATTTCTCCGCTAGCAACCTGGTTAATATATTCTTTATATGACTTATCAGGATTTTGAGATTTCCAAACTCGCATAGCGTGTTGCTGTATTTCATTACCATAAGGTTCTACATCATCTTCGATTATCACTGCTTCTTCTTTTTTCTCGATATCAGGAAACATCCATCCCACTGGATGCGGGTCTTTGTGTAAAGGTATATTATCATTACTATTAGAATTAGTAACGCCCTTACTTAATATATCATCGGCTTCGTATTTTGATTCTAGCGGAATCTCGACTTCATCAAACACTGGAATGTCGCCATCTGCTTCTTCGTCTTCTTCTTCTTCGTCTTCTTCTTCTTCGTCTTCTTCTTTGCGCTCTAAATTAAACAAATCAATTCCGTGTTCCCATTCAAGCGATTTAGTAGCGGCTAGTAATAATGTTAATGCTAGTGGATCGAATACTGCTACAATAAGAATAATAACCCAGCGTACTGCGTGTTCTAATAAGTTAGCGTCTGGATTATCGCCATATACCATAGCGGCAATATATTTGATAGGACCAACTTCAGCATCTACTTTTCTTATCTCTGCTCTAATTGGGGCAGCCTGCTCATTAAGTTGGCTAATCTTTTTCTGGTCGGCTTCGATTTCAGCCGCGATACGCTTGCGTTCAGCCTGTTGACTTTTGCGAATCGCAATCGCCTTATCAGCACCTTGCTCACTCGTAGACCTGCCCAACACTTGGTCAACACCAGCATCGAGCTGAGCAAGCGCCTTGCGGTTACTTTCGATATTTTCTTTTGAGGTTTTAATCTTCTCATCATATATTGCTACCTTACTTTGCACATCGCCTGATACTAAACCCTGGTCTGAGTGGGCTTTACTTAAGAATCCAAATACGCCCATCGAAGTTAAGAACATAAGAACTACTACTGCTGAACATAGATAAACTTTATATTGTATTTCTGCTCGGTCCCAGTATTTGTGTAGCCATAGTGTAGTAACAATCTTGCCGACTTCTAGTGATCCGCCCATAATAACAATAGGCCAAAATGCGGCGGCGAAAATTGCTGTTAATCCCAGGATGGAATAGATAGCGGCACTTAAACTAATAATAAGTGCAGTTGCGAGGGTTATATATCCAAATATCATTTAATTATTTAGCGCCATATTCTATGTTTTTCTGCTACCCATTCCTGCCCGTCGTAGTCGGATATAACCCAATCAACACCAGCAGGAACTTCTACTACTTTAAGTTTAGCAAATACACCGTTGGCTTTGCTACCTAAACGGCGAACAACTGCTACCAAACAAGGGTCATCTCGATCAATATCATACGGATGGAACTCTGTATCGTTTACTATAATACGATTTCCTAATCGAGTTTGTGTATCTCTATCGCCCTGCGGTTCTTCGGTGTAATCAATACCAGCTAGTTCAAGGTACATTATTGTGGCTTCTTTACTGAGGCCAAATCCTCCAAAAGCCTTATTGATAACTATTTTTTGAACACCCCGTAATTGTTTGAGTAGTTCTTCGTGTTCTGGATTTATTTCTGCCATTTACTAACAGTAAGATTATAGTCTCGTTCAGCGTGTACTAATCGATTTTCTAAATTTGCTAATCTACGCTCAACACGAATTTGCCTAGCAATTAATAATGCCACTGCTATAACCACACCAGTGAACATCAATCCCCAGCCAGCAACTAACCCATAGGTCCAAAACCATAAATCATTAATGCCGCTAGTTAGTAGAGTTATTGGATTCATTTAATTGCTTTCTTAGCTCTTTATTTTCTTCAACAAGTGTTTTTGTCAATTTTTTATAATACGCAATATCTTCTTGTAATGTCTTGTTCTGTGATTCGAGATGTTCACCGGTGTTAGCTTGCTCTTTGGGTGTGGTTACTCTGCCGCACAGGTAGCCAGCTAATATAGCAATGACCCAAAGAATATCAGTCATTCTGGTTTTCCGCCTGTACACGATCCGCCAGAGAACCAAAGTTCTTCAGCTTGTTCACGATACTGTGCCAAGTCGTATTCATCCTTCTTAGCTTTGTATTCTGATTCAGTAAGAGCGTGCCAGCCGCAACATTTACCTGTAGGGCTACGACCGCATCCACATTGTCCAATTGTTCCTGGCTTAGGTTGCATTATTCTTCCTTTGGTAGCTCTGTCGTTTCTTTAACAAGAGCCAAAAGTTCGTCAACAGTCTTAACCATAATTTTAGCAGTCTTGTATTCCTCATCAGAATCGCGACCACCAACTTCAATCATAAAACCGTTATCGTACATATTAATTGTAAAATTTTCATTTACTATAGTAAGTTTATCGCCAACTTTTTGTATTTGTTTTTTTGCCACTTTAATCCCCTTTGAATTTTGTTACAAACCAGCATACTATATAAATTATCGAAAGTGCGCCAGCCATAACAAGCAGAGCTTCGATTAACCAATTTTCAAGTACCATCTACTTCTCCCTAACGAATATAAATTATATACTCAAATAGCTCTAAGGTCAATCTAAAAGTTTGCCACTTACCTTGATTAATGCGCCTCGATATGTCCAATCTCCACCAACTTCATCGTTTGGCCTGCCTTCTATTTTTTTAAAGGATGTATGTGGACGATTTTTGGCATCGATTACAAATTCTTTAAATTCTGTAGGAGTAAGTATAAATTCCTCAACTGGACCTAACTCTGCGTTTTTTAAACATTCGATTTCGAGTAGTTCAAAAATATTAAATTTTCTTCGTTTTACTTTCATTGATAATCCCTTGTCATTTGTGCCCACATCATCCAGGCTTTAAATCCTTCGTAGACTTTCGATGCTTCGTCAGCATCTTGCTCTACCTTAACACCACGAACCCAAAAACCACTAGGTCCTACTTTAAGCATTTCTTCGCCGGCCACCATACAAGTAATTGAGGCTGGGACATCATTGCGAAACATATACTCTTGTTGTATTTCTTCAGCCATTAATAATTTTCCTTTACAACATAGTACTGTGGCTTCGGATATTTTTCCAGTAGTTCTTCTGCTTTAATATACTTGTTCATATCTGGTGCCGTGAAGAACATTTTGTCTAGCACTTTTTTATGCGTTGCTGTTTCTACTACTGTCAAATACCACGATTTCACTGCCATATTATTTTCCTTTTATAATTTTTCACCAGGTTCGAATCCGCGGAATCGTACAAACCGTGGGAACCTTAAACTGTAGGTGCCGTCTTGGTTTTGTGTAACCGCATCAGCAGCCACTTCAACGACATCACCAATAAGCTGATCAGCATTGTCCCAGTAACTAACCCTATCGTCATCAGTAAGCCCACTACCAACATTGACTCTAATGTTTCTATTATCATCTACACCTTCACAAATAAATGCGCCAAGTCTGCCCGCATTACGGCCTGTGCCTTCTTCTACACCAACAATGTTCAAATCTACAGTAATAACAGGCTTCCACTTCATCCAGAATGTTGAACGTTTACACTCGTATGGAGCATCAACATCCTTAATCATAATGCCTTCGAATCCTGCTACTACCGCATCGTTGGCAAATCTGCGTAATATATCATGCCCTTCACTAATGCTAAGGTCAACTTCGATGCCATCCATTACTCGAATACAATCAGTATTGTACTCGAATACGCTACGATATTCTTCTAATATTTCCAATCGTTTATATTGTTGAGCATTCCAATAACCACGCTCAAAGTCATCTAACGGAATAATATCAAATACAGAATAAACCATATCATTAGTTTCTACATTAGACTTCCGCTGGGCTTGCTTCATCAATGCTTGAAAACTTGCGCCAATTACTTCGCCATCTAATACAAATCCTGTTTTGTATTTAGAAAAGAGTTTAGCAAATTTATTTTTATTTTCTTCTAGCGATTCTACAATATGCGGGAAGTTTTCAAACGGCTTGCCATTGCGACTGTATAAACTAATATTAGTCTTAGTTACGATTGCTAGTACACGAACGCCATCTAATTTTTCTTCAAGACGTTTAACGCCTTTCATTTTGCCCAGGTGTTTGTTTGAATCAGTGGCAAGTTGACATTCAAATACAGGAATAGCCCATTCAGTTTTGCCTAATACTTTATTAAGAGTGCGTTCTGTAATACCGCAACGTAAGTCCTTAATAAGAACACGACGGGCTAAGTTATTCCATTCTAATGAATCAAACTGCTCTGCTACTTCTTGAATCTTATCACGGGCCGCATGACCAGTAATACTGCGGGTTCGTAGTGCTTCGCACAACGCCCAAAACTTAGGCCAAGGGTTAACCTGGCCCGTGATGTTCTCAGTCTCTAGTACTTTTTTAACACCAAAGACATAATATGGATTGTATGCTTGATAACAGTTAAACAAGAAACATTGAGCATTGGTACTGCCTAATTTTGCCGCCATCAGTGCTTTTTCAATTACAGATTCTTTATGTAATCGGCTGTCACTACTTTCTAAGTCGCGGATCCAATCTGCCGCCAATTTAATCCCTTCGAAGTCTTTTAAAGCAAAGTCTATTGTCATACTCATTTTATTTACTCAGCTTTTGCTGGTGCCTATATTCTCGTTTTAACCAATATTTGTAACGCTTAATGTATTCTTCTAGTGGCATTGCTAACTCGCCCATTTCAGCGTGTTCATCTTTATTGTCCATCCATATATTTTGTAACCACGCACGAAATGGATCTTGCTTCATGCTACCTCCGTTAACATAGACCACATTGCTGTTTTTTCTAAATCTTGTTCAAATTCAGGATATACTTTGTCTAAGTTTGCTTTATCAACACTAGCATATCCCTTGGCTGTTTTTTGCCTAATCAGTTTAATTAATCCGTATGAACTAATGTTAAGTGATTTAGTCTGTAGTTTCTTGCCACGACGACCCCAAAATGTAACATACTTAGCTGTACCGAGTTCAATGGCACCCCATACTTTATCGTGAGTATCTTCTTTACACCAACCGATAAATGCGTAGTTCATTTCAACTCCATGATATGTTTAATCACTTCGTTAGCTTCAGGAAAACCTTCGCGTTCTTTCTTAGCTACTACGGTATCAATCATGTCTAACTGCACTACATGAAGCCCACTGACAAAAGTCATAACATCTTCGGGTTTCATCTTGTAGGAGATTTTGTATTCTTTTGCGGCCTGCGCTTTTTCAACTTCGTTTTTTAACGCATCGTACCAAACAAATTTAGGAGTTTTCTTTTCCATTAGTTGCTCTCCCAGACTGTTACAAGGTCTTCCAACTCAATATAGTCTTTGAAATAAATGTAAGTGTCTTCAATGCTACGACCACGAGCCTTACACTCAAGAATTTCTTCGTAGATTCTTTTAAATGCGCCCATTATGCTAGTTCCTTTGCTTGACGATTAAACACAATTTCTGTGCTCTTAGAGTTCAGAACTTGGTCTTCCATTTCGGACCAGCTTATGTATGGCTCGCAGAAATAAATCTCTCCGTCAAACTTCAACTGTGACTTTTCGAAGTCTGACAAGTAGTCGTCCTCTTCGAAGGAGTAGCCCAAGATGTATTCGCGAGCACCAATGTCGTTAAACTCGACTCCGGCAATGTTAATATAATCCTGTGGATCAGCAGTAGGGTCGACGCCAGTGATTTTGTATTCAGAACCACCTTTGAACTTCCAATATTGAGGGCATTCGCCTGTGCCGTCCCAATCATGGGCACCGTAGTTTTCCATGAATTGTGTGCGAATAACGAACATCATAATGTAGCTCCTTTTTATTAACTATACAAGTATTATAGCTATATTGGAATTATTTGTCAACCGAATTACTTCTTTAGCATTTCTTTAATAGTTGCTTCGCGTTTCAATTGCTCTAAAATGATGGTGTAAAGCAAGTTTAGCATGAACCCGCCAATTAAACAGCCACCTATAATTCCTAAAACATTAGGTGGAATGTAAGTGAACGCTAACTGAATTCCAATTATAGCTACAGCACTTATTACTACAATACCCAATAAAATTGCTGCGGCTTTGATTTTGATATTTTTAATTTCCATTTTGTACTTCCTTTCCGAAGATTCGTTAATTAATTACTACTATAACTGCATTATACGACTAATTGATTTTCTTGTCAACCGGGCACTACATCATGGGTTACACGGATATTTGTAGGGGTTCCTAGCTTGACTTCGCGAGCTGGCTTACACTCTGCTTTCATACTAGTAAACTTTTCAGCATAGTAAGCCTGTTTTTCTTGACAATGTTCTTGGCTCAAATATACCGAATGAACTGTATAATTGCCAGGATTTGCCATCCAAAATATTAATGCCCATTTCATATCATATCCTTACTTTTCGCATTATTATAAAACAAATGTCGGCCAATTGTCAATACGTGTTCTTCCGGATCCGCCCAACTTGGTCGTCGAATATAGTCTGCGTGGTAATATAAACTATCACTCAAACCTCGTACTCGTGTACCTTCTAATACTTCAATAGCAATAGACTTAGATTCTTCCCAAAGTGATTTCTCAGGCTTTGGTAACTTCTTTTGAAGTGTCCAACTAAATTGCTTTTTGGCATAGACTACTTTACATACATCCTTACCCCACTTACCGGTTTTCATTCTGTTAAGGGTAACATTGGCCACCGCATATTTTCCGGTTTTGTCTTCTCCACGAGCTTCGTAATAAATGTTCTTAGTTAAACACTCTACATCTTTTGGTGTGTATTTAACTACATATTTGGTTTGAATAATGTCGTCTAGCTTTTCTTCAATTCGATCCATACGCATTTCCGCACGAATTAAAATTGCGCCTAAAATGACAACCGCGGCTACGGCTAGGATTCTGTTAAACATAATTAATCCTTAAACAAAATCAAAGGCGTATTCGCCAGTGTCGCCGATTGGACTAACTTGTACCTTGCCTAAACCCAATGTCTCGGACAATCTATGAAACACTTTACGAGCTTGTGCCTCAGTAATAGTACGAACAAACAAGGTACCATTACAAAACTCTGTTTTCACAGATTCGTTTGTAAGTGTTACTTTAACTAATTGATCTACGATTGTTTCGAACATTTTTAACTCCAAATTGTTTACTATGTTCATAGTATAGCATTTTGGTAATTGCTCGTCAACCAAAACAAAACCCCGCTAAAAAACGGGGTTCTGAGTGTTGTATTTCTACAACGGTAGGTACTTGCATGGGTGTTAAGTTACAATAGGCTGTGGGTATGGGTATTGCGCTGGCAGTAAATTTGCTTGAGGTAGTGGACTAGCTGGTTCTACAGGAATATTATTACTGGTTGAAATACCAGTTGAGTTAATATTACTTTGACCTTGACGCATAGTAGCAATAATTGCCTGGCCACCGATAGTGTTTTTATCTGCTACGGCTTGTATGAATTGTGCTGAGCCACCAGCGGCAGTATCTTGACCATAGCTAGGTAATGACAAAACAAAACTATAAATTGATGAAGTACTATTTGGTGTAAGGTTTGCGAAACTAACACTGGCACTTAATTGAATAGCCGTTTCTCTACTTAATTGAGTAGACATATTGTTCCAGTTTGTATTCAAGTTTGCTGTTTGTGTCGGATAAGCAGATATGATAGACGGAATAACAGTAGTAGTAGTTGCTGGAATCAAGCCAGGTCCTCCTATGTTGCCGGAAGATTCTTGGCCGCCAAATGCCGCTACAAGATTATCGTAAGTGCCAGCTGCTGCTCCGTCAGGAATTATAATAGGACCAGTTGGTGGGCCATAAGTTCCATTAGCAGTAGAAGTCATATCATTGTATATGCCAGTTAAATTTGATAAGTTCATAGTACTAACAATGCTAACAGTATTAGCCATAGCGTTTGCTGAAACAACGCCAGCTACAGTTCCCATTGAATCATTGATAGTAACAGTTCCGTTCGGTCCTGTGCCTTTGCCTATTGCATTAACAACCGCATTGGCAGCCGCAGGAGATACTGCTGAGGTTTGTGCTGTGATTAAAGGCAACCCATAGTTTGTTTGAACATTAGAAACCGCTTGTGCTAATTGCGGTAAATTCATAAATGCTATATTTGTTATCTGTTGTAGTGCTGCAGACAAGGCTTTATTAGCTAATGCTTGGTCTGGTGGAATTATTTGACTTAATTTATCTAGTGCTGTCATGATAGTGAGCTTACTGCCACTTTTGGCAAATATTGTTGTAATGTAGAATTAACTGTACCGCCAGCGTTAATGTAGATATTTTGGGTTACTCCGTTTGTGCCAGTAACTGTTAAAGTCTGGAAACTATTAGGAAATATCTTGTAGGGATTTAATAAGTCAGCTAGCGTATTAATGTTTGGTGTTGTTACGCCAAATAATTTTAATATTTGTGTTAGCGGTGTACCAGTAATTTGCGTCATAGCACTATACATGGCTTTTTGGTCTGCGTCTGATGCTGTTAGTGTTGGCGATGTTAAATTGACTACAGTATCAAGACTTACACCTGCGGTAGTAAAAGATAAAGCAAGTTGTGGTGTAATGCCGCCAATTTTAGCTAGTTGCTTAACTAATGCTAACGGAGTTCCTAATTCTCCTAGATTACTTAAATCAATTAATCCGCCGAGTGCTACTAAATCTTTGCCCCATTGTTCAGTACAAATATTAACAGTAGTAATACCGCCACTAACCATATTGTCGGCTCCAGCATAAGTGCCACCTAAATATGTTTGACTATTAATAGCTGAACTGATAAAACTGTTTGTTAAACCATTGTAGCCAACTAATGCTCCAAACCCTTGACAAAATTTAGTTAAATCTTTATTTGCTCCGTGTATATCGGCACCTATATAAGAATACGCTGTTTGTTTTAATGTAGATGAAAATAAAGAACTACTAGTGTGCCCTGGATATGAATCACTTAATGCTGGACAAGTATTTGATGCTAAATTATATAATTGTGCCGTTGTGTTTGCTGGCAGGGTAGAAGCCTTGGCAGCCACAATCGCTTCGTTTAATGCTACTACAAATGGTTGACTTTCGTAAGAAGCTATATTTGTTAAAAATGCCGCATTAACACTTAGCCCCTGATTATATAATAAATTGGCAGTGGCTGTTATCTGAAAGGGTGATAATATACTTGGGCTTGTTGACATATCAAGATTCTATATCAGGACTTCCTTGAATGCGTACATGACCACAGCTATCAACATCACCTACAAATATTACAGGCTTGCCTTTAATTGTAATTAATGATTGTGATGCTCGGCAATGTGCGTGTGTATGTTCGCCTTTAAAGTTTGTGTGGCATGACACAGGCGAACCGTCAACTGCTACAGGTAAATTATTCAATCGTAAAGAAGGTTCGCCGGATATTACTTTTCCGCCGCCGCTGTTTACATCACCGACGCGAACCAATGCTCTAGTCATTTTAACCCATTATAATTGATGGCTTACGAACTGGTTTAAGGCCAGTAGTTGCTTCTAAGTAATGATCTCCTACTTCTTCACGGGTAGAGCAAATCATTGCTACTGCTGTTTTATTTATAGTCGCGTTTTCCTTGGGATCGCCCGTAAACACCGTATAGATAAGTTGGATGCCTTTTTCTGTAGGTACTGCGCTTAGAGGTTGAGCAATAATGTAACTATCTTCTGTAATCTCTACTACTTTACCTACGATTTCGTCTGCGTTGGTAAGTTTGAATGTGTAAACCTTGTCTTTTTCTACTATCATATTATCCTTGGAAATGTTTGCGGAGTTCTGTAAACCCGCCAATGTAATTATCGTCTAAGAAGATCTGTGGTAAAGTTCTTGCGTTAGGTACAGCTTCTAATAATTGCTCTTTGGTCCAAGTACCTTTCATGATATTGCGTTCTTCAAAATCGATACCTTTTGATTCCAATAATGCTTTTGCTTGTAGGCAGTAGGGGCAATTTTCTTTACTCCAAACTATTGCTTTTGTCATATTTTTCCTTATTATAAATTTGGTAATTCGTTGTAGTTTAATGAATCACTCATTAACCCAATAACATAGTTAGTCGATTCTGTTTCTTGTAAAGCAGATTGTTTGTTACTTACATTAACGTGTTTATTAAACCATGGAATAGGAGTTGTTTTAGGAGCAGGAGTTTGATACTTAATACCAACTTCCTTCAATGCGCCTAAGGCCGTAAAGTCAACAAATTCTTTTAAAATGTTGGCATTCAACCCAATAACTGGCCCTTTGTTAAACAAGTAGTCAGCCCATTGTTTTTCTTCACGGATAACATCTAAGTACAGTTGATATACTTCTTGTTCACATTCTACTTTAGCTTCGGCAAAACGCGGATCTTCTTTAACTACCTGATTAATCATCCAAGCGGTCCAATCCTTGTGTAGGATTTCGTCTTGTAAGATTAAACTAATAATATTGCCGTTACCAATAAAGATACGATTCTCAACCATTGCTAAGGATGTGGCGAACGATACCATAAAGCGGAATGCTTCTAATGCGTAACTAGCGTGTAATGCTAACCAAATAGCTTTAATATGTTCTTTTTCCGTCACCGTCTCGCCTAGTTCTTTACGACAGTTAATAACATGTAGGGCATCGTAGTAGTTTCCTACAGAGGATGCCATATCTACGATTTCTTTTGTGTCGTGAATTGTATTGAACGCATCCTTAGGCACATTATAAATGTTACGAATAATGTGTGAATAGCTACGACTGTGAATGTTAGTTTCAAAGAATGTCCAAGCATACATTAGTGCTTCTAGTTCGGGAATACTACACACAGGTGTAAAGATTTGACATGGGCCGCGGCCTTGTAAACTGTCCAAGGCTGTTTGTCTGAGCAAGTTACTAGTAAAGATATGGCGTACCGTATCGCTTGCTTCTTTAAAATCGTTAGCATCTTTAGTCAAACTAATCTCTTCAGGAACCCAAAAGAATCCTCGTGCTTCTTGTTCAAACTTAGTAAGTTTATTATATTTTACTTCTTCGAAACGCTGAATAGTAACTGGGCCTGCTGGATCCAAAAACATCTTACGACGCAAATAATCTGTTTTAGTACTTAAATTGTATTGTTCTTTACTCATGCAAGTTGCCGCCTACAGGATAAGATGAACCAACAGGAGCATCAGTAACTACGGTAGTACCAACAGGAACTGCTTGCCCGGTCCAAGGTGATTCGTTTAACGGACCATAGCATTTGGCTATTGTAACCCCGTTAACCTTTTGTGGTTCTTTAACGCAAGGGAATGACCACATATTACTCATACCGCCTGTACCTGTAGTTGTAACAAAAGTTCTTGGTTGTGCTGGTAATACTTCCCAAGTAGGTGCTTGTGGATATTCAGACTTGTAAGCAAACAAGCTCCATACAGTTGCTACACCTTTAGGTGGCTTACAAGAACCATTCATCAGCTCTAAGTCAGCAATACTTTTGCCTGTAAGAACAGGGCATACTGCTACGCCTTGTTGATATGTCGCACCATTAACCGTCATAGTCTTGCCTGTTGGTGTCGCGGCACTGGCGCCACAGAACGCAAACTCACCTTCGCAAATAGCTAAGTTATGAGCTACTGCTGTGCCTGCTAGTAATACTAATGCTGTCGCTACGATATGTTTAAATTTCATTTTTCTTCCTTTAGTTCTTTCCATTCTAAATCTTCTATAGGAACCCAACCGTTCCTAAAATATCTATTTCATCTTACATCTATCGAAGTGGAACCGCTTCATCGCTGGACCTCTTCCTTCTTTATTACAATGCGGGCATACACAATATTTCTTAGAGCTTACAGGCCAAACAGTCCTCTTCTCCTTCGTCAAAATCAATTACTTCAAGTTTAGTTTCTTCGGCATCAACACCTTTACTACCCTGTTTGTTTATGAGTGAGTAGTACATGGTTTTTAAACCAAACTTATGAGCTAACATTAAATTCTTAGCAATCAAGGTAGTAGGAACTTTTCTATCCAAAAAGTGAGCGGGGTTATAGAACGAATTTGTACTTAGGCTCTGATCCGTGTATGCCGCAATAACAGCCGCGGTTTTAAGATAATCGATACAATCTTTTTGATCCCACATAAGCTGATACTTTGATTTTAACTTATTGTATTCTGGAGCGACCTGAATCAATGACCCTGCTTTTGACTCTTTAACTGTAATAAGACTCATAGGCATCTCAATACCGTTAGTTGAGTTGATTACTACACTACTTGATTCTACGGGTGCCACAGCCATT